AGAATCTTACCCAACTCAGAACGAGTATACTCCTTATCAGTGTCAATAACCTGAGTGAACTGGTTGACAATCTGCTGAGTAGTAGTCATCGTGTGTTGCTGGTGGTTGTAGGTGTTGACTGTTGTTGACTGTTGTTGCTGGTGTCTCTTTCTCGCTTGTTGGTGGTTATAATTTTAGATTAAAATAATCAGTTTTTTCTAAAATCATCATTTTTCTGTACAAATCAGAATAAATATATAAAAATAAAAAAGTATACAACTCTCATACTTTTTATATTTTTTTTGGTGAAATTTTTACTCAGTCTTCATCTCCTCCTTCTTCTCCCTCCAAATTTCCCCAACCTTCTTCATCAGGTCCTGACGAGAAAGTTCAGGGAACTCCTCCTTTACAAGGGGCATGTGCTCCTTGACAAAGAGGTTGTAAGCCGTTGGCTCACGCTTCTTCTTAGGCTCCTCGTCGGAATCCTTGCTTTTCTTAGTCCTCTTTTTCTTAGGCTCATCGGTCTTTGACTCCTTCTTCTGAGTAGTCATGTCGCGATAAACCTGAGTAAGAATCTTACCCAACTCAGAACGAGTATACTCCTTATCAGTGTCAATAACCTGAGTGAACTGGTTGACAATCTGCTGAGTAGTAGTCATCGTGTGTTGCTGGTGGTTGTAGGTGTTGACTGTTGTTGCTGGTGTCTCTTTCTCGCTTGTTGGTGGTTATAATTTTAGATTAAAATAATCAGTTTTTTCTAGAAACGTCATTTTTCTGTACAAATCTGTTGGTAAAGCGCTTGGACTAATTTGTACAGAAAAATGACGATTCTAGAAAAAATTGACGGATTTTCTTGAATTTCTAGATACCAAGAAAACAGACAGCGTACACACAGAGTACTCTAGAACTCCAGACAACCCACCAAACTCAGTGTAAAAATGACCCAGAACAACATGAACGCTCTTTTCAACGCTCTCCCTACTGACCTGCAGGACAAGGTCTGTGAGAAGATTGTCTACGAGCAACCGGTTGTTCTCATGGATGAGATTAAGACCACGCGTTTTACAGAGAACTTCTACGAAATCCAGAAGGTCTTTGTTGACAACCCGAAGAAAATGAGCGGTCTTACGGACACTCTTGCCGTGATGAGGAAGCATGGTGCTGTAAAACAGGCAGAGGTCTTCGAGAAAATAATCCAGGAAATCCTGGAAAAACAGGAGACAGAGTAATTTTAGTGTAAGACAAATAAAAAAACACGAGAGTTGTGTGTTTTTTTTATTTTAAATAATAAAAATGATTAATATTTATATTATCCACGATAATAGTAGTAATGGACAATAAAATATTAAATCCAAAAACAGGAAGATATGTATCAAAAACTGGAAAAATTGGAAAGGAATTATTAAAACAACTAAAAGAAAATAAATGTTCTGACGAAAAAATAAAAGAATGTAAAAAACAAAACAAAATATGCAACGAAAAATCAGGACGATGCATTAAAAAACAAGAAGAGCCTAAAAAAGAAGAGCCTAAAAAACAAGAGCCTAAAAAACAAGAGCCTAAAAAACAAGAGCCTAAAAAACAAGAACCTAAAAAAGAAGAACCTAAAAAACAAGAGTCCTTTCCTAAAAAAATTAATATTAATAAATTAAAAGAAGAATGGAAATTAGTTTATACAAATAGTACATGTTTATCATTAGATATTATAAATCATGGTAACAATTTTCTTGATGTAAAAATTTCAAAAACTCAAAAAATAATTGGAATTACAGGTAATGGTACATTAATACTACGTAAAATGAAAGATTTAGCATTAGCAAATAGAGAAAACACAGATATTTATTTACCTAAAAATTTTACAGGAAAGCATTATGCAAATCCTTTATGGAATAGAGTACATGGATATATGTACTATTTAAATGATTATAATGTTAAAAGTTTATCAAAAATAGTTTTTACTATTAATGAAATTAATAAAAAATTTAAATCATATAAATTATCCGAAAGTTTAGTTAAAGATAATCTTAAAACACATGGTATTATTGGTATTGATATACCTTATAATGAATCATCGTGGGTAACTAATTTAATGAAAGGAAATCCTTTACAAAATCCTATTTTAAATGAAAATAAACAAATTATATTTAGTAAATGTGCTATTTCAACAAAAACAATTGAAAAAGCAAATTATTATATACAAAAAAAATCTAGTAAATTTAATATATTATATCCACAATATATTAATCTTCGTTCAACTAAAACATTATCACAGCAATTAGAGTCTTTTATAAAATCAGAGTATATTATTGCAAATATAGCATATGATAGACATGCTAGAACAATATTTAAAAATAATAACAAAATATATATAATAGACCCTTGGAAACAATCAGCAGATGCTGGAACAAAAAATTTAATCAAACTAATATCAAATTTAGAATTTATAAAAAGAAAACCCGAACAAACAAATGAAGGTTCGTGTACTGCTGTTTCATATGCTAGAACATTATATATGTCCGCCGAAGGAGTAGATAAATTAAATAATGAAATTCCTTATGATTATATTGTACTTGCTAGTAGATTAATATCTAAATTTAGAACATAATATTAAAAATTAAAAATATAAGTTATATTTAACTGTAATAAGTTTTCAAAAATACAAAAAAAATTATAAACAATATTAATTTTTATTCAATAAATTTAAATATTTGATTTGAATTTAAATTGTATAATAATTTGTAACCGGTTGGTAGTAAATCTAAATATTTTGAACCATTATTATTTTCAATTGATAAATAAGGTTTGTTTTCATTAATTGTATATTTAGCACCATTAAGAACATTTGTTTCCATTAGTTCAACATCTAAATGAATAATACCAATATTACTATTAATTATTTTGTTTTTTACTAAATTATCCAAACTATCAAAAAATGCTTCAGATACTTCTTTATTTGTAAATAATTCTTTCCAATTCCATGCTCCTGAATTATTTCCTCTATTTGTTTTTGTATTATACATTTTATTTTTATCACTTAAACCATAATTTATTACTATTAAATTTGTTAAATTATTTTTTTCTTTTATAAAATTCATAAAATTACATTTATAAAGTGATGGTTCAATTGCATAAACTATTATATCAGACCTACCATTTTTAATTAAAAAATGTGCTATAGGTATAGCACCATCTCCAATATGTGCCCCCGCATCTATAATACATTTATTTGGTTCTAATGTTAATGCTTCTTTAATAATATCTTCTTTAATAGCGAAATCCCAGCCAAACGTATTGGGCCAATTTTCCTGCATAAATTTTATTTTTATATCAGGCCATAAAATTTTACTTTTATTTTTGTCATAAATGTTTTCTACTTCCAAAAGATTATTTTTTGTTTCTTCAAAATTATATTCCGTAAAATTTTCTTTTTTATTTAACAACATAAAATAAAAAATTATTATCATTAATAACGTTAATAATATTAATAAACATGAATAATCTGTTTTTTTATTTTTTTTCATAATATATAATCTACTTATAATATATAAAGACATATTTATTATAAAAAGTAAAAAATATATAATATATATTAATATTAATTACCAAATATTTATTTTTTTTTCCATTCGGCTAGTGCCATCTTGATAGATGAAGCTTTGCTAATTCCAATATTATTTTTCTGAATTTTAATAGAATTAATGCTAATGTAATTGCGCATTTTTTTCTCATTTTGAAGTTCTTTTAAAGCGATTTTCATGCATGCACTTTTGCTGAGCGTGGGATTATCAATTTGTACCGCAACCGAAGTCCACTTCAAAAAGTTCTTAGTATTGATAGGCGAAGTCTGCGAAGTCTGCGAAGACATTATTGTGTTGTATATGTCCTTGTTGTAACGTTTACGAGATTAGCACAGGTTGTTGTTGTAACTCTTTTGTGTTAAAAATATAAATCTAAATAATGTGTCATTTTTTTGTTTTTTTGTTATATTTTCTGTACAAATTTTAATGACTTTTTTAACATTTTTTTCATATGAGATTTGATATATTTTTTCTTAAATATTGTTTTATTTTTTTCATTAAATTGTATATGTTTACTATTACTATATATTTTATCATTTTTTGTTAAAAATTTACTTTGTTTAAAATCAAAAAAGTTTTCATAAATAACTAAATATGTTAAGACTAAATCATATGGATTGCTAATTTTTGTTATTGTTTTTAAAAAATCAATAGTATATTTGTTATCTATATCTATATTATCTACTAAAAATTGAATAAATAAGACATACGAACTATCAATATATTTTTCGTTAGTTTCTTTAATATTATTTATATGAGTTGTTAAATTATTTATTTCTTTATTAAGATATTCAATTTTACTTTTATTTTTTTTATCTATTAATTTTAATCTATCATTTAAATCATTTAAATATTGGTTTAACTTAGATTTTTTATCATTGATAATTATGTTAATATCATTCTTATATTTTTTAATTATTATTTTTTTCATTTTATTATTAATATTGTTTTTAAAAACCATATTAAATACATCTGGTAAATTTTTAGCAAATAATAAAGTTTTTTTAATACTTAATTTTGCAATATCTTTATCAATTAAATTAAAATCTTTATAATTAAATTCTATTAAATATGCAGTATTTTTTCCTAAAAAGTATAATTTATTATTATCTTTTTTCGCATATTTTTTATTAAATAAATCAATAACATACTTTGTTTCATTTTTAATTTCTTCAGCATTCGGAAATCCATTTCCAAAATTATATGCACCTTTCCCACCACCTCTTATATCAGGTATTATAGATTTTTTTTCATAATATACATTTCCTTGAAAATAAATATTACTTATTTTATCTATTATTTTCGGATTATTTATTAAACAGTTATATAAAGGTCTTATTGGTGCTATAGCTATTATATTAATATCATTTTCTATGTTATTATCAAAATAGTTTGTCAAATTATCATATATATTTATATTTTCTATATCAAATTTATAATCACTATTGTATGGCAATATACAAACATTACTATCAATATCCTTAACTATTTTATTATTTCTTTCATCAATATCTATAGGACTAAATGTAAACTCTTCATTTAAACATGAAATAATACCAATATCTTTAATACCATATTTTGATAACCAATATAATACATTTTTTGCTCTATCTTCTAATTTTGCTCCAGATACTGCTATTGCTAATAATTTTATTTTTTTTATTTTATGTAAATATAATAAAATTATTAATGCTAAAGTATCATCTGTATCTCTACCTATATCAGTAATTAATATATATTTTTTCATTTTCTATAAATCTTCTATTTAATTTTTCATATTTTTTGTTCTTTCTATAAAAAAATGAATCTTTAGTTGAAAAAATTATTTAACAAATGACTGGATTTGATAGTTTGATTACTAATAATGAGATAGGATATTTGCCTATTATCAGTGACACTTCTAATTTATTTCAAAAAGAAATTTTCGCCAAAGCAAAGAACATTGCAATACTAAAATATCTAACAAAATAAAAATAATATATAATATATAACATATAATATGTGTATTCATATGTGTATGTATATGTAATGTGTATGTATATATGTATGTTTTTTTATTTATCGACTATTTCGATAAGCTTCATGCAGAAATATTTAGGGTGCATCCATCTATTTGGAAATATTTCGAATTTTTTAACATGTTCAATAAATTCTACTTGTTTATTGTATACTGCTTCTACATAGTTATAATTATCTCTAAGTTGATGTTTGCTAAACAGTATGATATGCGCTGCCGATATATGTCTAAGTAGTTTATATTTGTTAGGACTATAATAACTACCGAATACTATATAGTCAGGTTTACTCATTAACTTTAGAAAAAACGAAACCGAAGAATTACTAAGTGGCCTTTTATAATCAATCTTCTTCATAATATCTAGTATTGCATTATAGTTATTATTAATAGTATGTACTAACAATATAATCCAGTAATAAAGCAAGTAGATATCTTTTTCTATATTTTTTATGACATTTAGTTTTTCAATTAACTGACACAAATGTGATATCAATTTAGGACTACCATATTTATATTTATCGCAAATTTCTTTGCTTGTATCGGCAATAAAATTGCTAATACTATCAGACTCATTGTATTTTCGGTTGATATACTCAATTTTTGACATTAATTTAAACTGTTTATTGTATTCTTTTGAAACAATTGAAATGGGTTTCAAAGAATCTACACTAAGATGTTTAAACAACTCTGTAATAATGTCCACATTCGAGAAAACAGTTTTACTGTTCATTCTTTATCAGATTACTCTTATCAAGTGAACTGATTCTGTAACAGTAGTAACAGTAGTCATTAACTGTTTGACTAACAAGAATCATTTTTTTCCCATCTTTGAAGTAGGCATCTACATTTTCGCCTACAGACAGACAAGAAACTATTATGGAATAGATAAAAAATTATAAAATTTTACTTAGATTACTCTGACAGAATTTATAGTGTTCATAAAATTTTCTATAAATTTAATTTGTTTAGTTTTATCAAAAAATTTAAAGAAATTTTTATATTTAAGCATGTCTAAAACTATTACTAAAACCTATCATTTTTTTTATTTATTTATCCATTTTTGTATTTTTTATTAAGTCTCTTATATTTTCAACTTGTTTAATATAATTTTCATCTGGTTTATGTAATAATAATAAATCAATTAAATTTTCAATAATTAGTTCATATAACTCTATTCCCATTTTCAAACATATATCATCTTTGTTTTCTTCTGCAAACTTTTTCATTAGTTCACTTTTATTGTTTATTAATTCTCTTGCTAATACTGTTAAATTTTTATAAATAAAACCATCATTTTTCTTAATTAATACAGATTTTTCATTTTCATATCTTATATTATTATTTTCAGGAAAATTTTCATTAAAATGTATTTCTTTTGTTAAAAGTGTTGGAATATTATATGACTTTTTAAATATTTCTAACATTTTTTCATAATTTAAATAATCTAATCTTTCACTTCCATAATTATTTATATAAATATTATTTTGTGTTTGAATATTATTCTGTGTTTCTATATTATTTGTTTGTTGTTCTATATTATTTTGTATATTCTTTTCAATTTTATCTATATTATTTGGATTTGGTGTCCTAGCATATATTATACTTCTTGGTTTACAATTATTTCTTTTAATATGTTTTGATTTACTATACCTTGATTTAAAACTTATCATACATGTTGGACAAGTTAATTCATCTATACCTTTACAATTTTTTTCATGTTCTATAAAACTTTTTTTTGTCTTGTAAATTTTATTACATTTTTTACAAATAAGTATTGAAACAACATTTTTTTCATTTGGGACAACATTTTTTTCATTTGGGACAACATTTTTTTCATTTGGGACAACATTTTTTTCATAAAATTTTTTATCGGCAGTTATATTAATTTCATATTTGTGCATACGATTATGATGTTTATTTAAGTCATATTTGCGGTTAGTTTTGTATTTACAAAACCCACATTTATGAATTTTTCTGTCGTCGTTTTCGTTCATTACTATATATAATGTTAGAATTTATTTTTAAATACTAATTTTGTTACCAGAATTTTAAAATTTTGACGACAACGACTTTTGATTTTTTTTTTTCAAATTTTTTTTCCAAATTTTTTCATTTTTTTTTGACTCGATTTTTTTGTAAAAAAAACAGACCATTGACAATAATGGCCTTAATTTGGTTTTTATCGTGAAATTGAAAAAAAATGGCCTTTTTTAATATTTCACATGATTTATTTTGACGAAATATTTTGAAAAAAAAAAGTCCACATTTTTTACATACGGGATGAAAATTTTCACATAAATTATATTAATTTAATTATCTAATAATAAAAATAAATTAATATCATTGCGATAATCAATTATTAATTATATGTAATTATTACAATATTTTAAATTGTCGTTTTGTCGTCAATTTGTCGTCAATTTGTCGTCAATTTTAGACATTACCATGTGTGATATATGTATATGTATAAATGTAATAATATTATTATCAGAAATATTATTCGTGAAAAAAAACGACAATTTATATAAATTATAAGAATGACGACAATTTATAAAAATAACGACAATTTAAAATTATTTTTCATACAATAAATATATAATATTATAAAATCACATTTTTATTATTTTTTGTATTATGTGTTAATAGTCCATTCCGGCCATATTTCTTTCATGTCATCATTTGTTATTATTCTAAATGGTCTTATTTTGTAAAGTTTTTCCATTCTTTCATCGTATTTATCAAAAGGTCTTTTAACAAACACAGCTTTTTTTCGGTAACCATCTTCATCTGCACCTAATTTATTTTTTGTAGGATTAGATTTTAAAGGTGATATATAATATAAAGCTAGTGTCTTTCTATACATACCTTCAGGGCATTTTATAATTTCGGGAACACCGTGCCAACTTATTTCAGATGTTTCAAATATAATAGCTTTATTTTTCTCAGGATAACATTTATAAATACAGTTATTCATATTTTCATCCCATAATTCTGTTGCACCATTCCATTCCTCACTCCATTCATTATTTAAATAAAATATAATATTTAATCTTCTTTGTTTATCTTTTAATATTGGATGTTTTTCATAATCTAAATGCATATTTAATCTTCCATTTGTTGGATGATAGTGGATACCAGAACCGTGTAATGTAGTATCTGCCGAAATGTCATTTATATCAAATATAGTTTTTAATTTATTTACAAAAATATCGCTTGATAAATTATGAATTAAATTGTTAATTTCCTTGTTAATTTTATCTTTTTTATCCAATACATATTTAACTTCAATAGGATTGCAATAATACCAAAAATCATCATCAACTTTATCAGGTAAACTAGCAATTAAATTATCATAATAATTATCATTTAAAAAATTATTTATTACAACATGATTATATGGATATGTATTTACTTTAATATTTTTATCAAACCAATTACCGTATATGCTCATAAGCTAATAAGTATATTATTATATAGTAATTTTTTTATATATTTATGATATAAATTTAAATACATATTTCATTAAAAAAAATTATATTTATAAGTTAGTATATAATTACAATAATGGCACAGGCATCTGATTATTTTTTAACTGACATTGATATTAAAAATTTAGATGTTTGCGAACATGAAAATATATGCCAACATCATAATGATGACTTTGATTATGGGATTTTAAAATCTTGCCGCCTTCAACAATTACTAAATACCCCATGTGATCGTGCTTCAGGAATAGTGCTGCCTGGGGGAAGTATAACTAATAAAAAAAAAAAATCTTCTAAAAAAGGTGGCGCCCCATTAGTGAAGTGGACAACATCCTTGTCTAAAACATATCAAGCAAAACAAGGCACTAAAGCATCTCTTTTGACCATTGATGAAACACGGGAAATGCTTTGGTTTTATAAAAATTTTTTACCAAATATGGAGGCACCTGGCAAAACGGCGAAGGCCGTTTTAGATTTAAGTATAGTTAATTCTCTAATTACAGAGTATTCTAATGGTTTTTTTGCACCTTTGGCGGATTGTTTTTTAAATGGACATCCAAATAATAATAATCCTCCCGATACAGTAGCATTAATACAATTAGACGCTGGACATGATTTTTTAAATATTAGAGCAATGGCAGAAAAATTGATAAGAGAATTTCTTTTTCAATCACAACAACCTCTTTCTAAATATTTATTGATACATCGACATATTTTAGTACCTTTTCTAAGAAAGGTTACAAAAAAACTTGGATTTTTGTCAAAATTTTTTAGTTCAAAACCGAACGAGTCTAATATTCTAATGGAAATAATGAAAAAATCTAAATTCGGTACTCGTAAAACATATTTTCATAGTTGGGCAGATATAGACTTTAAGAACAACCCGCTTCTTGGTTTTCAGGCAAGTCCAGAACTCTATGTTCGCACACAAACTGATATTGTACCTGGGCACATGCCTTTTAATAGTCAAGATATCTTAAGTTATTTATTTCCTATAGCCGCATCTCTTGGCGGTGACCCGTATATAACTGATATTTCTCCTGTTGCTAAATTATTAGATGCTACGAATAAGGAAAGTCCATACGTCCCAGTTTATAACCCCAAAAAATTTCAGGGAACCGAACAGGATATAGCGGGGCAAGAAGGGATAAGTAAATATAATGCATCAATTAAAGAAGTAAAAAATGCATATTCATGTTTAGCAAATATTAATTTGAAATTAACAAGCATTGCAAATGGAGGAGGAGGAGCTACATATCATTTTGAGTTGGAAGGCCCAGGGGTAGGGGTGCCTAAGACGATTTTTACTATTGAAAAAACAGGAGATGGAAAAAGTTTTTTGGGAGGGCAACCTTTTTGTCATGTTTTAATTTGTTTAATTATCTCTGCAGATTATACCGCTACTAAAAATCATAACATAAATAAAAATCCCCTAGACACAGAAAAAATAACTGAACGCACTAGGCTAAAAACTTATCTTTGTAACATTCTTCTTGCTACTAATTCGCTTTCAAAACAATTTAAAAATTTAGAAAATATAATTAATCTTTGGGTAAATTTACTAATTACTACTAAAGAATTTATAGCAATTATATTAATGACTAAACAACTTGGAGATTATGGCCAAGCAAGTACATGGTGTATACACGGTGATACTGAATATCAAGTAGCATCTGACCCGCACCAGCTTGCCGTCCCTTTTACTAATTCGGATAAGCAAGCTATTATACATATTACTGGCGATAAACTTTGTATGGCTTCATTCGCTAAAAAAATTTCAGAATGCAATTCTGAAATTACAGATCATGTTGGTGGATATTGGGCAAATAGAAAAGGGTGTTTTATTATTTATCCAAAACATAATGGCTTTAACCAACCTCAATTAATATCTAAATTAAAAATGCCGTCAAAAGTAAAAAAGGGCTTAGGTGGTGCCCAGCCGGACTCTCAAATAAAGGATATGAAACAGAAAAAAGGTAATTTGAAGGTAGGTGGTAATAATGAAATCGAAAAATTATTCTCTGATGAAGGTATCTTCTCTAATGTGATAAATATGATTACGGAAAAATATAATATAATCATGGAAACGTTTAGTATACAACTGCAATTAGACACTGACAAAATAAAAGAAGAAATCGAAAAAATTAAAGAAAATATTAAGCTAACAGTTAAGGATGTGGAGAATGGAAGTGAGGGAATGGATGTGGAGAATGGAAGTGAGGGAATGGATGATTATTATTATACAGCTGGATTTGATGAAGAAAGATTAATCGAATTTAGTACATTGTGTAAAGACTTACGTGAAAACTTACTTTACAAAATAGAAGCATGTATACATAATATTACAACTATTCAGTGTATTATTGATGACATGAAAGATAGCCAGCGCGTGCACGGAAATTTTTTGGGGGGTGGTGGGGAGAAGAGAAAGTCAGAGGGAAACTCAGAGGGAGAGGAATGGGTACCGGTAAAAGGGTTAGATACAGGAACAATCAAATTGATAGCAACCTTCGATAGGATAACAAAGCCGATGATGGAGTTTCTGCCTAATATGTCTGGTTTATATTATCTTTTGCAAGGTGCAATGCTTTTTTGGTTTAATGAAGTAGAATCATTAAAACTAGCACTTAATGACATGATAGAGAGAAAAGCTAAGTTAGAGAGTGGGGAAATTGATGTAGCGAATGGAAGTGAGGGATTGGATGTAGATTATGAAAAGAACGAAAAACTAAAGAAAGAAGAACTTAAAAATTTGGGTAATAGCATCCCTAAAATGGAAGAAATGCAAAATGCGAAAAATAATGACTATGATTCGAAAATTAGTGATTTTGTAAATCGATACAACATGACTATAAATAATGCAAAAGTTTATATAACGCAACTGAAGCAACAGCAGGCACAACTGCAGGCTTTCGGAGGGCAAAAAAAGAAAAATAAAGATATAGAAATCAAAAAATGTGGTAAGGAAAAGAAAGTAGAAGCAAAGGAAAAAGAAAAATTAAAAGAAAAGGAAAAATTAAAAAAAGAAAAAGAAAAGCTAAAAGAAAAATTAAAAAAAGAAAAAGAAAAGGAAAATGAAAAAATTAAAAAAGAAAAATTAAAAGAAAAATTAAAAAAAGAAAAAGAAAAGGAAAAAATTAAAAAGGAAAAATTAAAAGAAAAATTAAAAAAAGAAAAAGAAAAGGAAAAAATTAAAAAGGAAAAATTAAAAGAAAAGAAAAAAGAAACTAAACAAAAAATGGTTAAAAAAGAAACTAAACAAAATAAGAAAAAATAATAATATAATAAAAAAGTACATATCAATATAAATTTTAAAAATTATAAAAAGTTTAAAAAAAATTTTAATTATCATTGATATGTACTTTTTTTAAATAAAATCATCTTTGTAATTTTCCTTTATTTTTTGAATTGTATAATCATTTAATAAACAATTATAATTAGGTATTCTATTATTATTTATTAGTTTGGTTTCATCTATAAAAAAATCATAAAAGGACAAATTATTATCATAATCATATTTTTCCAATTCATTCCATTTTGACTTGTTTGCTAAAATTAAATTAATTTTTTTGTTTAAATTATTATCAATCCCTTTAAAAATATTTTTTATTTCACTAATTTCTAATATTTGGTCAAATATAATATTTGGTTTTTTTTGTGGTAAAAAATGATGGTCGTAGTCAAAATATCCTACAAATAATTTGTCCAAATATTTATCAAATGTATTTATATCTTTTGTTAATTTATAAGGTTCTTTATATAAATTGTTTTTATAAGTTACACCCATAATACCACATACCTTTTGATAAAATAGTGAAACTAATCTGTTATAAGGATTTCTGTAAATAAGGATTTTTTTATAATCTTTATATTTATCAATATTATTTATTAAATTATCTATATCTCTATTTTGTATCCCATGATGTTTGTCTTCAAAATATTCTTCATTTATACAATTTGGATATGTTAAATAAGTATGAATTATTCTTACAGTACTACATCCACTTTTGGCATAAGTAAAAAAAATATATTTACATTCATGATTTATAACATACATAGAAGATGTATCATAATCTATTTTCGATTTATTCATTATTTATATCTATATAATATTATTATTCATTATTTATATAGATATAATATTAAAATTTATTTGCCAAATTCTTGCGGATTACTAATAAATAAGACCCATTGTTCAGGAGAAAATTTCTTAGATGATTTTAGTCCTAACCAAAAGTCGACACTTTTAGCTTTTATGTAGCGTTCCTCATTTCTTTCTGACTTGTGATAAATATCTTTTAAATCTTTTAGCATAATTCTATTTTTAATAAGTCTAAGATTTACAATAATCTCATCTTGACTTAGATGACTAAAACTTTTTGAGTGGACATTAAGAATATTGAACAATTCTTTCTTATGAATTGCAGGTTCTCGTGCAGTATTTTGTGTATTTCCTACTTTAATTCCTTCTTTATTTGGATTTAACTCTTTATCTTGAATAATTTTATCAACAAGTTCCTGAATGCGCGTGTCTGGTATATCATCCATTGATAATGGTGTATTGTTATTAATTTTTTTAAATAATTCTGTTGTAATATTTGTATTTTTATTATCACAATAATCTATAATATAACATGTTGCAAAAATTTCATAATTTGGATCCATTTCATTATTAAATAGTAAATCGATTACTGCTTGCCATCTATGCTGTCCATCTAAAATTTTTAAATATTTTTTAGTACTATCTTTTGGTTTTGGTGTATATTTATCAAAAACTAAACTAACTGTCCAAATAGGACTGGTTTTTTTATCAAATACTTTAAATTGCTCTTTTAACTCTTCAACTTTTTCAGGATTAATTTTACGATTATAAACCCATGGATCACATTCAATAGCAAATTCTTTAGCATTTAGTTTAATTAAACACTGATTATCATTAATTTTATATACGATATATTTTTGAATATCAAATTCACATATTTTATCATCAGAGATAGATTCTTCAGCATCTTGGAATACGTCAGTACAGGCCATTATTATAAATTAATATAATAATATAAAATCATTTTTTTTATTTTTCATACCATATCGGTGTAAAAATTATATAAAAAATAGTTAATATTATTAAAATAATGAATATTAATATTTTAGACTTATCTGAAATAACATATGAAAATTTAAAAAATTATATGAAAAATTTTATAACTAAATATATGGATAATATTGATAATAATAAAAAAAAAATATTTTATTTAAATTACGCTTATAAATATGAAAATACTGAAAAATTATTAGAAAATATTGAAAAAACAGAAAATTTATTAGGACTAAAAATAATATTTATTGATATTAAATCAATTATAAGTGAATTTAATAAAAATGAAGAGCCATATACTAAAAAAAAAGAAAAAAAAAGAAAAAAAAATATTTCATCTACAATAAAAAGACTTGTATGGAATACTCATATTGGCGAAGACATTGGTAAGACAAAATGTCTTTGTTGTAAAACCACTGATATTAGACAAATGTCTTTTAATTGTGGACATATTATTGCAGAGGCACATGGTGGTAGTTTAACCGTATCAAATTTAAAACCAATTTGTCAAAATTGTAATTCCAGTATGGGAACACAAAATATGGAAGATTTCATGAAAGGTTTTAATTAATATTTTTTTTATATAAAATGGAATATATTTATATACTAAAATTAAAAAATAATAAATATTACAGTAGATAATAGATATGAACAACACTTAAATGGTATTGGATCGTCATGGACTAAAAAATATAAACCTTTATCAATATTAAAAAAAATTTTAAGTACATCACCATTTAACGAAGACAAATATGTTAAAAAAATATATGTCCAATTATGGTATAGATAATGTAAGAGGTGGATCATACACATTAATTGAATTAGATGATATTTCTTTATTAACATTACAAAAAGAACTATGGCATTCTAAAAAAACATGGCTATGATATTGCAAGGTTTTTTTAAATGAATAATAATTTATTTTTTTTGATACAAATTTAAAAAAAAATGATAACTTAATTATATAATTATAATATCATAATGTATTATTCAAACATTTACCCTCTTGGCAAACTATCAGTTAATCAAATTAAAAAGGGGCAGATAGTGCTTAAAAAACTTGAAGTAGAAATTAAAACAACTAAAGATCAAAAAAAATTACTATCATTGTCTAATGAATTTTATTCAACAATTCCTCATGTAAATATTAAATTAATTTCATCAATGGAAGATATTGATAGTGAAGAAAAACTACTTAATTATATGTTACTTTAAATTTATAAATAAAAATATATAGTTATTAATTTACAAAATACTAAAAAAGTACATATCAATAAAAATTTTTAAAATTATAAAAAGTTTTAAAAAAATTTAAATAATCATAGATATGTACTTTTTTATTATATTAAATTTATTTTGCTTTAGTTTTTTCATGATTTTTTTTTAACCTTTACTTTTTCTTAGTTTTTTCATCTTTTTGTTTATTAACTTGTTGTTTAGTTCCCTTTTTATCTTGTATTTGCTTTTGTTTTTTAATTGTTTCTTTTAATTTTTCTTTTTTTTGTTTTTCTTTTTCTTTCTGCTTTTCCTTTTTAATTTTTTCTTTTTCTTTCTGCTTTTCCTTTTTAATTTTTTCTTTTTCCTTTTTAATCTTAATTTTTAATTCATCAATTTCTTTATTATTTTTTTCAATTTTATTTTTGTTTTTAGTTTTATTTTTTATTAACTTTTTATTTAATTCTCTAAGTTTTTCTATTTTAGCTAAATAAAGTAACACTTTTGTTGAACCACCATCATGCTTTCGCTTATTACCACTAAAATTTGCCGGGGCATCCCCTTCTATATCTTCTATTTCTCTCTCTCTCTCTCTCTCTCTTCCAAAATCTGATTCAGGTATTACCGGAACTGCTCCTTCCCCGTAAAGATGACGCACATGCTGTCGCTTCGGTGGTGGTGCGTCATCACCGAATGTATGTATGCATGCATTCTCAGAACAATCATCATAACAATCATCATTGTAATATGTATCATCTTCATATTCTTCTATATCGCTTATAACTTTTTTTACTTCATTACGTATATGATCAATATTTTCAGTTACAGCAATTGTAGCTGTTTTAAGTTCTTCATCATTACCGATTGCTCGATCAGCGTCTTGAACGCCTTCTTCTGGAACGCCTTCTTCTGGAACTAAATTTTTAGCTTTAATTCTTTTAAAAATTTGTTTAAAATGAGCCGCACTGCGCAAAAATGACCTCATTCGGTCCCAATTTTGCGCAGCACTCATTCTAGGGCTAATTATATCATCTATTTTCTTTTTTATATTTTGTAAGCCACTATGTAATTCATCAATATTATCGTATAAATTATATATATTGCTTATAACATTTATAATATTTTCAATATATTCATTAAATGGGTCTTTACATTTTTTGCTTACATCATTTATAGAACATAATGCAGAAAATTCTAGATGATAAATTTCTAATGCATTACAATTATTAATAATTGTTTCCTTTGCTAATCCAAAGGTTTTCAAATGAACCGCATTTCTTCCTTTCTTCTTAGCGATTGTGTCACGGAGCGCTCTCCGTGACCCAGGAGCAAATGGTAATAACTGAGTACGAATAATATTTATTTTTACAATGAGTATAGGTAATAACTCTTTTGCAAATTCATCCAAAAGATTTACCATTTTTGTTAATAAAGCATATATATTATAAATTAAATTGTTGCAATATTCACATCGTAGTGAATTAATACTTTTTTTTACATCTTCCAAGTATTTGATATGTAATATTAAAGAGTCAATATTTTTAATATGCATATTAACTATATTACGACTATCATCAATTATTTTGTATTGGTTTAATAATTCATTTAATTGATATGGATGGATAGTATCCCTGCTATTCATGATATCTCGTGTGATTTTTTTACATATTGAATCAAGTCCATTAGCGTCTTTCATATCATGTTGTTTAATTTTTTCTATATATTTTGGCATATTTTCGGTTAAAAAATTTAAAGTTTTATGAGCATCATTAAAATTGTTATATGTATCTTTAAATTCTATTGCAAAAATACCATCTTGTATTAATTGAAATAGAGTATAATCATCTGGAGATGATTTAATTTTAAAATTACTCACAATATATGTATATTCACTTAACGCATTTAAATAAATGATATAGTGATTATTCTTTGTAGCATTTCGTCTCATTTCAGAAAACACTTGCGGGTGAGTTCGTTTTTCAGGATATCTACTATCGGGGTTTATTCTATCACCAAAATAATTGTTGTATTGTAATACAGGAATATGTATAGGAGTTCCATCTTCATTATATATAGGAGTTCCATCTTCATTTAAATTTTCATATTTGTATAAAATAAAATTATTATTTGTAAAGAATAAATAATACTGATTAAAAATAGAATTATTAATATACGATTTACTAAATTCTAGTATACTGTTTAAATTTAATAATAAAGTTGGTTTACATTTTGATTTATTAAGTTTAAATAATTCCATAGCAGATACTGAATCATCTTTTTTAACTTCTAGTGACAATCCCATCATTTTATTTTCAGTAATTACTTTCATTATATGTGTTTTTAAAGCATTATTTATTAAGTTTTTATCAAGTGAATGAAAAAAATTATTTCCGCAAAGTGTTGAAGCAAAAGGATAAATTTTAAGTTTATTTTCACGATTATTAGCGTCAACAAACATTTTATCTGAATATTTACGAGAAGTATCGATTAAATAATATTCATGATTTGTTGTACCAAGTACAATAGGGCAATCAAATATATCTGCAATTCTAAATAAAAATGTATCACATGTTGTTAACATACAATTTGCATTTAACTTATTTTCTTCTTCACCATCAGGACCATTATAATTATTATTCATATTATATAAGAAACAAGTTGTAAACATTTGTCCAAAATCACCAAAACCTTTCATTAATAGACAAATAGATGAAGTAATATTTGCCTTCGTTGTTTTTTTTTGCTGTAGATTAAGTGTATTAAATAATGGATTTGCAAATAAAGGAGTTAATACATTATTTAAAAATGTGAGAAATTTATAGTTATTATATTCTGTAGATAATATTTTACAAATTTTTGCTACACTAAATTCACCATTACTACTACCACCACCACTTGCTTCATAAGAAGGATTAGAAAGTATATGAAAGTCCGTGCCGTCGAATAACATAATAGTTATATGTATATGGTATTTTTTAGATTTCATAAATGTTCTTTTAGTTGTTTGCAAACTTATTGTTAAATATATATGATACTTATCGGACCTCAGATATTTAAAATAACTTTGATAAAATCCTAATCCCAAATTTAATATAAATAATTCTAAATCAAGACTAACCAAAGAATAATGATGATCTCCATTATCAAAAGAACAACCAGCAGAATCTATAACATTAGTAAGCATGTTTATTTTTTTTTTACCATTAATTAAACTATATGAAATGCCATGTGGTTTTGTATCTATGATTATATAATCAAATGATTCATTTGATAAAGAATTTATATTAGAATATCTATTATTAGCATTTTGACTACCAAAATGTGCAATCAGTTCGCGCTCATATTCCATATATTTTTTATGACAATTCTGTAGTTGAGGTATACATCTGGTTCCTACCCAAAAATCATGTGTTTGATCACTTTCTATAGCATTTCTTAAGTGGTTGTTTAGTTTATCTTTCATTTCTGGAGTTAAATGAGCGTTTAATGTAACAGTATCTCTTATTGGATTAACATCAATTAGATTAAGATTATTACAACAAGTGGATATAAATTTTAATAATACACTATCGCATGATGACATAATCGCATTTAAATTAGTAATATAAAATTGTGGGTTGTGTGCTTGCGCAGAAGGTAAGGTACTATATCTATACAGAAAAAACATAAAAAACTCTGTATCAAATAAGTACATATCTGAGTCAGGTTGTGTCTTTATATCTGAGTCATGACATATAGATGTTCCTCCTTTTTTTTTTAATTTCTTCATTTATAATAATAATATATTTTTTAATTTTTAAAAAAAAATTTTATAAATTATTATATATCATAGATATGTACTTTTTTACTATTTTTAATTAAATCTCTAATAATTTCTACTTGTTTTTTATAATTATCTGTATCCAATAGTAATAATTCTATTAAACTATCAATTATTTGTTCATATAATTCAATCCCCATTTTTAAACATATTTCATCTTTATTTTCTATAGCAAATTTTTGCATCAACTCTCCTTTTTTATTTATTAATTCTTTAACAAGAAGATTTAAGTTTTTATATGCGAATCCATTATTTTTTTTTATTAAACAGTTTTTATTATCAATAAATTTAATATTATTATTTTCAGGAAAATTATTATTAAAGTGTATTTCTTTAGTTAATAAACTAGGTATATTATAAGTCTTTTTAAAAATTTCTAACATTTTTTCATAATTAAGATAATCCAATCTTTCATTACCATAATTATTTATATAAATATTATTATTTGTAATATTATTTTGATTTTCTATATTATTTGTTAATTGTTCGATATATTGTATATTTTCTATATTTTGCTGATTAGGTTTTTTAGCATGTATAATACTTTTATGTTTACAATTATTTCTTTTAATATGATTATATTTACTTTGTTTTGTTGCAAAATTCATCATACATCTAGGGCAAGTTAATTCATCAATACCTTTACAATTTTTTTCATGATCAATTAAATATCTATTACTTTTATACTTTTTATTACATTTATTACAAATAAATTTAGAGTGTACTTTTTCACGCGAAGAGTGTACTTTTTCACGCGAAGAGTGTACTTTTTCACAAAAATAGTGTACTTTTTCACGCGAAGAGTGTACTTTTTCACACATATTTTTTTCTTCATTGTTTATTTCTTTTATTCCAAAATGTTTAGCAATATGATGTCTTTTTATATTAAAATTCCTATTTGTTTGATAATTACAATACTTACATTTATGTATTAAAAATGAGTCGTTTTGAGTCATTACTATATTAATAGTATTTTTTATTTTTAAATAAGATTTTTAATACGAGAAAATGAGTTTTTTGCTCGCTCAATGAGTTTTTTATTTTGATATGGAATTTTTTTTATAAAAAAAATAAAGTTTTTTTAACTTATTTTTTTATAAGAAAAATAAAAGCATTGACAATAATAAACAACAATTATGTTTTATCGTGAAATTAATAAAAAAAGGTCCTTTTTTAATATTTCAATAAAAATATGGAAGATATTTTATTTATATACAAAAATAATAAAAACAAAATAAAACCAAATCTACCCAATCATCTTGCTAAACTCGTCCATATCCAAAATATTAACACCTAATTCATTTGCCTTATCTATTTTTCCTGATTTGTCTGTTTTATTTTTAACAACAAGATAATCTACTGTTTTAGATACACTAGTAACAACCTTACCACCACTGTCGGTTATTAATTTTTCCCAATCTTTATTTCTAAATCCTGTGAAAATAAATTTCTTATCTTTTAAAACAGTTTTAACATTAACTACTTCCTTTTTAACTTCTTCTTTATCACATTTATATCCAATCTTATCTAAAAATTCATAAAATTTTTTAATATTTTCTACAAACTGTTTAGCATTTACATTACCAATACCATCTATTTTAAGCAAATCATCAACAGTTAATTTTAATATATCTGCTTTTTTATTTAAAGGATATTTTTGACTAACTAATTTTATTTTTTTAAGAGCAAAACCTCTTCCTAAAATATTACTAGCATCTAGTAATATATCACATTCAGCTTCCTTAATTTTCTGAAAATTTTCTACAATTTTTGTAGCACTTCGCACTTGAAACCCTTCAAGACTTACTAATTCATCAACTTTAACTTTTAAGATTTTTTCCAATGTATCAAAACCATTTTCATATAATTTTTTTATAGTACTTTCCTTAACTAAACCTACATCTAATTTTGACATAAAATAAGTATAACTTTTAATATCCTGATCTTTATTTTTTCCCTCTTCATCTAATATAATATCAATTTGCGTATCAGTCCATCTATATTTATTTTCAGGCATTTTAGGTTTACCATTTGAACTAACACTTAAAACTTTTAAAACATGTGGAATAACATCGCCACTTCTAATTATAACAATTCTAGAACCAGGTCCAATAATATTATCATTAATAAATTTACCATTAAATCCAGTTGCTTTTTGTATTTTAACACCAGAAATAACAACCTCATTAAATTTAATAATAGGTTTCATATATTTATGCATAGATACATTCCATTCAACATCAGTAACAATAACCTCTGCTTGCTCATGTGTTAATATACTTTTAAATGCAAAAGCATATTTAGGATTTTTACCATTAACAAGTTTATGTTGTTTATTATTATAAATAACTATACCATCAACTTCATAATCACTATATTTTCTTCTAGATTCTAATTGTTTTGATAATGATTGTAAGTTTATATCACTTTCTTCTAATAATTTATAATAAGCACATTTAATATTGTTTCTTGTAAAATAGTTAAAAGAGTCCTCGATTTTCATTTCAGGATACATAATATCATAAGCTAAAAATTCAATATGACCAAGTATTGTTTTGTTTAAAATTTTAGAATGAATAGCACCTGCTACAACATTTCTAGCATTACTACCTATGTCTTTTATTTTTTCCCAATTACTTCTAGAAATAATTAACTCACCTCTAATGGCAAATTTAGTTTCAGTAACATTTGGAAAAGTAATATAATTTCTTAAATGTGATATATCTTGTCCTTCAATACCATTGCCACGAGTATAAATTTTAATATCATTATCATTTTTATAAAACAAACAACTAATACCATCTAATTTATCAGATACAATCGCAGAACCTTTATATTTTTTCTTCCAACTATCAATGGCTTTTTCATCATCTTTAATTTTATCTAAAGAACCCATCCAATAAGGTAGTTTAACTTTAGTTTCTTCATCTGCACCAACTCTTTTAAAATAGGGATTTTTAGGGTCTAATTTTTTTAAATAATTTTTAACTAAATCATACATATCATCACTAACAAGTGTTGAACTAGTATTGAAAAATGCCTTATCACATTCTTCTAAAAAACTAACAATATCTTTTTTATTTTTAGTTTTTAAATAATTAACAGGGTCTTTTAATAACGATTGTATATCCATTATTTATTATAAATATATAATAAATATATCAATTTTTTATTATAAATTAGTATAAGGTATTATACACCCGCCTCTGTAAGTTTTTTCAATAGGCAATACTTTACAAACAAACGTATTATTAAAAAATGTATCAATCCTTTCCTTAAAAATCAATTCGGCCCATGCACATAATTTATTTTCTAAAGTAACTAAATGAATATTAAATAATTTATGAAAATATTTTGTTTTACATCCGACCATTTCACAACGCATTCTATCATTTTGACAAATAGTATCATAATTTAAAATATTGTTTTCTTCTAAATATTCTTGAAAATTAGGTATAAAAAATCTTCCTGTTACTTTAATTACAAACTCGCTTTTACTAACTAATTCTGAATTATAATAAGCATAGCTTAACGATAACATTTCGCTAGAGCCTTTAGAGTCACAATTTTTAATATAAGTGCTATCTTTAATGTTTTCTTCAATAAAAGATATAATTTGAAATCTATCTTTATATTTAGTTTTGTAATTATCAAGTTCATCAAAAGTATATCCTGAGTTTTCTACTAATACAATATTAAAACTTGTTTTTTCCAGCCATTGTTTAATTGCTTTTAAATAAACTTCCAATCTATCATTATGATTTCTTTGAACTAAATACCCTGTTTTAGGTTGTATAAAAACAGTTGATGATAATAAAATAGTTATCTTATGCATTAGCTAATAATAATTATAAATTTTTATATAAATTTAAAAAAAAATGATTTTAATAATAAACAAATAATCAGGAAATGCCTTTATACGGTACGCAACTTCAATATGAAGCATCACTTTTCTTTGAAAATTTAGAAGATAATTTAACATTTATTTATAACAAAAAAGACATAAATGATATGATAACAACAATGAAAAAAATAGAAAAAACAATTAACTTTATTGAAGAAGTATGGCATGATATGATGTACCAAGGTAAATTTTCTGAATATTATGACAAATTTGCAAAAGAAAATAATGAAAAAGAACTTTTATATGAAAGCGATTATATAACTTTTGATTTAGATGAATATTATATTGATATACCAAATGGCAATACAAGAAGTTGGATATATGAAAAAGAATTATCTGATGTTAAAACTAAATTAAATGAAACAAAAAAAGAATTAGAAAATAATATTAATAATTATTATATTAATAAGTAAGTGTTATAAAGAATAAACAATCATATAACAATTGTTATTACTATTTAAAAAATCTTGATTACTTAAAACTTTAATACTAATATCATCATATAAAATAAATTTATTATTAGTTTTACATATTGCATAATAATGACCACTATTAATTGATCCTATATGACATCCTATTGAATTAATATTATAAGAAACTTCTAAATTATTATTTGATAATATACAACCATTTTTGATATTAATATTTTTATTAATATTAATTTTTGTTTGGTTTTTTTTATTTATGTTTATGTATCTTTTTAAAAAAAAGATTAAAACATTAGGGACTTTCCATAATTTTTGTGTTTTTTTGTATTTAGTGCATTTATTACATTTTTCACATTTCCATTCATCATTATTAATAGTATGTTTTAAATAATCTCTAAATAAAGAAGTTAATGATATTGATTCATCAGATTCTTTTGGCAAATCAAGTTGAATTGCTGTAAATGGTTCGAAACTATAACTACTATTGTTACATTCAGTGCATTCTATTATATTTAAAATAACACCTTGGACATTTTGTAACCATGTACTAGTTTTGTTATTATTAAATTTATTTATTATATAATCTGCTTTTGTATTTATCTTATTATCATTAATTTTTAAATTATCAAAGTATTTTTTATATTCTATTTTAGTAACATTTGTTGATATTTCTTCTGATATTTTTTCAAATAATAATAACCAAAGTTCTGTAATATCTAATTGCTCGCCAAAAGTAAAAACTTTTAATTTAGTAAATAAATGTTTAATAAATTTATTTGGACTTAATGAGTTTTTATCATTATGCATTATATTTAATATTTCTTTAAGTTCAGTTGCTAACGTATCATTTGGTATTTTTGTAAGTAAAATACTATCTCTTAAAAAATTATTTCTACAGATAATTTGTATCAAAGTATTAACAGCACATGTATTACCTAAATTTTGCAATCCTTGCATTATTAATAATAAATAATATTTATTATTTTATATAAAAATTAAAAAAAATGATTTTTTATTAAAAAGAAAAATAAAATGTCATCTGAAGCAGATATGAATAAGTTTTATGAAACTATTTATGATGAAGATTTAAACGATTATATTGATGGTAATTATATTGTTAATATTAAAAAGAAAAATTTAACAAAAAAAGAGGAAGAATCGATGAATATGAGTTTAATTATTGATTATCATTTTAATAAATATAATATTGAGAATACTGATAAAAATATTCAAACATACATCGATATGTATAAAAAAATTATAGAGAATAATTATATTATTGTTAAAGATAACAAAATTCCTTTTCATAAAACCGAAGAAGGAATTGAATATGATAAAGAAATTAAAGAAAACGATGATTATGAAAATGATAAAAAACTACATTATCAGAAATATTTTATGAGTTATAAAGATATTGATTATATTGTTGATTATTATAATAAAAAACTTGAAGAATATGAAAATAAAGAGTATTATTTTGAAGATAATGACTCTTATATAAGTGAAAATGAAAGTTATATTTCAGATATTGATGATTATATGTATGACGATATTAATAATGACTACTATGAAGATGAAGAATATTATGACAACGATGAATATTATTAAATATTTAAAAAAATGATTAATATAATTAATTATCTATTTTTTAATTATGTCATTAAATACAAATAAAATTAGAGATGATTTTAAAAAACTAATTATAAGTAAGGTTAAATTAAGTCAAATTGAAGTAGATGATTTAGAAATTGGTGTATTTAATGCGTCATTAGATTACGCAACAGAAAATAAAATTCAATTATCATGGCAATGTCCTCAATTTATAGATGTTTATAGTAATATATCAAGAAGTATTTATTCAAATTTAGTAAATAGCACTTATATTAATAATAAAAAGTTATATTCTCGATTAAAAAAAAAAGAATTTATGCCTCACGAATTAGCTTATATGAAACGAGAAGAATTATTTCCAGAAAAATGGCATTTAATTATTGAAAAAGAAAAATTAAAACTTAAAGAAGCATATGAAATTAAACAAGTTTCTATGTCTGATTTAATCAAATGCGGAAAATGCAAAAATAACAAAGTTTCTTATCAAGAATTGCAAACACGTTCAGGTGATGAATCTATGACTATTTTCTTTACTTGTTTAGTATGTGGTCATAAGTGGAAAACTTAAGTTTTATTAGTACTTAAGATTAAAATTAAAAACATATTTATGTATAAATAATTTATTTAATGAAAAAAGAACTTAAAAAATATTATACAAATATTAATAAAATATATAATTATATAATAACACATAAATTTATTAATTTAAATTTATATTATAATTGTATGATTGAATTAATAATATTATTTAAGAAAACTTTACATGAAATAGGAAATATATATAGTAAATATATTTTATTTCCAAAACTAGAAAATTATAACTTATAATCTATTAATAAAGTACGTAATTCTTCTGATATTTCATCTATTTTTATATTTAAAATATTATTAATTTTTTTTAATATTTTTTTTTCATCTTCACATCTATTAAACTTACTAGTTTTAGTATTTCTGAAATAACACACTTTATTTTTATTAAATAAAATATACGTTCTTAATTTTTCTATATCTGTTTCATCAAATGAACTATTAGCATTAGGATTTGGATTATCATTTTGATTAGGATTTGGATTATCATTTTGATTATCATTTTGATTATCATTTTGATTAGGATTATTTTTTAGAAATTTATAGTCTAATTTTAAACCATCAGATGTATCTTTATAACCATTTATTATTATTTCATCATTGTGTACTTTTAAATGACATGTTTTGCACAAAATTACTAAATTATGTTCAATATTTTTATGATAATTTGTAAAAAAACCTTTATTATCAGCGTTGCATTGAAAATTTATATGATGAGTATCATGACTATCACTATTACATATAGAACATTTATCTTTGTTTAAGTTTTTATTATAATTGGATTTATCTAAATTAATAATAAAACTTTCAGAACCTTGTAATTCTTTTCTAATTTTTTCTGCATTTTTCATAAAATCATTTGGCATATCAAGTGCTTTACAAACCTCTATTCCATATACACTAGATCCCGACCCTTTTTTAAGTTTCCTTTCATAATATATAATATCATTTTCAACAGTAATATGTAGATGATAAACATCTAATTTATTATTATTTATGTACTCTTTTATTAAATTAATATTAATAAGTTCATGTAGATGTGTAGCTAATATAAAACTACTTGATTTAGATATCAAATTATCAATGGCAGAAGCAACAATTGATAATCCAGATGTTGATTCTGTACCATTACATATTTCATCACCTAATATTAAACTAAAATTATTAGACCGTTTTAATATATTTCGCAATTCTATCATTTCAACTGTGAAACTACTTAAACCTTTGTAAATGTTATCACTTCCAAATATTCTTGTAAAAATATGATGATAAGGTTCATAAATAAAATTATATGAAGGGACATACATACCACTTTGTGCCATTATAATATTTAAGCCTATTGCTTTCATTAAAGAACTTTTTCCCGAAGAATTAACACCATATAACAATAAACCTTTTTCAGATAATTGTATGTCATTACCAATATATTCTTTATGTTGATTAACTCTTTCAATAATAGGATGTCTAATTTCTTTTGCTGTAACAAATCCTGATTTTGCATTATCTATAAAATTGGGTTTGTAATATCTATATTCGTATGCGTTTTTAGCATTACAACAAGTTATGTCAATATCTGCTAGTATATTAGTAATTTCATCAATAAAATTTGTGTATTTATTAATAAAATTAGTCATAAATTCTTTGTAACGTTTTAAACACAAATCAGATAACTCATTTATAGTTTCATTTAATTTTTTTGAAAAATTATTTAAATCATCATTTGTAATTTTAATATAACCTTGTTGTTGAGAAATAATATTTAATGGTTTTACATTTACTGATTGTAAATTTTGAAATCTTTTTTTTGTGATTTGAATATGATATCCTTCTCTATCAGTATATTCTAATTTGCAATACGTATCAATATTATTGTTTTTACCAATACATATAATATTCTCAACAATATTATTAATATTTTTGAGTAACTTTATTTGTAATTCATCTAAATTATCAATATCAATAAATAATCCTTTTTTAAAAATAGAACCTTTAATTTCATTTAAATTATATTTACATGCCAAATCTACATCAATTATATTATTATAATAGTCCATTATTTCATCAATTGTAGAAATATGTTCTGTATATTTTAATGTTTCTAAAATATCTTTTCCATTTTCAAGAGATATACTAAATCCAGACCACTCGTGTGGATTAAATTTAAGTAATGTTAATTTCCTTTTTATACGCTCCAAATCCAAAATTTTTGCTAATTTTTTAGAAATTATTTTAAATAAATTATTTTCTAATAACAATTCAATTTTTTCATATCTATATAATAAGTCTTTTTTAGATATAATAGGATTTAATAATCTATTTTTAAATAGTCTTGAACCAAATGATGTATTGCATCTATTTAATATATCAAGAAGTGGTTTATCATTATTATTTAAACTTATAATGTTTAATTGTAATGTACTATCATATTCAAGATTTAAATATTTATTTGTTTCAAGAATTTCAGGTCTTGAAATATCCTCTAAAATATCAGAATTATGGTCATAAGCAAATTGTAATAGGTAACAAAATGAAATTCTAGCAAGATTTAAAAATTCTAAATTTAATAAATCAATTATAGATAATTGTGTTTTAACACTTTTATAAACTTTTTTTAATATTTTTTGTTGATATTTTATATCTTGCATTATTTCAATATATTCATATTTATTCCATAATTTATGAATTAATATATTGTTTAAATTAAGATTTATTAAAATTTCATCTTTATCCTTTTCATTTAAACTATTATCAGATAAAAATACAATTTCACACGGATTATAGTTAATTATTAATCTAAATACTTCATTATTAACTAAATCTTTATCATCCTTATTAGAGCCTATTTCATATACGTAGCATTTGCCTGTAGTAATATCTATAAAAGATATACCAACAATAAATAAATTATTAATTTTTTCATAATATATAGACATTAAATAATTAGTTTTTTTTGTATTACAATTAATATTCATACCTGGACTTAATACTTCTGTTACTTTTCTTTCAGGATTTGGAGGTTCTGATATTTGCTCAATCATAACAATTGTGTAATTATTTTGTAATAAAATATTTTGATATTTTGTTATTGTATAAAGAGGAAATCCTGCCATTAAAGGATTATGATTATTAACTTCATTAATTGATTTATTTTTTTTTGATATTGTTATATTACATATATCTGCAATTTTATATATTTCACTTTCGGTATCATCTGTAATTGAATATAACTCAAAAAATGACCCAACTTGCATTAAAACTAATGTTTTTTCGCCATATTTTCTTTTATATTCTTTTGTATAAAAAATATAATCATCAATTATCATTATGATATTGATAATATATATTTACGAAATGTTTATATAAAAAATGAATTATATATTATAAAAATAACTTATGCAAATTAATAGTAACTTTGAGTCATTTATTGTAGATGAAATATTAAATATAATTATCGGAATTTTACATAAAATAAATTGTAATAATTTAGTTTACAAATATATAGATTATTTTAAATTAAATCAACAAATAGAATCATTTATATTAATTAATTATATTGCTACAATAATACCTTTATTGATATGTTTATTAACAATTTCTTTAATAATTAAAATTAATGTAAAAATAATTAAAATATACCTATTAGATAGAAATGGTTGAATATAAATTATTTAAAAAAAAAGAGATTAATGGGAAAAAAAGAAATATTTATAAGAAAAAAGGTAGTAATAAACAATATATTAAATCTAAAGGCAAAATGATGAATTTAGCTAAATATAAAAAAACTTATTAAAAATAAGAAACTAAAAAAGGGCGGTAGTTATGTTTATGTTGATACTACAAAATTACCAGAACCTAAGAGTCGACAAGTTCACCAAAGACCATTACAACGAGTAAAAAAATACCCCTTCCCTCCACCAGAAGATGATTGGGATAATAAAGAAACTGGAAAATATTTTGGACAAAGAGTGCCTAGACAACGCCATTCTACTCCACGTGCTCCTAACCCTTCTCCTAATCCAGCAAACGTTAAAAGGGAACGACTTGATATGCATGTTAGGGGTAATCTAACAAATTCTTCTGATTGTAAAGGAAAAAATGATGGAACTATCGTAAATTGTAATTATGATGGTGTACAATATCCTGGAATATGTATTAATCAAGAAAGGTGTTTAATAGAAAAAAGCAAAACAAATACTAGAAATAGTGTTAAAAGTAAAAAATATTTTATTTAATTAAATTATTTCCATAACATTATAAAATTCTTCACTTGTAATAGTTTCTTTTTTAATTAGTAATTTTGCAACATTTCTAATATTATCAATATTGTTTTCAAGAATTTTTTTAACATGTTTATAACTTTTATTCACAATATATATAAAATGTAAAGGCAAAATGGTGAATTTGGTTAAATATAAAAATAAAAAAAATAAATGTTTAATAGATAAAAAAATTATTGATGATAAAAAGTATTATTGGATGAAAATTTTAATAAAAAAATAGTTATTATTTATAATGGATATTACAAATTATGAAGTTATTGTTATTGGCGCGGGATTATCAGGAATAGTTATGGCAGAAAGATTTTCATCAATTTTAAAAAAAAAAGTTCTTATTATTGATAAAAGAAATCATATAGGAGGTAATTGTCACGATTATATTGATAAAGATACAGGAATATTAATGAATTCATATGGTGCTCATTTATTTCATACAAATGATAAAGAAGTATATGATTATATTAATAGTTTTTGTAAGTGGATAAGATGGGAACATAAAGTAATCGGATTAATAGATAATCAATATTATCCAATACCCGCAAATATAACTACAGTTAATTGTTTATGTGATGAAAATATTTCAAATACTAATGAAATGAACGAATGGTTATTAAATAATCAAATTAAGTATGATAATATTGATAATAGTGAAAAGATGGCAAAATCACGAGTTGGTAATATTTTATATGAAAAAATATTTAAACATTATACATTTAAACAATGGAATTGTTATCCTGATAAGTTATTACCAGAAGTTTTAGCACGAATTCCAGTTAGAAATAATTATGATACAAGATATTTTAGTGATAAATACCAAGTATTACCAGAAAAAGGATACACGCATTTTTTTAATAAAATAATTGAAAAAAATCCTTTAATTACAGTGGTATTAGATACAGATTATTTCAAAATTAAACAAGATATACAAGATAATCAAATAATAATATACACGGGACCAATAGATCAGTATTATTCATATTTAGGATATCCAGCATTAGAATATAGAAGTATAAATTTTGAAATAACAAAGATATTTAATACAAATTATTATCAACCAAATTCTGTTGTTAATTATCCAGATATGAGTACAGAATATACTAGATGTGTTGAATATAAACATTTTTTAAATCAAAAATCTGAACATACAGTAATAGTAAAAGAAACTAGTACTAATGTAGGCGAACCTTATTATCCTGTATTAAATGATAAAAATAAAGAACTTTACAACAAATATTTTAAAATGGCAAATCGAGAAAAATCAAATGTTCATTTTATAGGAAGATTAGCGAGTTATAAATATTTTAATATGGATGAAGCAATTCGTAACGCACTTAATTATTTTGAAAATAATTTTCTTAATATTAATAAATGGAAATAAATAATAATATTACTATTGAAAAAAATAGAATATGCATGTGTGTAGCGGCATTTAACGAAGATTTAAACTGGTTAAAAAATGTTGATAAATATATCAAAATTAATTTGTATAATAAAGGCAATAAATCAGATATAAAAGATAAATATAATGCAGAAATATTGCCCAATGTTGGTAGAGAAAGTCATACATATTTAACTTATATAATAAATAATTATGATAATTTACCTGAATATACAATATTTATACAAGGTAGGCCATTTGATCATTCGCCCAAATTATATAAAACATTAAGTGATATAATTACAACAAATGATAAGTTAGAGTTTAAATATATTAGCGAAATAATATATCATTGTAAACTATCCGGATGTAAAATGCATCGAGGATTGCCTTTACTTAAAATATACAATGACATATTTGAAACTAATATTATAGATAAGGACTTCCATTTTGGGGCAGGTGCTCAGTTTATAGTACACAAATCATTAATTTTAAAACATGATATAAATTTTTACAAAAAATGTCTTAAACATTTAGATAATGACATAAATCCTATAAGCGGTTTTGTATTTGAAAGAATATGGGAATTAATATTTCAAACAACGAAGTAGTGGTAATGCACATATTAGTGTGAATATGACTATTTCTAAAGATTTTACGCAAAAAGTAAATTAAATTATTTCCATAACATTATAAAATTCTTCACTTGTAATAGTTTCTTTTTTAATTAGTAATTTTGCAACATTTCTAATATTATCAATATTGTTTTCAAGAATTTTTTTAACATGTTTATAACTTTTATTCACAATTTTTAAAATTTCCTTATCTATTTTTGTCTGTAAAGAAGCAGATATAGGCTCGTTTTCATTAATACCGAAACTGCCAATTTCTTTAGACATGCCATAATCAACAATCATGCTTCTAGCAATAGATGAAACTCTTTCTAAATCATTACTAGCACCTGTAGTAACCTCATCTGGACCAAAAATTATTTCTTCTGCAACTCTACCTCCTAAAGCTACTTGGATTAACGATTCTAAATAATCCCTTGTTAATAAACCGGATGTAATTCTTTCTTCGTCTGGTGTAAAAATTGTTAATCCACCGGCATTACCTCTTGGTGCAATAGAAATTCTAGACACTTTATCATAATTTTTTTTATAAGCAGCAACAATTGCATGACCTGCTTCATGAACAGCAACAATTTCTTTCATTTTTTGAGAATTATTATTATTTTTCTTTTGAGCACCTAAAGTAATTCTGTCTAATGCAGATAAAATAGCATAATTACTTATTGTAGATGCATTATTTCTTGCTGTTAATATAGCAGCTTCATTCATTAAATTTTCTAATGAAGCTCCTGAAAAATTTGGAGTACTTTTAGCAATTTCAACAAGATTTACATTTTTTGCTAATGGTTTATTTTTAGCATATAATTTTAAAATTTCTAATCGACCTTCGTAGTCTGGATTATCCACATACACTCTTCTATCAAATCTTCCAGGTCTTAATAAAGCATTATCTAATATATCTGCTCTATTTGTTGCAGCAATTACAATAACCCCTGTATTTCCTTGAAATCCATCCATTTCAGTTAATAGTTGATTTAAAGTTTGTTCTCTTTCATCATTACCCATGCCCATACCACTACTACGTTGTCTACCTATTGCATCTATTTCATCAATAAATATAATACAAGGAGAGTTTTCTTTTGCATTTTTAAATAAAGTTCTTACTCTTGAAGCACCTGTTCCAACAAACATTTCAATAAATTCAGACCCGGAAACAGAAAAAAAAGGTACATCAGATTCACCTGCAACGGCCCTTGCTAATAATGTTTTACCAGTTCCAGGAGGACCTTCTAAAATAATTCCTCTTGGAATTTTTGCACCTAATTTAGTAAATCTATTTTCATCTTTTAAAAATTGAACTACTTCTTCTAATTCTAATTTAGCAGTATCAATTCCAACTACATCGCTAAATGTTACATTTGTTTTTTTAACCATTTTTAAATTTTCATTTTGATTCATCATTATGTTATTTCCAAAATTAGGATTATTCATAGAAAATAATCGCAATACTTGAATAATAACTAAAAATACAGTTAAATATAATACAATACCTTCTAATGCTCTATTATATTCAACACCATCTCTACTTTGTACTTCTATAATTACATTATTATCTAATAATGTATCCATTAACTTATTATCATTTGGTAATAAATCAATTTTGAATATTTTTTCATTATCATCTTGTAATAATAATTTTTTACCATCATCCATGAAAAAAGTTTTTTTAATATGACCTTGTTCAACCTGTTTAATAAATTCACCATATCTAATATTTTCAATTTCTGGTTTTTTGAAAAAATTAGTAATTGGGGAACTATTATCTTGTAAGTTTAAAGGTTTAATGTTAAATTTTTTTAAATGGATACTATTAACAAATGCACTTGTACAATAAATATTTATTAAAAGTATTAAAAAGGTTTTAATATACATTATATTAATATATATAATTTAAATTTATATATTTTTATACATCGAATGTAATTGCTTTATTTTTAATATAAGTAATATTATCATAATGGGACAATATAAATTTTTTATAATTTTTATCTAATTTTGTTGTAACATCATATGCAGTTGTATTATATAAATATTTAGTTTTAGTTATTTTATCAAATTTTGATTGGTTTATTAAATTTTCATTAATTAAATTAAATAATACTTTATCAATTTCTGTTATTTTATTTTCTGTAGAATAAATTCTTCTATTATCACTATCGCGTAGTAAATCACAGTATGAGTTTAATATATTAACATAATCATATAATTGTCGATATTTGCTTGAATATATTTTTGAAGTTTTAACTGCGTCTAAAATCACTTTAAATTCACAATACATATGATATGAATCATAACTAAATGTTTTATTAAATAATACATCATCATCTGAAGGCATTTCAATACTTTCTGAAAAATCTGTTAAATACCATGTTAACCCATAATAAGGAACATAATAAAAGTCATCATAAACTTTGTATTTTATATAAATATTATCACTTATTTTATTAAATTTAAAAAAAATATTTTTTGGATTTATATTTGTATTAATTAATCCCGTAATATTATGATATGACATTATTGCCATCAACATTTGCTGAATCATACTTATATATATAGATTCGTAATTAAGAGATGAAGATTTATTTGATGATTTTATTAAATTAAATAAAGTATTATCAAATGCTTCATAAAACATTAAATATGTATTATTTTTTTCAAAATTCCATAAATTATATATTGTTGGAAAATGTATGGATTTTTTAGATAAAATTAATGAAATACGTATTTGTTTAATGTTTTTATTAATGGTATAAACGTCCTTCTTTAATATTGTTTTATCACTATCTTGTTGTTGTAATTTAAGAGGTAATATTGTAACAAATGAACTATATTTATTGTGATTATATAAATAAATATCTATTAATTCTAAATTATCACTAATTACTTCATTTTTTCTTAAAATTAAAATATCATCAATTATGTATAAATCCGCAATTGTTTTTATTAATATGTCTTTTTTTTTCATAATAAGTTTAGCATACGTATTTATAGAGTATGATATAGTTTTCTCTAAATCATAATTAAATTTTATAATCATATCTACAAATTTATTTTGCGTATCTTTTAAAGAGTCTTGTTTAGAATCTCTTAAAGAACCTCTTAAAGAACCTCTTAAAGAACCTGTTTCAGAATCTTTTAAAGAACCTGTTTCAGAAACTCTTAAAGAACCTGTTTCAGAACCTCTTAAAGAACCTTTTAAAGAACCTCTTAAAGAACCAGTTTTAGAATCTTTTAAAGAACCTCTTAAAGAACCTCTTAAAGAACCTCTTAAAGAACCTGTTTCATAACCTTTTAAAGAACCTCTTAAAGAACCTTTTAAAGAACCTTTTAAAGAACCTGTTTCAGAACCTTTACGAAAATCTTTTACACTTGTTACAGAGGATGTTACATCTTCTTTTTTTGAATCTTTTACACTTGTTACAGAGGATGTTACATCTTTTTTTTTTGAATCTTTTACACTTGTTACAGATGATGTTACATCTTCTTTTTTTGAATCTTTTACACTTGTTACAGAATCAGAAGTCTCTTTGTCCGTTTTTGAATCTCTTGGACTTGTTACAGATGCTATAACCCCTTTTTTTTTTGAATCTCTTGGTAATGAAGTATCTTTGTCAGTTTTTGTGTTTTTACTTGTTTTATTTTGTTTTTTACGTGTAATTAATTCAGGCAAATAAGTAATTTGAGCAGTTGATGTTTTATGTGTGGAAAAAAACTTACTATTTATTGATTTTAATTTTTTTTTATAATTATTATTAATAATATTATTAACATTATCTTGATATAACAAAGTTTTCATATTATCTAGATTTTCGGTTATATATTCTAAAATTTTTTGATTAATTGATTTATGATGAGAGCTAAATAGTTTTATATCATCTCTAAAATCACTTTGATAAATTAAATTTTTATAGTTGTACTCACTTAATAAATATCTTATTTTGTCTAAATCTTTATCAATATAATTTTTCCATGTTGAATTAAATGAGGTTTTATCAGATTCTCCAGTACATATTCCTGCACTAATAGGTTTATTATGCATTTTAACATAATTATATTGTCTTATGTTATCACTATAATTACCTTCTTCGGATGTATTGGATTGATTTAAGTTATCTTCAAAAATATATAATGAATTATTAATTCTATTTCTATAATTATTTTCTATTTCCCATTTAAAATCACCTTCTTTATTTTTTTTAAATAAAAAATTATAAGTTTTTATTTTATATTTTTTTTTTATATCAAAAATTAAATTATTATCATTGTTTTTTTTAATAAAATTTGAGAATTCAACTATATTAAACTCTGATGTATTTTTTGAATATAATTTTATTGTTTTTAGTAAGTTTATATTAGGGTCTATATTATTTGCTAAAATGTAATAATCAAAAAAAATTTTTTGTATAACATTATAGTGCTTTAGTCCATACATATCAAAATTAATATGTTGAATATTAGGTTTATCTTTATGTTGTATTGCAATGTTATTAATAAAAAAAATTATTAATTTAAGATAATTATAATTTTTAATAGTACTTTTGTTTAAAAGCATTTTGGTATTTAAATATTTAGTTTCACTATATAATTTTTTTATTATTAAATTGTTTAATTTAGTTTTTTTTGACTCAGACAATGTATCATAATTATTATAATATTGTAATATTTTATTATAATAATAATTTATATTCCTATTTGGAATATATTTTTTTAAAAAATCAATCATCTACTTAATATTTATTTAATTTTCTATTAAAAGGGCATCCGATAGGAATTGTACAATTAATTGGGATATATTCTTTTATATTTACTTTTAATTTGCAAATATCACATTTTTTAACATTATTTAATTTAGGATTAATATTTAAATAGTTATCACCAAAATTAGTTTCTCTTAATTTAATATAGTTGCTATCAACGATATATTGATATGAATAAGTGCATAAATCTAATAATAAAATTAAATTATATTTATTAAACATTTTAAATTAATTTTAAAATTAAAAATCATTTTTTATAATAATATTTAAAAATAAAATATATTATGATATATATCGAAATGAAAAAATTAATTTTACTATTATTATGTATTAATCAAACAATTGCTTTTAATTTTAATAAATTATATCTAGTTAATAAAAATCCAAATCAAATTTGTAACATTGATAGAAGACAATTTATTTATACTGGTATAGGCGTAACAGGGTATAATTTAATTAAACCAACAAAAAGTTATGCAATTAGTGAAAAAGAATCAAATTTACTTAATTATATTGAAGAAAAACAAAAGGAATTATATGATAATGCTGTGTCATCTGTTTGTTATATAAGCACAGAATATACAAGTATGGGAGAAAAATTTAATTTAAATGCTGAAGATTTACCCAAGGGCGTTGGTTCGGGTTTTATTTGGGATAAAAAAGGTCATATAATTACTAATTTCCATGTTATAAATAAGGTTGATAATGCACTTGTTACAATTACAAAAAAAAATAAAGAAACAGTTACTTACAAAGCTAAACTAACAGGCATTGATCCAGATAATGATTTGGCTGTATTAAAAATAGATGCTCCTGTTAATGACTTACAACTAATTAATTATAATCCAAATACAAAGGTTAATGTTGGTCAGTTTGCATTTGCTATAGGTAATCCATTTGGACAGGATCATACTTTAACAACAGGAATTATATCAGGTATTAATAGAGAATTATCAGCACCAACAGGAAGAAAAATTTATAATGTTATTCAAACCGATGCGGCAATTAATCCGGGAAATAGTGGAGGTCCTTTATTAAATAGTAAAGGGGAGTTACTTGGAATAAATACGGCTTCATTAGGCATGGGAGTTTCTGCGGGAATTGGTTTTACAATTCCAATAGGTAATGCTATTAAATCTATTAATGATATAATTGATACTGGATATGTACAAAAACCTATTTTAGGTATTACTTACATGGAAAGAAATCCATCAGAAAGTGAATCATTAAAAAGTGGTTTGCCTATTATTAAAAAAGGTCTATTAATTCTTGAGGTTCCAAAAGATTCTCCTGCTATTGATGCAGGACTACAAGGAATTACAAAAAATAACGAAACACAAAAAATAGAAAAGGTGGGCGATATTATAATTGGAATAGATAATGACGTAATTAATACTCCTACAGATTTATATGCGATACTAAAAAAATATAAACCAGGTGACAAAATTAAACTTAAATATTTGCGCGATGATAAAGAAAATGTTACTGATTTAATCTTAGGAAACTATAAAGGCACTACATTTACTAAACTTGAAAATGAAAGAGGTATAGATTTTGATAAAAATAGTAGAAAAATTGATGTTCCTTTAAAAAATTTAGAACCAAAAATTGAACCCAAACTTAATTAGGAAATAGAACCTTTAATTGTTGATTATAATATTGTTGATAACAATGTTTTCTCAATGGTAAATTATTTTTTTTGAATACACTATCTTCATGTACCCAATCATTATTTGCACGTCTGTCTACAATGCACGATTGACCACCTCCACATGGACAGATATAATCTGTATTATTATTCATCTTTATTTAAAATTAAGATAAATATAATATAAATCATTTTTTAAAAAAATGATTATATTTTTTTAAATTTTAAAATTAAAATGTTGTGTGAAAACTTATATAATAAATTACTAATGAATTATGTTTCAGTATATGAAAATGTTTCTGAAAAATGTTTAAAGTATATAAATAAAATTAAATCAATTAAAACAGAAACTATTGTTAAAATTAAAAAAACAAAGGATTTAACGAATAATAAAATAAGTTTAATTAAAAATAAATATAATAATGTTAAAGATTATATTAAACATATGATTTTTAAAAGTAAATCATATGTTTATATGCGTTTAAATAATTTTTACACATATTGGTGGAATAACTACGATAAAATTAAATAAGTAATTAAATTTTAGATTCTAAGTAACAAGATACTAATTCATATTTATTATTTTTTTTTATAAAATTCCATTTATAAATTACATAACAAATATTTTCATCATTATTTAAATTTAAATTTGTATTTTCGGGATAATATATATCATTAAATTGAACACCATTATATAATAAATTTTTATATGTTGCATAAATTTTCATATCAACATTATAAAATTCTTCTGTTTCTTCGTTATATGTTTTATAATTAATAATTTCATAATCTTTAAATTTATTAAAAAGTATTCCGTATTTACTATCATTAAATAGAGAAATTAATCTTTCATTACTTGTTTGTTTTATTGTATTCATATCAGATGAATAAGATTTTAATTTAGTTAATGCTTCATTTGGTGTATCTTTTTTAAAACTGCTCATAATATCTTTTAATGTGTTTTCAATTTGCATTGTATCTTTATCATTATTATCTTTATCATTATTTTCTTTATTATTATCTCGATTTTTTGTTTTTGTGTCAAGTTCAGGTAAGTTAAATGTTTCTTTTTGTGCTTCAATTATATCAATAATTCGGTTTGCTTCCTTTCTTAAGTCTTGAATTGTTTTATCATCGTCATTAGAAACTAGTGACAATAAAAAAGGAGAGATTGAAAATAATTTTCTTCTTGTAATAAGTGGTTTATTATATTTTTTGGGAGTATATTTAATAAAATTAAATTTGTAACATAAAACAGAATTAATAAACAAAATAAAATATAAACTTTTTTTTATCATATTAAGTATAAATAAATATTTAATATTTATATAGATTTTAAATATAAAAAATATAAAATATATAATATATATATATAAACTTAATCAATTACTCCCACCCCTCCTTTTCTAAGAGAACTAATACACTTGCAATCTTATTTTGCTCCTCGCGAGTAGTGTTTTTAAGATTATATTTGTTTTTCATTTCATTTAATTTTTTCTTAATTTCAGGCCATCCTGCACGAACAATAGAATATTGTTCTCCTCTCGTTTTCTTAATATTTTCATATTCAGCCCTAATAATAGGCGTAGTACTTTTCATATAAATATTGTAATCGCTACGCGAACCCTTCTTAGGACCGCGCTTCTTGGTGATAATAGCAGACTCCATTGTTTGTAAGTTTAGTAGGTTGCTTTGTAAATTTGCTTTTACTCTTTCGGTGTATTTTGTGTGTTTAGTTTTAAACATACAATCAATTTTTTATAAAAATTGTGTTTTTTTATACAATTTAAATATTATATATATAATAGTATAATTATTATATGACAAAATATTTAAAATATTTAATGCTACTTTTAACTATAAATTTCACAAAACAAACTAATTTAACTTATCCCTTAAATCAAACAAATTTAACTTATCCCTTAAATCAAACTAATTTAACTTATCCCTTAAATCAAACTAATTTAACTTATCCCTTAAATCAAACTAATTTAACTTATCCCTTTAATCAAACTAATTTAACTTATCCCTTAAATCAAACTAATTTAACTTATCCCTTAAATCAAACTAATTTAACTTATCCCTTTAATCAAACTAATTTAACTTCTTTAAAATAATATAAAAAAAAGACAATAAATATTATATAAAATGATAAAATCTTTTAAATTATTTACATTACTATTATGTTCGTTATTTAATATTACTTTTTCTTATAATTATAATTTAAAAGATTTATTATATAATTTAATTAATATAAATTGTAGTTTAAAAAATATAACTAATATTACAAATAGCTCCCTTAAAAATTTAACAAATACAACAGTTTTTAAAAATACACTAAAATTACGAAATGAAACCGAGGTTATCCCACCTTATTTAAAAAGAAAAACAAAATTTTGTCATATTAAATGTAACTGTTTTTTTTCACATTCTGTAAATAATGATAATATATGCGTTAATAATTGGATTAGAACACCTGGATTACCATTTAATACAATGAATGAGAATATATGTGTTACAAAATGGATTAAATATATTTAAAGTTAAATTATTTTTACTTATTAAATGGATATTGAATTTAGTAAATTATCAATTAACAATTGTGACGTTTGTAATAATATTTTAACAAATAAAAATAAAAAAATATGCAACGATTGTAGTGATAAAATTAAATTTTTATATGAAGATGATATTGCCAATTTAAATTGTATTTATTGTCAATTTTATACAGATTATAAAAATTCATATATATGCTCAAATTGCCAACCTATATAGTTTATTTATTTTGCCCATTCTTCTTCCATTGTTGTAACTTTTAATTGTGATACATGTCCATCAAAAATTAATTTACAATAATTATCAATTTGTGGTTTAATTAGTGTATGAAATTCAGCTCGAGGTCTTTTTCCACTACTTGCAATTTGGTTAAAAGTTTCTTTATTATTAAATTTAATATTTCTAAATATTTCAGACGTATTTGATAATTTTATTTCATATACTTTAAAATTTTTATTTAAAACATCAATTGCATCAACAAAATATAACACATCCCACATTTCTTTGGGTCCAAATGAAGAAGGTCCTACTGATATAAATCCTTTAACTTCAAATCTTTTTTTATTATAAATTAAATCACCTTTATCAGTATCCCATGAAGGCATTATTCCATATTTTTTATATATTGCAAATTTAGCAATATTTTCTGATATATCAGATGGAAAATTTTCATTTCTTCTTTTTTTTTTAGACATTAACATATTAATAGTTTTATTAAAATTTAAATCGCTAATGTATTTATCTAAACATTTATTTAATATATCTAAAGAATAATTGTCAGCTAATTTTGAAGCAACTATTTGATTACATACATTTGTTAACATTATATAACAAAATTGAATTAATTTTATAATCATTTTTTTATAAAAAATGATATAAATATCTTAGATTATTAAAATATAATGAGTATAGATAATCTAAAGTTAATAGATTTATTTGCAGGAACAGGAGCATTTTCGTTGGCATTTGAAAAAAATAGTAAATGCGAATGTGTATTTGCAAATGATATGATGGAATGTTCTAAAAAAATTTATACGTTAAATAATCCAAATACTACGTTTACACTAAAAGATTTACATAATATTGATGTTAATGATATACCGTCACATGATATATTATGTGCAGGTTTTCCATGTCAACCATTTAGTATAGCAGGTAATAAAAAAGGATTTGACGATGATAGATCAAATGTATTTTGGAAGATTATAGAAATTTTAAAAACACATAAACCTGGAATTATTGTTTTAGAAAATGTTAAAAATTTAAAATCACATGATAAAGGAAATACATTTAATATCATAGAAACTAATTTAAAAAGTTTAGGTTATTTTATAAAAACCGCTATTTTAGATACAAATAAAATAACAAGTATACCCCAACATCGCGAACGTATTTATATTGTTGGTTTCTTAAATAAAGAAAAATATGAGAAATTTAATTTTAATTTTCCTAAAATGACTCAATGTAAAATATCTGATATTTTAGAAAAAAATGTAAATGATAAATATTATTATACAGATAGGTTTCAAGTATATAATGAAATACATGAAAATGTAACAAAAAATATATCAGAAAATGTTCTTTATCAATATAGAAGATATTATGTTAGAGAAAATAAAAGTAATTGTTGTCCAACATTAACGGCAAATATGGGCGGGGGTGGTCACAATGTTCCTTTATTAAAAGATGACAAAGGAATTAGAAAATTAACTCCAAGAGAATGTTTTAATTTACAAGGTTTTCCAGTAGATTATAAATTACCTAATATATCAGACACAGCATTATATAAATTAGCAGGTAATGCAGTTTCTGTTCCTGTTGTTAATTTAATTGTTGAAAAATTAAATAATATATAAAAAAAATATTATATAATATTATAATAATGTTAAAATATTTATTACTATTAAGTCAGTTATTTTATGCAAATTGTTTTTTAATTTCTGAAGGAGGAAATATTTTACAAATTAATAAAACAGTAAGAAAATCAACAAATGTTTTAAATCTTAAAGCAAGATTTAGTAATAATATTTCAAGACGAAATATATTATATTTATCTCCTGTAATATTAAATCCAAAATTAGTTTTTGCAGATAATAATTTAGAAATTAAAAAAATAGCAGTTTTTGGAGCTTCTGGTTATACGGGAGGTGATACAATTCGTAATTTACTTAATAGAAATAAGGAAGTTATCGCATTAACAAGAAGACAAATGGAAATAGTTGATAGGGAACATATGGGAAAAAATACATTGGTTATTGATGATATTAAACAAAAAAACAAAATAACTAATATCGTATGTGATGTAATGAAACCAGAATCTTTAAACAATGTTTTAAAAAATGTAGATGCTGTTATCTATTGTGCAGCATCTCGTCCTAAAGTTAAAATGGACCCTTTGGATCCGATGTTAAATAAACAAAATAATGTTGTAAGTAAAGATGATTATGTAGAAGAAAGTAATCATGTAGAAGATATAGGATTGAAAAATGTTGTAAATGAAGTTATTAAAAATAATGTAAAAAAATTAGTTATAGTTTCATCTATATGTGCAAAATGTCAAAAAAATATGAAAAATGAATATGAAAATCCAGGAGAAGTTATTGATAGAGGTGAAACAACATGCGAACCTTGTTTTAATAAACAAGAAGGTGAAGAATTAGTAAAACTAATGTATGAAAAACATCCTGAACTAAGTTATACTATAGTAAGACCAGGAATGCTTTCACCAGGTGAAAAAAGAGGTGTAGAAGAAATAGAATTCAACCAAGGAGTAACAAAGAGTGGTATAATTTCGCGCGAAGATTTATCAGAAATTTTAATTGAATCTGCTTTAAGTAATGATTCAGGTTCGAAAACATTTGAAGTATATTATAAAGATACTGCACAACCAGTAGATATGTATAAATCTTTACAAAAATGTAAAGAAATGGGAAAAAGTGTTAAAGAATGTTTTTTTGGAGAAGGATATGAAAAAAAAGAGGACTTTACAATTGACAAATTACTTAAAAATAAAGTAAAAGGTACAATATTTCCTTCTGGCAATGAAGTAATTGGAAATGATTATGGTAAAATTTTAAAGCAATTAAAAAAAGACGAAAAGGTAAATTATGATATAAGTATATTAGGGTCTCATGATATTATGTAAATATATAGTATAAGATGACTTACTTTTTTATGACAAATAAATTGGGAGATTATGCGTGTTTTACTTTTGATAATTATGAAGATTATATAAAATGTTATGAAAGATATGATAAGTTAGGGTGGATATGAAAATAATATTTATTTATTTATATGGATCATATAGTTGAAATTCATTCAGATGTTGAATTAAATCCTAGTAATAATATGCAAGAATTAGAAGATAGAGTTAAAAATGCAATGACAACATTGCAAGAGATAATGAAAAATAAAAAACAAATGGAAAATGAAAAAAAAGAATTAGAACAATCCTTAGATAATTTAAAAACAGATGTTGAAATAATTAAAAAAGACGAGCTTATATCATTAATTACTTTAAAAAATAATTTAGATAACAGATTAATTAAATGTTTAGACGAACAAACTAAAAACATAATAATTGCAAGAAGGTCTTATCATAATATTAATAATAAATATTGGTGGGCATCTATTTTTATTTTAGTTTTTTCATCTATAATAACATTCATAGAAGCGGTGAGATTAATTATTGAAAATACAGAAAATAAAAAAATAAAGGAATTGACATATATAATTAGCATTTCATCAATATTTATTGGAATATTAATAACAATAGTAACAGGTTATATAAAATTTAATGATTATCAAAATAAATTAGAAATAATTAGTAGTCGTTTATCTTTATTATTACAGTATCAAAAAAAATTTGAAGTAATTAAATTTCAATTATCTATATATACATTGCCGACATTAGATAATGATAAAGATACTATACAATGTACAAAACATAATATATTATCAAAAGAATTATTAAAAGAATTTAGTAATTCTTTAAACAAATTAGAGGAAGATATTCAAAATAATGAATTATTAAAATACATTACTGATTCATGCGAAGTTAGATATTATAGAGAATATGTTGATACATATATTAAAGATATGATGTATAACCATTATATCAAAACGTTAACCGAATATTTAAATAATAATGAAAGTTTAGAAAATGATAACACTGAAAAAATATTTGAAAGAATATCAAAAATAGTAAATAATCCTGGTAATAATAAGAAAAAAATAAAAATGGATTTTGATTTATTAAAAGAATTGAAAAATAATCAGTTCTCAATTAGAAAAAATAATAGTAAATAAATATAGTAATGTCAGATAATAATACAGAATCTATGACAAAAGAAAAAGAATTGTTAAGTGAGTTGTCTAATATTTTGGATGAAATTCACAAATTTACAGAAGCAAATATTACAAAACCACTAAACGAATTTGCAGAAGCAAATATTGCAAAACCTTTCAATGAATTAACCGATACTACAATAAATTACTTTAAATGATTTATTTTTTTGATTTACTTTTAGTTTTGGGTTTAGTTTTAGTTTTGGGTTTAGTTTTAGTTTTTTGCATTTCTTTGTATTTTTTAAGTAAAACATATTTGTTTTTATATTTAATATATTCTTTTTTATCACCAACAAATTTGTAAACATTTCTTTGTTTACCCAAAACATCTTTTTTACTAACTCGAGACAGTTTTCTTTTTGACTTACCACCGCTAGTTAATGTTGTTGTGGGGGGTCTAGTTGATATTGTTTTGGGGGGGACAAATACAAGTTCTGCTGATGCAACAGCTGTTTTGGCATTTATTGGGTTTTGTGTTCCTATTTGTTTTGCTTTTTCATTATCTACAACTGAAGTATAATTAGGAAGGAGAGGGGGTGTAGATTCTGGTCTTATAGTTAATGCTTCGGATATTTTTGTTTTATTTTTTTCTAGGTTTGTATCTAGTATTTTTTTATTATAATATTCACGTGTTCGAAATAACTGATTAATAAAATTTTTTCTATCTAAAATATCATTAGGATTAAGTTGTCCAAGATAACTAGCATATATTTTTATCAATGCATCTACACTATCATCATGTAAGTTATGTTCATGTTTTTGTTGGTGGAACGGCCAATAATCCTCTTGGTTCATATTTGATAGTATTAATTCATAAATAGCAATAGCTTTATCTATGCGTTTTTTTTCTATGTCTCTTTCTATGTTTTCTTTTTGTAAAGTTATATTTTCTTTTTTTTTTGAGTCTTTTATATTAGCTAAAAAATTATTATAAGTTTCGTTAATTATTCGTATTACTATATTATCATGAGTTGCGCGACCATTCTTAGTATCAAGTCCTATAGGGGGAAGAAAATATTCTTTTTCTTTTCTGCCCTTGAAGAAGTTGAAACCAAAACGCATTTTACCTTTTCTATAATAATGTAATATTTTATATAAGTTTTTTTGTTTTAAAATTTTATATTATAATATTTTATATTAATAATGGATAGTAATTTAATAAATTTAAAATGTATTGATGATTTTAATAATAGATTAGCATTATTAATAAAAAAAAATATAAATAATTTGTTAGAAATAACTAATATTAATTACACCATAGATATACCAGAAATAAATTTATTTAGCGAACCAAATATTATATCAACAAGTAATTTAGTATTAGAAAAAACAGAAAGTCAAAACAGTGAAACAAATTACGACAAAACAATGTTATATGACCCTTATAATTAATAATTTATTTTTTTGATTTACTTTTAGATTTAGTTTTGGGTTTAGGTTTAGTTTTGGGTTTAGGTTTAGTTTTGGATTTAGTTTTTTGCATTTCTTTGTATTTTTTAAGTAAAACATATTCATTTTTATATTTAATATATTCTTTTCTATCACCAACAAATTTGTAAATATTTCTTTGTTTTCCTAAAACATCTTTTTTATTAACTTGAGACACTTTTCTTTTTGACTTACCACCGTTAAATTCTACAGTTGCACTAATATCTGCAGCAGATTCCTTGGCTTTTGGGGGTTTTTTACTTCCAAAAAATTTGCTTGAAAACTTATTCAATCCACTCATGATTTGGTACTGCATACTATTTTGTCTGCGTTCTTCTAATCTTTTTGCTCTTTCTTCTTGAATTTTATTAGACTGTGCTAGCTTGCGAGCACTTTCCTTTTTATCTTGTTCTATTTTGTATGCTTCCTTTATTGGTGCATAATATAATTGAAATACGCCTTTGTCACCCACTCCAGGTACAGTTTTTTTTTTTGGTCTTATAGGAGGAGGAAGGACAGGTTCTCCTTCTTTTTCTTTTTTGGGCGCTTCTTCCGCTATCTTTGCTATGCTTTGCGATGTGGGTAATTTAGGTTGATTATGCATTTTTGTATGTAATTTCAATTGGTGTGTTATTACATGAATAATTACTTTCCATATGTTTATTTTTGACATCAATCCATGAACTGTTAATAACTTATTATAATCTTCCTCATAATTAGTATAAAAATATTCATATGGTGTCAATATCTCATTACCTTCTATTCCAGTGCCAGCCCAAGGCAATAGTATCATTTTTTTAAAATCAGGTGTGCTGCCGTAAGGAGCAAGTTCCAAGGGTGGTAATATTTTTTTAGTTTTATATAAAGAATGATCTTTATATATTATAGAGAAAATTTTCTCTATAATATAATCCATTTCACAAGAAGGATACCTATAACGTTCTAACCATTGCCATTCTAAAAATTTAGTGAATGTACCTCTTGCCATTTCTCTTTTACTTAATATCTTCTTACGATTTTCATCAAAATACAGTGGTTGATCATCGTCATGAAGAATTTCGACAGGTGTTTTTTCTGTAAATACTTTATCCGTAAGAAAAAAATAGTATAAATTCGCCCATAATTTTTTATTATATATTTTCTTTTGTTCGTCTTCACTTAATATATGCCATATACCATGTAATTGAATATTTGTTTTTTCATCCATATACAAATTTTCTTTAATATAATTATATTCTTCTTCAACTCCCGGTCTATTCGCGGACCTTCGTAATGCATCCACAAACCACTGAAGATCGTAATTATAATCATATATTTCTGCATCAATAACATCACTAAAATTTTTATATTCTGGGAATAGACTTTTATATTCACTTTCATGCGACATAATTTTTTCCTTTACCTCTTTCCACTGTTCTCCGTTCAATTTTGCGAATGGGATATCACTTATTTCTTCATATTCTTTTAAACAATCTTTAAATAAAGTTTTAAACATTTTCCGTTTCTCTTTGAAGTCAAATTCAGTGTTTTTTTCATGATTCCATTCCTCTTCCCTCAATTGCATTTGCCTTTGCTGTTGCGCATCAGGTTTTGCCCTACTACCATGCGCGAATGACAGATATATCTGCTCTGCCATTAATATATTTATTCTATTATACTTATCATATTATAAAAAATATATGATAAGTATAATAGAATATATTATATCAACAAGTAATTTAGTATTAAAAAAAAATTACGACAAAACAATGTTATATGACCCTTATAATTAATTATTTATTTTTTTGATTTAGTTTTAGGTTTAGGTTTGGATTTAGTTTTAGGTTTGGATTTAGATTTAGTTTTAGGTTTAGTTTTAGATTTAGTTTTGGGTTTGGATTTAGTTTTAGTTTTTTGCATTTCTTTGTATTTTTTAAGTAAAACATATTCATTTTTATATTTAATATATTCTTTCTTATCGCCAACAAATTTGTAAACATTTCTTTGTTTTCCCAAAACATCTTTTTTATTAACTTGCGACACTTTTCTTTTGTTTTTGCCCCCACGTGATGGCCTTCGTTCTATTAAAATCTTCACTACAGGCTTGTGGGATACAGAGTAAATAGTTTTTTTATTTGAATTTGAAAAGCATTTCTTATCTTTAAAAGAATTTCGCCCTAATCTCTGCTTTGCAAAAACATCCATCATGTTCATATTATATTTGACTGTATCATTGCTAACATCTATAGTAAATAAAATTTTAGGTTTTATTGCGTAACGATTAGATTTATCTGTTATTGTGTATGGTTTTTCATCTATATTTCTTGCATCAGCGAAAAATGTATATTGACGAACATATACATTTTTACCTAGACGATCAAAAAAATCTGGAAAGGTAATGCCGGAAGAAAGCACGAATGATTTAATTATACTTCTATTGTTATATGGCGGTGAAATTCTGGGCATAATATCTTCGAAAAACCATCCTAGATCTAATAGAGAGCTTCCAAATTTTACAAAACATTCACTTTTATAGTCTAGAAATCCATAATTTTCATTATAATATAGATAATATGTATGACCAAAATTCGGTTTAGAACAATCTATTATTTTTTCCTCTTTCTCATCCAGAATTACTTCCCACTTTCTAATTCTTACAAACTGTTTATCACATTTTTCACTAGCTGTTTTTTCGCTAGTTACATATTTAAGAACTTCACATATATCTTCTAATTTATAGTATTTTTGTGTTTCTTTAGGAAGATATCGGTGATATGCATGTATCTCTTCCTTATATTTATCTTTATAATGCAAATCAGCTTCATCCTTTTTTTCGCGTTCTTCAGAACTAAACTCATAATTTTTTATTTTACTAAAAGCAAGGTCAGAAAATACTAGTTCATCCCAGTGCCCGGAGTCATTCTGCTTTTGCAGCCCCTGCTGTCTATTTGGAAAATAGGGTACAGTGTAGTCCCCTTGTTCTATAGACGCAATTAAACGTTTTAAATCATTATCTTTGATATAACTAAAAAATGTTTTAAAATATTTATTATAAGCTTCTATAATTTGTTCTTTAATTTCTTGTTGTACTTGATAATCTATTAAATCTTCATTATAATAATTTGCTTGTCTTAATAAACCTGGCAAAAACTTTACTTCAAAAGAACTTTGTGAAGAAGGCAAAATTTTTTTTGGCTCCGAGAGAGGAAATTCGGATCCGTAGTTACCAATTATAGCATCCCGTTTTGTCAGTGTGTAGTCACCCTTCCTCTCATTATTCTGCAAGGGAGACTTTTCCTTGGGTTGTGGTGAATCATGAGATTGTGAATGATGAGGTTGTGAATCTTGCTCTACTCTCAAACCACGCGGAGGTGGTTCTATTGAACTCATCGTGCTTTCTGCCATATCCACGCGGGGATTTAATTGCAAGCTAGGTCGTGGTGAATTTGTAGTCGGGGGCGGGACTGGTGACCCATGTCTTTTTTTTTTTAGTATAGATTTCGAAGGACGAAGTGAAGTAGGAGGTGAAACACTACTCATAGTACCACGTGGACTACCAGGAGGAGTATCAGGAGGAGTAGTACTCATATATATTATTTTATCTATTTAATTATAATATTTTTATTAATATATATGAATAATGAAATAATTCAAAATCATAATTTAGTATATTCTGAACATGATACTAAAAATAAAAATATTAATATTAAAACAGATGAATTATTATCAAGAATTATAGATTCTAAAAATGAAGCAAGTACTCGTTTATTTATGGTAACAGAAGCTTATGATAAATATAATAAAGAATATTATATAATATCATTAACTATATTGATATTATCATCAATAATAACATTTATAGAAGCTGTAAGATTATCAATAATAGATACAAAAAATACTAATATAATTTCAAATAGTGATACAATAAATTTTACATTACATATATTATTATTAGTAAATGGCACAATAATAACAATATTAAGTAGTATAATAAGATTTAAGAATTATAGAGAATTTTTAGAAGGACTAAAAGATGCTCAATTGCAATTAGTAAAATATAAAAATAAATATATGAGACAGTATTATATAATAAAATATAATTATGTAAATAAAATTATACAAGAACAAGATATAACAAAAATATCAGATAAAATAACATTATATGATAGAACAGTTAAATCAATAAATTATTTTCAATTTATAAAAAATACCGATATAATAAAATATAATAAAACAAAAGCAAAATTTGATGTAAGTATATTTGAAATTAAAACATCAACTGCTAATAATTTTGAAGAAATAACAAAAAAAAGAGAAAATGAATATATAAATATAAATAATGAAAACGATATTAATAAAGAATTAATTGATTATAATAAATTTGTTATTTTAAATAATTTAGAATTAGATAAAGATAAATTAAAAATAAATATATCAGAAGAAAGATTACAATTAAATAATAAATTTAAAGAACTTAAAAATAATATAGTTTAAGCCATATGCTCATCATTATTATCATAAGTATCCCATAATTTATCTTTAGATTCTAGAACTTTTGGCGTCGAAGGGTTTGATGCTATTTTTTTTTTTAAACCACTTGCACCATTTAGTTGCAATGGAACAGAACGACCTTCCCATAATTCAATCACTTCCATTTTAATACTTTTTTTGATATCTTCAAATTGACATTGTATTACAAGAGAATCATATTTTTCTGTAAGTCCATTAATAGCATTTTTTGATAATTCTTCCCTTTCCATGCCTTCAATTTGATGAGCTAATTGTAAAAAATTATTACTTAAATTTTTAAATAATTCAACTTTTTCAGGAACTTTTAAATTATTTTGTAATGCAAGTATTAATACACTAGCACCATTAACAACAACATTTGGGATTTTCATATTGCCTTTATCATTATCAAACGAATTTAAAATACACATAACAGAACTAGTAATAATTAATGGTATTTGAAAAGTAAATTTAATAAGACTCCAATATTGAGTAGCTTTTTGACATAATACAGACATTGCTTCGCATTTATCTAAAAGCATATTTAATCTTTCTTCGTCTGATATATGAAGAGAACTTACTCGTTTCATATATCCCTATTATTTAATAATAATTTTAATTCATAACTGGTTTTGTCTAATAACTCAATAAATGTGATAATTTTATTTTTTAATACTTTATTGTTAATATCAATAGAATCTATTTTTTTTTTAAAAATTTCTATTTCAGTTAAAATAAGTTGTTTATTATTTTTAATATTAAAGTTTATTTGAATTATATTATTACTAAAGTCTAGTTCACTATTTTGATATAAATAAGTATTTAAAAAATCTTTAGTTAGTATATTTAATTTATCGTCTAAATTATTTAATATAGATACAATATTATAATCTTTAATTATAAAAATATAAATTTGCATTTTTAATTTAAAGTCATTATAAAAACAAAATAAATTAATAAATGAAGTATTATCATTCACATCAGTCATTTCTTGTTCTTCAATATAACAAATTTTTTTTTTCTTATCTTTCATTTTCTTCTAAAAAACTTTAATATTTTAATAATAATAATTTAAATCCATTTAAATATCATCGATATCATCTATATCATCGATATCACTACTATATTTATTATCATCTGAATCTGTTATACTTAAATTATAATCAAATTCTAACTTATCATCAGAATTTTCGTTAGTAGTCTCTGATTTTTCATAACTAATTTTGTTGTTATAAAAGTTAATAATAATTTGTGATAAATTGTTATTATTAATAAGTTGCTGTATTTGTTCTCTATTATATTTATGAACAATATCAACCTTATTTTTTTGATAATCTCTTATAGAAACTGCTACAATATCCCCTTTTTCTATTAAAATTCTTTTTGAAAATTTTTTTAAAGCACCTCTTATAACGCCAATACAATCATTGCCTGAATTTGTTGTTAAAAGAACATGACCACTACCTAATAATTTTGTAACAATTGCGTATTCTTCACAATTAATATTAATTTCATAATCATTTTTAAAAGAATTATTTAAAATTTTTTTTTGTTTTTTGTTTCTAATAGATGTTTGATACATATTTTTATATAATAATATAGTTAAAACCTTAAATATGTATAAATATAATTTTTTTTTTATTGGAATAATATAAGAATTAAATGAATTATATAAAAAAAGTATTATCTGGTGCAAATTATATTATAAATGACGATAGTAATGTTAATAACATAATAAAAATAAATAATGTTAAAATAAAAAATTATGAATTGGATAATGCATTTTTTTTGCATACAGATAAAAATACACCTTTATGTGATTTAATATCTGATAATATTTTAACAATTAAAGTAGTAAATGTTATTGAAAAAAATAAAATAAGAGGGATTATTAATATAAACTATAATTTTCTAAAATTTAATATAATATTATTAAATAAAAAATTTGTGAATATAAATGATTTATATTTTAGTTTAACAAACTCTAATGATATAGATAATATGTTAAATCATTTTAATAACAATAATATTTTTATAAATGCAAAAATTAAAAATATAGATATAAATAATAATTTATTATGTGAAATTATTTAAATATTATATCGCTATTTTATATATAAATGTACTTAAATGACATATGGTCTTTTTATTTTCATGACCCATATAATACTAATTGGAATATAGACAGTTTTAAATTTATAACAAATATAAGTAATATAGATGATTTTATAACTTTATTTGAATGTTATAAAGATATTTTATCTAAAGGAATGTTTTTTTTTATGAGAGAACATATTTTACCAATATGGGAAGATGAATTCAACAAAAATGGTGGATGTTTTTCATATAAATTATATAATGAAAATTTTGTTGAAAAATTTTTTGAAATATTAGCATTTTTACTAGGTGAAAATTTAGGTGTAAATAATGAAATATCTCTAAACATAAATGGTATATCAATATGTCCTAAAAAAAATTATTATATTGTTAGAATATGGATAAAAGATTCTAAATATGCTGTTAAAGAAAATTATAATATAAATATACCAAAATATACAACATTATTATATAAAAAACATAACTAAAATAATATATTGATATAGTATGTTAACACTTAAATATTTAAAAGATACTATTAAAAGTCATATTTATAGACAAGATACTAAAAAAAAATATTTGCATAATTTTTTTAATAAAGAAGATTTAAATTATATATCTAAAGATGGATATGATTATTTTGTAATACCAAAACAGTATTATATATGGAAGGGCATTAGTGTTAATGACGCAAAAAATAAAGATGTTAATATCGATAATAAAAATAGTAATGATATATTAGACAATTTATCATCATATTTTTTTGCCGATAAAGAAACAGCGTCCTTATATGGATCAAAAAGATTAACTAAAGATGGTGTTGATTTACAGTTTAAAATTGTAAAAGATATAGTTTTGATGGATATTAGCAGTATGAATACTATTATTAAATTATTTAAATATTTGCGTAATTTAAGTTACGATGAATTAAAGGGAAACGAGTTTTTATTAAATGATTATAATACAGAATTATTAAGTTGGGAAAAATCAACTAATTTAAAAAAGAAATATCCAACTAAAGAATTATTTTTTGAAAAAAAATGGAAAGTTAATTGGGCCGAACAAATAACAAATACTTTAGGAAATTATGATCCCAAATATATAGATGGGAAAATTAGTTCTCCTAAAACACCAACAAAAGTTGAAAGAAAATCTGACGAAGTTTTTGACAAAATATTAGTTGATTTAATATGTAGTATTTGTAAAAAAAATGGTATTAATGGATGGATATATTTTAGACAAGAAGATAATGAATTTCATGATGAAATTTTAATATGTAATCCATATGGTTATATAGAATATATAGATTATCATAAAATATAAAAAAATATATAACACATATTTTATAAATGTTTTTACACACAGACACAATGGGGTTCGTGAAGAAAGCATTCTTTGCAAATCTCCTTAAATTCCATATTTAAATATTCATCAATACAATAGTTATCAATATTTTTTTTGATATTGTATACTTCTTCATCATAAAATTTATCATCTAGAATATTTGAAATATTAGACATAATAATTTCATTAAAAGTATCATAATTGTCATCCATTGTTTCGGAAATATTGCACCAGTTGTTGTAACAAATCATTTTGTATAATATTAATTATACTTATTAAATTCATTTTTTTTTATAATAAAGTATTTTATGTACATTTGTAATATATATAAAATTATGCATAATATTAAAGTTTAATGAATAAAATAATTAAATATAAAAAAAGTATTATTTTTCAAAAAGAACTAAAAGCTTTTATACACATTTTAAAAGAAAAAGTTTTTGAAAATAATGGTATATTATTTGGTGATATTGTTGCTAATATAATTATACAAAAATATTATAAAAATTTATTTATTAAAAATAAAAATAATTATAACAATTTTTGGAATAATAATTATGATAAAAATACTATTTTAAGAATGCAAACAAGTAATAAAATAGATATATATTTCACAAATAGTTATGATTACTTAAATTTTATAGAGTATATTAAAACAGAAAAATCTATTGAAATAGTATCAATTAAAAGTATAGATAATAGTTATTCTGTTAATAATTTATATGAAATTAAAACGGTTATAGGTAAAACTGTAACATTTGTTGGATATGATATTAATGTAAAATTAAATATATTATTTAAATTACCAGCATATAAATATTTGGACCCTCCATTTAATCAAACTAATTTTTTAACAGACATTTTAATAATGTCAAAAAGCAAAGAATTTAGAATATCAAATAATACAGGTATAAAATTAATAGATGAAATGAATTTAATTGAAAAAAGCATATTATATACAAAAATTTTACAAGAAGTATGTAAAAAAAATAATTATATATTATGCGAAAATAACTTTTGTAATAATTATATTGCCACAATGACATTAGATTATTTAAAAAACGATTGGAATATTATTAATTCACCTTTAATAATATCCAATAATAATAATAATAATATTAACAATTGTTATATATGTCAATATAATATTGAAAATAATGACGAAATAATTACCATTAATAATATAACTAAATGTTTTTTACATAAAGAATGCTGTTATAAATATTTAGATCAGTTATTAGAAAAAAATAAAAATATTACCTGTCCATTAAGACAATTAATAAATTTTATTGAAACAAATAAAAATAAAATAATTTGCGATTTAATACTTTAGTATATCTTTCATATTTCTAATAATAGTATTAGTATTTGAATTATAAATTATCACAATATTATTATTATCATTTAATGTTTTTTTGATATTTTTTTTTTCAAATTTATTAATATTATCTAAATCAATTAATGTTACATTTTTTTTATTATTATTTAAAAATTTAGAATAATCATCAAATAACTTTTTATTTGTTGAAAAATTATTATTATTAGATGATTTAAGAGTAATTAAATTATTTTTTTTACTATAATACATAGGTTTTAAATAGCAATTATATAAAGGTAAACAAGTAGCAACAAATAATAATAAAAAGGATTGCATACTTATAATATACATAATTTTTTTTTATATATTTTTGTTTTTTCCAAGTAATAATGTTATTGCTAAACTAAATATTAATAATAATGGTAATCCTAATTTAATAATATACCAAACAAATAAGAAATCTTTTTTAACTGAATTAGAGCATTCGCACTTATTTTTATTTAATAGCGAAATATAATAAATAATTATGAAATAACTTATCATATTATAAATAAATAATAATAATGATATGTAAGATAATGTCATTGTTTTTCTAAAAATAATTAAAAATAACAATGATAATAATGCATAAGTTATAATAAATATAAAATAAAAACTAATATATTTATTGTACCATTTTATATCAGCACATTTACATTTATTTTTTTTAAGATTATGTAACCATATTAATCCAATTAATGGAGGTATAATAGTTAATGTTAAATTTAATATAACAACAAATGCAAATACATGAAAATTTTTATTTATATCTAAAGGTTTTATTGAGCTTTTCTTATTTTTTATACTCATTAATTAATTCTATATTAATAAAATATAATATTATTTATAATTAGAATAAAATTAAATGTCTAAATTTGTTAATCATTTTAACGATTATTTAAAACAAAACAATGGCGAAACCTATAATAAAAGATTTTTAGATAATACACATATAAACGATTTTAGCTCTATAAATTATTATCAAAATTATCAAAAATTATTAAAAAATTCATATCAAAATAACTCAATAATTGAAAAAATAAATACGGGTTGTATGTGTAACAATGATAAAATATTAGATAAACAAAACTACATTAAAACAAGCACATATAAAGGTGATATAATTAATAATAAAATATCCAATAGTCCTTTTGACTGTGACAAATATAATTATTTATAAATTAGTACTACCAAAACCTCCAATATTTCTATTTGAATCGGCTAAGTTTTCACTTACTTCTATAAAATTTGCATATATTTGTTTTTTTAGTAATAATTGACAACACTTAAATGGTAAAACTAAATCAGGCATTTCTGAATCAATTTTTGTTAACGCAACATATAAATTGCCTTTATAACCTTGGTCAATAATTCCTACACTATTGCTTAGCATATATCCTGATTTACTTAAGGAACTTCTAGGTACAATTTCAACATAATAACCATTTGGAATATCTAATTTAATACCTGTATCATATAATTTTGTTTTACTGCTAAAAGATTTACTTAAAGAAATAATAGTCAAATCGTAACCTGCATCTGACATTCTATTTTTTGATGGTATAACAGCATTTTCATTAGTTTTTAAAACTTTTATTTCAGGCAATGAAATAGTACTATTAAGGGTATTTAAATAGTTACTGTAAAAATATTCATCATATAAATTATTTGTATAAGTATAAATTTTTCCTAAAAAGTCAATACTATTTACATCAATATATTGTAAAGTAAATAAATTTTCACCTTTATCTATAACCGAAGGAATACCAATAATATCATTAATTAATTCTAATAACTCCTTATTTAAATATGAAATATATGAATATACATCATTATAATGCGAAATAGAACCATAATATTCAAACAGTGCTCTTATATAACTATTTGCGCAATTTTTATTATTATTAATTATACTAATATGGTCAATATAATTTAAATTAGTTATATCGTTTTCTAAATTATTATTAATATTTTTAATTATATTTTCATTATTTATTTCTAAATTAATAGAATTTTTATCATATGTTATAATGCCAATATAATTAAATATATCTAAAATATGAATGCTTAGTAGTTTATTTCTAAAATAGAAATAATATTTATTATTTTCTTTTTTTTCAAAATTTAGTAAAAGTAAGCCTAATACATACATATTTTTATTTGTTAAAATTTCAAAATTATATTCATCCATATTTAATAATAAAATAATCAAAATATTTATATCATTTTTTAATCAAATCTTAAAATATATTTTTTATTATTTAATATTGTTTTATTATTTGGATACATATTTTCAAAAAATTTACCTAGATTTTCATGTATAGTTTCTTTATCATTATAATTAAAATTATAAATTATATTTACTGCTTCAAAATTACTATGAATCCAATAATGTACCATATAACTATCTGAATCATAATTTCCATATCTAATTTTATCAAAATCATTATCGCAAGAATCTAATTCTAATTTTATATCACTAATTGGAAAAATTTTATTTGTTTCTATAATAGTATAACGTGATTTGTCTGATTTATCTATTACTAGTTTATATAGTTCTGACCCAAAAATATTAAATTTACCAAATATATCATCTCCATATTTATCATATATGCTTATAATTATATCAATAATATTTTGAATAATTTCATTTTTACTATTACATGCAAAAAAAGCATTGCATATATAATTATCAGTATTCCAAATATGTTTGGTTTGTTCTGATGGCTCGTATGATATATAAAACGTATCTAAATTAAAATTAAATAAACTATTTAAGTTTTTTAATAATAATATATCTAAATCTATATATATGCCACCATAATAATGTAATATAGCCAATCTTGCTAAATCACTTTTTTGAACACCTAATATATCTTTTTTATAAATATTATATATTTTCTTATAATTTTTTTCTAAAAATATATCAATATTATCATCATCCCATAACATAAATTCAAAGTCATTATTATTTTTAATACTTTCATTGCGTAATTTTTCAAATATTGTAGGTAGTTTGTTTTTATTAAACCATGTTTGATGAATAATTTTTGGTATCATATATATATAAATATTATATTAATAATATATATAATACACTTTATATATTTTCTTATGTCTGATAATGATACTGAATGTTGTATTTGTTTAAATAACATTAATGAAGAAAATATAATAAAATGTAATAGATGTGTTAATATACTATGTGATACATGTTTTAATAAACTAGATAAAAAAATAGATAATAATTATATGTTATGTTATACTTGTCCAAGTTGTAAATTAGATGTTAAATTAGATTTAGAAGATTATGAAACAATAAAAAAATATAATTTATCACAATATTTTAAAAATACGTTATTAATACAAACAAATAATATAATGCATTTGCAAATTAAAAATAATATATTAGAAAATAAGGTACATTATTTAGTATATTGTTTAGATAATGTTTATAAAATATATAAAATGGTGTTTATTGCAGATAAATTTTGTAGCTTAATCTTAATTGGTATAATGTATTTATTTTTTAGCTAAAATAATCACTATTAAGCTTAAAACCTTCAACTAATTTACCGTCATATTTAGCTACATAATCTAATGGCGAAGATGTAATAGACATACCACAATATTCAACTGGTTTTTTATTAAAATCTTGTTGTGTATAAATACCTATATTAATAGATTCTTCTAAAATCCATCTAAAATTTCTCCAAAATTCATCTGTATGTCCTATGCTTTCTGAAACAACATGAGATATTTCATGTAAAACAACAAACATCATTGTATTTAATTCCATTAAATTATCATTATTTCTAATACATAATACAATTTCCTCACCTTTATTAACAGAATAACTTGTATATCTTGGGTCATCAACGCCTTCTCTTAAACCATTTTCTTTATAATTTTCTATAAGTCTTTTAGTTCTTTCATCATCAGAATAACTTTTTTTTAAGTGATCTGTTAAAGTAGATATTTTTGTTCTTATTTCTGCAATTAAATTTGCGGCAGCTTGTGCGTCATCTTTATCTTGCACATAATATTCTTTATCATCTATTGTACTTTTTATTTTAGTTAATTTACTATAATAATTATATAAATATGCAAGATAAAATATGGATCCAAATAATATTAAAAGTATGAATGTTTCTAAACTAATATCCATATTTATCTACTATTATAATTTAAATAAAAAAATGATTTATAAATTAAAATTAATATATAACTAGTAAATGGATTTTCCAAGAAAAGATATTGATGAACTAGAAAATAATGATAAAACTATTAAATTACAAATAACAGATTGGTATATTCCTGAAAGTGATAAAAGTAGACCGAAAAAAAACTATGATGAAGAACAAGATTTATATACTATATTAATCTATGGTACCGATGAAGATAATATTACATATTCTGTTAATATTATTGAATATGAACCATATTTTTATGTTAAAGCACCAGAATCTTGGGATATTTTATCAGATAGCAAATATACACAAAAGGTTAATGAACTTAATAATACTTTATTAAATGAAAAATACGAAAGTCAATGGAATGGAAAAAAATATAAAAAAAATATTATACCAAATCATTTGAAATGTCATTTTAATAGTTTATCAGTTGTTAAAAAAAAAGAGTTTTGGGGATTTACAAATGAAAAAATCTTTAATTATATTAAAGTTTCTGTTAAATCTCTTGCACTATTTAATCAATTAAAATATTATTTTACATCTCGTAAAAAAGATGGATATATATTATATGAAAGTAATATCGACCCATTTATTAGATATATTCATGAACAAAATATTAAACCATGTAGTTGGATTTCTATAACTGATTATGAAATTAGTGATAATGAAACGCGATGTAATTACAATATAACTACTAATTATAAAAATGTTGAACCTTGTAATATTAATAAAATTGCACCACTATTAATTGCAAGTTTTGATATTGAATGTACAAGTAGTCATGGAGATTTTCCATTAGCAAAAAAAGATTATAAAAAAGTTGCACAAGATTTAACTAATGTAGCAAGAAATGGATATGAAATTGATAAAAAATATCTAATATCTTGGTTGCAATATATTTTACATAAAGATGTAATAATAGAGGAAAATCTTGTTATCAATAAAATTTATCCTAAAAAAACTATTGATAAAGATAATATACCAAAAATGATAGAAAAAAATGCAGATAGTATTATTAATTTACTTAATAAAGTATCAGAAATAGAAATTGAAGATGAAGAAGAAAATAGTAAACTATCTATTGGAGAAATAAATAAAATAGAGGATGAAATAAACAAATTATTAACAGAATGTTTACCTGCTTTATATGGAGATGAAATTATTCAAATTGGAACAACAGTTCATAAATATGGTTGCTCTGATATTATTTATAAAAATATAATTAGTTTAAATACCTGTGATAAAATTGAAGATTCAGATGTTATTGAATGTAAAACAGAAAAACAAGTAATTATGGAATGGAAAAAATTAATAACGGAATTAAATCCGGATGTATTAATTGGTTATAATATATTTGGTTTTGATATGAGTTATTTATGGGATAGAACTCTTGAACTAGGAATCAATGATTTATTTGCAATGGGATTAGGAAGACAAATTACAAAAAAATGTATTTTAAAAGAGCAGACATTATCATCATCTGCTCTTGGTGATAATACATTAAAATATTTTGATATGGATGGCATAGTAATTATTGATTTACTTAAAGTAATGCAAAAAGATTTTAAATTAGACAGTTATAAATTAGATAATGTCGCATCAATTTATATTGGTGATAAAAAAGACGATTTGAAACCCCGCGAATTATTTGAAAAGTATAGAGGCAATTCAAGTGATAGATGTGTAATTGCCAAATATTGTATTCAGGATTGTGCTTTAGTTAATCGACTATTACATAAACTTAAAATTTTAGAAAATAATATTGGTATGGGTAACGTATGTTTAGTTCCACTAAATTTCTTATTTAGACGCGGACAAGGAATTAAAGTGTTTTCATTAATTACTAAACAATGTATGGATAAAGGATTAGTTATTCCTGTTATTAATAGTTACAACAATTTAGATATTGATACAGATGGATATGAAGGTGCGGTTGTACTAGATCCTAAAGAAGGCATGTATTTAAATGATCCAATTGTAGTATTTGATTATGGATCACTTTATCCATCTTCTATGATTGCAAGAGATTTATCACATGATAGATATGTATTAAATGAAAAATATATAATAGATGACCCAAATATTGAATATATAGATGTGTCTTATGATTTATATGAAGGTAAAGGAGATAAAAAAACTAAATCTGGAGTCAAAACATGTAAATTTGCAAAAATTAAAGATGAAAATGGAAATCCAAAAAGAGGAATTATTGCAGAAATTTTAATTATGTTATTAAATGAAAGAAAAAATACAAGAAAAAAAATAGAGTATCAAACTATTACTACAAATACAGATACATTTTCAGGATATGTAACTGAAAAAGATGATTATTATAATATATTTGATATTGATACAAATAAAATTAAAAAAATTGAAAAACAAAATGTAATTAAAATAACAGAAACTTATTCTACATTTGAAAAAGATGTATTTGACTCTTTACAATTAGCATATAAAATTACTGCTAATTCACTATATGGTCAAATAGGAGCACGAACATCTCCTATTTATTTAAAAGAAATAGCAGCATGTACAACTGCAACTGGTAGAGAAATGATTATGACTGCAAAAAATTTTGTAGAAACAAACTATAATGCTGAAGTAATTTATGGTGATACTGATTCAATATTTTGTAAATTTCCTTTAAATGATTGTAATGGAAATCCTATTTATGGAAAACAAGCTTTACAAAGTGCTATTGAAATTGGACAAATAGTAGAAAAAGATATAGCAAAAATTATGCCTTATCCTCAAAAATTAAATTATGAAAAAACTCTTTATCCGTTTATTATTTTAAGTAAAAAAAGATATGTAGGCAATCTTTATGAATTTGATGTAAATAAATTTAAACAAAAATCAATGGGTATTGTTTTAAAACGTAGAGATAATGCAAATATCGTTAAAAAAATATATGGTGGTATTATCGATATTTTATTAAATAAACAGGATTTATATGAATCAATTAAGTTTTTAAATGATGAGTTATCTGATTTAGTAAACGGTATTACATCTATTAATGATTTAATTATTACAAAATCATTAAGAGGTTCATACAAAGATCCAACTAAAATTGCACATAAAGTATTAGCAGATAGAATTGGATCTAGAGACCCTGGTAATAAACCTATGGCCAATGATAGAATACCATATGTTTATATTAAATTAGATAATCTTACAAAAGATACTTTACAAGGCGATAGAATAGAAAATCCTGAATATATATTACAAAATAAATTAGTTCCTGATTATCTACATTATATTACAAATCAAATTATGAAACCTGTTATTCAATTATATGCATTATGTCTTGATGAATTGCCAAATTATAATAAAACAAATGATTATTGGGATTTATTAGACGAAGAACTTAAAAACAGTAAAACAATATATCAAGATGATAATAAAAGATTTAATCGTATAGAAAGTCTTAAATTACGTATGGTTAAAGAATTATTATTTGATAAATTTATTGATATGTTAAGTGAGCCAAAAGTTAAAAAAGTAAAAAAAGAAATTAAAACAACAATTTTAGAAGATAAACCAATTAATTATCAAGACTGTGATACTATATTTTCACATTTAACTGTAACAAAAAAAAAGGATTCCAAAAATATTAATACTGTTATAAAAGTAATTAATAATAAAAAAACAATATGGAAAATAAATTATAATGAAGGTACTGACAAAAAGTTTGAAACAATTAATGCTATTTTAAAAATTATAGATTATTATAAAACAAATAACATTAATACTGAAATTAAAATAAAACTTAATAATAAGAAATTTGTCAGTGATTTCAACATTGCTTCTGTAAATCTTAATGATTTCAAAAAATACCAAGAAATTGATGAAAATCTTATTGAAAAAGCATTAGAAACTTGTGATGTTGGTATAATGTCTAATACTTTATCAATTTTAGATTTTAAAAATATATTCTTACTAAATAAAAAAATTACATTTATATAGATAATTTTAATGGAAGAATGGTTCAAATTAGGTTTAATAAAAACTTTTTTAGTTATTATTATTATTTTAGTAAATAAATACGAAAGTAAAACAATTAATTATTGTTTTCCAATTGCTGTTAATTTAATTGCTGGTATTTTTTTATTAGTATATTCATTTAATTATTTAACAGTAAATGATTTTAAAAAATTAAACTATATTTATGTTATTATTGTTGCCTTATGTATTACAATAACACATTTTATAAGTTATAAAATAATAAAAACAACACCTAATCCGGCTTATATTAGGATATTTAGTGCGATGGATATGATACTAGTATTATTAATTAGTTATTTATTTTTTAAAGAAAAGATAACATGTCCTATGATTGTAGGTTTTACTTTAATTACTTTAGGTATTATTATATTATCATACTATTAAATATTCAATTATTTTTTTTGCTTTTTCTTTTCCAATTTTATCTATTTTTGTTAAAATTTTAATTTGTTCCTCATACGAATCACATTTATTTAATGTATTAATTAAAATAGGCATTGAATTATATACATTTGCAATATATTTTGCTATTGTATATGATATTGTAGGTATTTGAGATAATTGTAAAATATAACAATTACTTGGTGTAATATTATCTATTTTTCTAGATTTTATTTTTATATCAGATAAATAGTTATTTATGTCATTGTTTTCTTCTTTTATATATTTTTCTGGATTTTTAATAATATTACAACATAATGATAGAATAAATGAAGCGGTTTCTTGACAATTATTTGTAAATACTAATTTAATATTATCTCTATATAAAGTTCTAAAATATATACTTGAAATGTTAGTATTATTTCTTAATAAACTTTTATTAATTGTATCTCCTTCAATAATATATGTAATATTGTTACAGTCTATATTTGATAATAATCTTTTTTTTTGTTCTTTATACCTACCATCTGTAATAGAAGAATTTAAATCACTTAATGTTTTTCTTTCAAAATACAAACTTTTGTTATTTTCTATTGTTAAAGTAATATCTCCTAATTCTAAATTTGCTGATAAAATTTCTATTTTGTCTTTATAAATATCTAAATCTCTTGAATTTATATCATTAAATAGTTTTTTTTCTCTTGTATCGATATGTAATTTAATCATTTTAATTTTAAATATTCTATAATTTATAGAATGAAATATATATTTATATATTATAATATTGCATATATAATTTTATTAGTTTTAATATATATATATGTTCAAAAAGTTATAAAAAATTGTTATAAACATGAAAATTTTAGTGTAGGTGAAGATTTAACAGAAGTTATTGGTGACGCTAGCGAAGAAAGTAATAGTAATCCAACACAAAATCCTGCATCTGAAAGTACTTCAAATCCGGATGACTCTCCTAAACAAACACCTAAAACAAGTAGACAAGTTAGTTTAAAAAGCACAGATAGCAAGCTTGATGAACGTATAGGAGAAAAAACTAGCGGAGGTCCATCGAAAACTGTTGTTGTTGGTGGTGGTGGTGGTCCCGAATCTACTACTGGTGGTGGTCCCGAATCTACTACTGGTGGTGGTCCCGAATCTACTACTGGTAGTGGTCCCGAATCTAGTAGTGAGAACTTAATCTCTAAAGACCAATTTAACAAGTTGTTAAAACCGGCGGGTAGTGATAAAGTACTATCAGGAGATGTTATAAATGATTCTAATACTGTTGTGATAGAAGACCCAACCAAAAACTTTGACGGCGAAATTCCTTTAACTGAATTAACAAACAGTAGCTATAATTATAAATTTAAACAGAAATCTCAAATTATTAGTAACTTAGGTAGTGAAAAAAAATCTATTAATATAGATAACTTAAAACAAGAAATTGAAGGAAAAGTAAATGAAGAAGTGGGTGGTTCTTGATAAATAATTTAATATTGACTAAAAAGCATTGCATTTAAATTATTATTTCTATCTTTTATGTTATTTTTTTTTATGCTATTGTAATTATTAATATAAAAATTGCTAATTTCACTTGAATTATATGGTAACGGAATTTTCAAGTAATTTTTATAATTTTTTAGCAATATTAATTTTAATATAAAATAGGCAAATATATTTGTCTTTTCATACCATATATTATTATTATATTTTTTTATAATTTTATTATATTGCATATATGAAAATGCTAATTCTTTATTATAAAGAAGTTTAAAATTAATATTATATTCAACAGAAATAAATAATAAATTATATATTGTTGCCCAAAATTCAATATTTCCTTCATTTGGTTCAAAATCAGTATTGTTTGAAATTCTAAAAAACGATTTTAGTTTATTTATTTCATTATGTGACATAAATAAAAGCGAGTCGTTTATTATATTAACATGGTGTAATAATTCATGTATCATAACTTTAGCATATTCACATGATCTAATTATGTAAATATCATTGTTAAGTATATTTGTAAATCCACCATTGAAATGTTTACTTTCAAAAATTTCATTTTTTTTAGGAAAATATCTTTTTAATTTGCATAATGCTATATGAAAATTAATTTCTTTAGTAATATTATATATTTTTGATAAAATATATAATCTTCTATAAATTTTTATTAATTTAAATATTGAATTATAATTATTATTGCTATATAAATAAATATTAATATTACATAAATTACTAGATATTTTTGTTACATTTGTACACGTCTTAATATATATAAATATGTCATTATTACTAAATCTAGAATTATAACATTCATTATGAAATTTATTTATTAAATATTTAGAACTATCATAATTTATTTCATCAAAACTAATTGCATCAATAATATTAATGTTACTGTAAGAATTTATTTTGTCTAATAACTTTTTAATAGATGTCATCACTTAAAAAAGGTTTTACTTCTTTAATAATAGAATTTAAATATTTTTTATTATATAATTTATTGATAATAAATAAAAATTTAGAAATAATTACATCATAATTATTACAAATGTCAATATTATTACAATTATTTTCTTTTAATTTATTATAATAATTAATTCTATTTATTAATATATTAATAAAATTAATATTAATTTCATTTGTTAGTTTTTTACATTGTTTATCATATATCCATATATTTTTATCACTATTGTAATATTGCCATTTATTATTTCCAATATATTTATATTTTTTAATTAATATTTTTGATATTAGATTTGCAATATTATAGTCAGAAATGTCTGTAACTATATTATCAATTAAATTATCTAATTCATTTTTATACATTATAATTAATATCAATTATATTTTATATAGATATAAAAATATAAAATAATTATAGATTAATAAAATGAAAGAATGGAATATACTAGATTTATACTTTAAAAATCATAAATATCCATTTACAAGTCATCATTTGGATAGTTATAGAGATTTTATTAAAAATAATATTCCAAACATCATAAAATCATATAACCCCATAACAATGATTAAATATAATGATTCAGGGGAAATAATAATTAAAGTTGAAGTATATGTTGGTAATAAAAATTCTGATGAAATATTTATTGATAGACCAATCACTTTTGATAATTCATCTCCAAAAATAATTACACCAAATGATGCGAGATTAAGAAATTTAACTTATGAAACACATATTTATGCTAATGTATTAGTTAAAATAGTTGATAATGATACTTATAATTATGAAACTGTTTTTAAAAATGTTGCAATTGGTTCAATTCCAATTATGTTACATAGTGATGCTTGTATTTTAAATGGACAAGGTCAGGAAATATTAAAAAGTTTAGATGAATGTGTTTATGATATGGGTGGTTATTTTATAATAGATGGAAAAGAAAAAGTTATAATAGCACAAGAGCGTATTACATCTAATAAATTATTTACATCAAAATTAACAGACGATGACAATTTTTCTTATAAAGGTTTAATAAAATGTACAAGTGATGTAGGTGAAAGTGCTTTGGCACCTAAATCATTAGAATTTTATTTAGTTAAAAATACTATAAATACTGAAGAAAAAGAAGTTAATGATAATTATATAAGTAAAAAAGGTGCAATATTATGCTCTTTTAAAGCAATAAATGGTAATAAAATACCTGTATTTATATTATTTAGAGCATTCGGTGTTGAAACAGACAAGGATATATGTGATATGATATTTGGAGATGATTTAAATGAAACAGAAAAAATATATTTTTATAATTTTATAAGACCTTCTATAAGTTCAGCATCAAATGTTTATACACAGGAAGAAGCATTTAATTATATGAAACCAATATCAATGTATAAAACAATTGACCATATTAAAAGTGCATTAGTTACAGAGTTATTTCCAAATATTACAAAATTTGAAAATAAAGGTAAATATTTGGCTTATTTAATAAAAGAATTTATTAATACATGTATTAATATTAATGATGTTAGTGATAGAGACGGTTATACGCATAAAAGAGTAGATATTAGTGGGTATTTATTATCACAATTATTTTATGAATCGTATACAAAATTAAGTAAATTTATTAGAGACAATTTAGATAAAACATATAATTATGGTGCCTGGAAAAGTTATAATAATTACGATTATTTTATTAATGATAATAACATTTACAAAATCATACCATCTTTAATAATAACTAAAAGCTTTTCGCGCTCATTAAAAGGCATGTGGGGACTTGAAGATGATGACGACCCTGAACTTGGTATGGTACAAGATTTGTCTAGAATTTCTTATATAGGATTTCTATCACATTTAAGAAATGTTAATATTCCTTTAGATAGAGATATTAAATTAACAAGTCCTCATAGATTACATTCACAGCAATATGGTATTATGTGTCCATTTGCTACACCCGATGGTGCTTCAGTAGGTTATTTAAAGAATATGGCATTATTGGCAAAAATAACCCCAAATAGTAATATTGATTTTGTTAAAGATTGTTTAAATGATATTAGTAGTGTAATATTAATTGAAAATTACAATAAATCATTAAATAGAAATATTACCAAAATATTTTTAAATAATTCTTTATATGCTATTACATTTGAACCAAATATGTTAGTAAGAACTTTAAAAGCTTACCGTAGAAATAATTTAATTAATCCATTAATTTCTATTTCGTGGAGTATTAAAAATAATATAATTAATATTTTAACAGATTCTGGAAGAAGTTGTAGACCTCTTATTATTGCTAACAAATATACAAAAATAGATAAATATACAAATTGGTTTGATTTGTTAACAGGCTCTATTAATACTTTAGCAGAAACGGATAAAAATGATAATTTTTATTATAATAGTTTTTATACATCACCTAAAACTTTATCACAATTTGCAAATAAGTCTGATAGCGAAATATTAGATATATTAGAGAAAAATGGTGCAGTTATTGAATATATAGATATTGATGAACAAGATACTATATATATTGCAATGGATAAAACAACATTAAATTCATTTCATACACATGTTGAAATTCATCCATCTACCATGTTAAGTGCAATAAGTGCAAATATTCCTTTATCGAATCATAATCAATCCGCAAGAAATGTCTTTCATGCTGCACAAAGTAAACAAGCAATTGGTGTTTATTCAACTAGTTTTAATAAAAGATTTGATACAATGTCATATGTATTACATTATTCACAGAAACCTTTAATAACAACAAGAATATCTGATTATACATTAAGCAATAATTTACCAAATGGTTTTAATGTTATTGTGGCAATAATGAGTTATTCTGGATTTAATCAAGAAGATAGTATAATGATAAATAAAAATTCTTTAGACAGAGGATTATTTTCCTTATCTTATTATAAATCAATTACAGCGACCGCAAAAATTGAATCTCAATATGAAAAAACTATATTTGCTAATCCATTAATATATCAGCAAAATGGTTATAAAATAAATAACTTAAAATCTGCAAACTATAATTATATAAATGAAGAAGGTTTTATATCAGAAGGAGTTTATATACCAAAAGGGCAAAAGGTTGTTGTTGTTGGTATGTTAAGTGAAAAATATGTTTATAAACAAGTTAAAAAAGGTGTATTTACTGAGTTAGTAAAAGAAATAATATATACAGATTGTTCAATAACAACTGATAATTCATTATTTGGTAAAATAGATAAGGTATATATCGATAATAAAATAAATGATGAAGATACAAAAATATGTAAAGTAAGATTTCTTAAAATTAAAAGACCTGAATTTGGTGATAAACACGCTTCAAGACATGGACAAAAAGGTGTTATTGGAATGATATTACCTGAGGAAAATTTACCATTTACTAAAAATGGTATCAAACCAGATATTATAATAAATCCACATGCTATTCCATCGCGTATGACTATTGGTCATTTAGTTGAATGTGTTTTTGCAAAATTATCTTGTTTAAATGGTACATTTGGAGATGGTACAGTATTTTTACCTTTTCAAGAAAAATTAATTTATAATAGTTTAGAAGATTTAGGTTTTGATAAACATGGTGATGAAATATTATATAATGGATTTACTGGTAAACAATTAGAGACAGAAATATTTATAGGTCCCACATTTTATTTTAGATTAAAACATATGGTTGCAGAAAAAATGCATGCGCGGGATATTGGTCCCAAAGTGTCTTTAACAAGACAACCAACGGCCGGAAGAAGAAAAGGCGGTGGTCTTCGTATAGGAGAAATGGAAAGAGATAGCGTTTTAAGTCATGGTATAACTAAATTTATGAAAGAAAGTATGACTATACGGTCTGATAACTATACATGGCCAGTTTGTCAAAATTGTGGCTCACTTGCAATATATAATCCTAATAAAAAAAATTTTATTCTAGAATGTAGAAACTGTAATACTAATAAAAACATTGTTCAAGTTAATACTCCTTATTGTTTTAAACTACTTGTTCAAGAATTAGAGACAATGGGATTGCAATTAAGATTAAACACCGATAAATTAAATTATATTGATAATGAAACATATATAGATTTTGATATGATTACCTTTGAAGATAGTATTGATAATGATATAATGTCGGGTGGAAATTTATCTAACGAATCAAACGATGTTGTTAACATAACTGAATTAAAACGATTAAATAATATTAGAGAAAGTTTAGAAGAAAGTATTGTAGGTGGTGAAGGTGAAGAAAGTGGTAGTGGAGATAGCGAAGACGATTATGGTAATGGTAGTGAAGGTAGTATAGGTGGTAGTGAAGGTAGTATAGGTGGTAGTGAAGATGAAACCGAAACAGAAACTGAAAATGAAGATGGAACCAAATCCGGAAGTGAAGCTAGTAGTGAAGATGGAAGTGCAGGTGGAAGTGAAGCTGGTAGTGAAGATGGAAGTGCAGGTGGAAGTGTAAAAAGTTATGGTGGTTATAGTAAAGGCAATATTATAGATAATGTTATAGAAGATACAAGTAGTGACAGCGATAATGATATTTCCATATATGATAATTATTTAAAACAAGGTTTAAAACAAGGTGGTACAACAAAAAATCTAGATGAAGTAAAAGTAATTGAATTAACTAATTAAAAGAAAATAATATTCATATTTAGTAAAGAACACTTATGTTTTGTTTAGAAACAATACTAATTATATTATCAATAATAATTATTATTACAATTATAGTATATAAGTTTTATTATAGTTATGAAACGTTTGAAAATTATAGTAGTTTATCCGCTGAAATTTCTGATATTAAAAACATAATTAATAATATTCAAGATGAAATATATCAAATAAATAAATATAAAACAGACACGTATGATAGATTTAGTAAAATAACAAGCGATATAGACAAAAATACAAAAAATGTTACAAAAGTAAATTCAAATTTTAATACATATGAATCTGTTTTTAATAAATATATAGAAGAAGCAAATATACCAGTGGATACATTGTATTTATGTAATAAAGAAAAAAAATGTGTTGAGATGAAATATGATGACGATAATGAATATAATATAAAATCGTCCAATATTAAAATTAAAAATGATAAGGATGAAATAATAACTAATTTTAAAGATAATGAAATTTATTTTGGAGGTAATCAAAATTCAAATTCACCTTTGTATATAAAAAATAATAATGTTTATAGTAATAAATTTAATGTTAGTGATTTATATATAAAGGATTATAAAGATACCTCTAAATTATTATATTTAAATGATTATATTAAATGGATTGATGATAGTATCAATTATAATAATAATATGAATAAATTATCTCAAGACAATAATAATAAGCGTATAACAGATATTACTAAGATAAATACAAAAATAAATAATCTTAACAAAGACAAGGATAATCTTGATGCTAAAATAACAAATAATGCAAAAGAAATTAGTGATTTAAAAATGGAATATCAAAATTATAAGGATTTAAATGCAAAATTTTCTAATAAGTATGATGAATTACAAAAAGAATTAAATGACAATATTGATATAATAACAAATCATAATGCTACTATGCAACAATATGAACAAAATACAAATAAAGAAGTTGATGCATTAAATACAAGAATTGATGAAATTATAATTAAAATAAATGAATTGCTTGAAAAAGCTTCTTTACAAAGAGAAGTATTTAATAAAGCAAATCTTGAAAATACAGGTGTTAATCCATTATTTGATAGAGAAAACTTAACATTGGATGAATATAAGGACTATTTTGATAAATTAGTAATTGCGGCAGTTAATTTAGGATTACCTGAAGAAGAATTAAAATCATCAACAACTAATTAAAATATAATATTAAATTAGTATTAAATGAATAATATAAATATATTATTGTTATTAATAATAATTACATTAATGATATGTTATTATAATTTAAATAGTTATAAAAAAAATATAGAATATTTTAATAACAAATTAAACTAAGAATCTTCGATAAAATTAATTTTTTTTTTACTTTGTTTATATTCAATTGGTAAACTTTTTGATTGCTCAACCTTTTCCCAAAAATCATTAATTTTTTCAGGAATTGTTTTCCATAATTTTTCATTAAAATTAACTTTTTGAATATAAATTTCTTCTAAAGCCCATCTTGTTAGTTTAATAAATTGTAAATTGTTTTTATCCATGTTTTTAACTTCTGTAACTTGTGCCTCGATATTACTTAAACTATCCTCCTTACTTAGAAACTCATCACTATATAAATAGTAGTATTTTTGTTTATCATTATCATAATATTCAGCAATTACACCAAAATTTTTATTTACATAATTTTTATCTTTAATAAAGTTAAAATAATCTTCATTATTATTAAATGTTTTAAAATTACATTCTACATAATCACATTCTTTTAAATTACATACAGCAAGTTGTCCTTGCATTTGATAGTAATATTTTTCTGGAATCACATCCTTTTTAATTGTTCTAGAATAAGGACATTTAATTTCAACCATTATTCCTAAATCTGATATACCATCGGGAGAAGCGCCAAAATTTTTAATTGACTTATTTTGAATTATACCAAATATATGAATTTTAATGTTATTATTAAGTTGTCTATAACATCTAACTGCCATATCTTCGAACATATTACCCCATTTTAATGGTGGTACATTTTGAAAGTTTGTATTATCAATAAATACACCTGCTTTTTTTTTTGCCAATAAATTATTATTTTTTGATATAGCTTCTCCTAAATCGCTTGCGGTTAAGCAAGTTTTTCTAATATCATACCATTCTTTTGTACATTGTTCGATATAAGGATATTCTAATAATTCTTTTAAAATTAATTTATTATGTTTTAAAGTTTTAACTCTACTTAATATAAATTCTTTATTTATATGCTCGGTTGATAAAAATTTGTAATCATTTTCATCTAATGTAATATCATATTCAATATATTTATATAACAAATTATCTAAATTTCTATTTAAATCATTATAATAATCGCTATTATTTTTAAATTCAACACTATTAAGTTTGCTCATTTTTTTGATTAAATTATTAACCTTACAAGATGTTAACATTTTTTTAATTAATTTATTTTTAATAATATTATTATTACATATTAAACGTTTAAACATCTTAAATAATTTAAGATTTATTATTATATCATTTTTTATTAGACACTAAAATATTATTTAATTCTAAATCTAATTTATTTTGATGTGCTTTTGATTTTAAAAGACGTTTATTTTCGTGAGCTTTTTGTTTACCTAATATATTTTTAACATTATATGTTAATTCTTCTTTTTTATCGTTATTAACTGGTTTTTCATATTTTAAAGCATATATTTTATCAATTTCTATTTTTTTATTTTCTAAAATTTTATCTATTGTTTCATAATAAAGGTTTTCCGACATTTAAACTACTCAAAGATAAAAATTACTCATTTTTTTTATCAAAATAAAAAAAGTACATATTTAAATTTATTTTTATTTTTTATAAAAGATTTTAAAATTTTTAAATTTTTATAAATATGTACTTTTTTTATAAGGTTTTTATTGTAATGTTATTATTATTATCTATTACTATATATTGATAATTATTTTTACCGTAAGACCGTGAAATTCCATTATCAGTATACCATACATTATTATGCAATTTTATTGTTTCAACAGTGTTATGTCCAACAAACATAAAAGCACAATTTAATTTATTTAACACATAATCTAAATCGGTTTTTTGTTGGACTTCTCTTGTCCATAATATACCATTATTATCTAATATTAATTTATTAATTAATTCTACATCATTTTTATTTGTATTTTTATTTAACATATTATTCCATACATCATTTATATAAAATAAATTTTTATTATATTTTTCACATATATCTAAATGATTTTTAGTAATTCCTGCATGACAAAATAATAAATCATTAATTTTAACAACAATAGGACGGTCTGCTAATATTTTATTATAAATCCCTTTTTCTTTGAAATTACTTTGTCTTTCTTCGTAATTACTATTTTTAGAAACATAAGAAAAGTCACCTAAATAATTCATTAATTCATGATTACCTATAATGGAAATAAATAAACTATTCTTACTTTTAGCTAGTTTATTTAGTAAGTTAGTAAAATTTAAAACTTCTATATCTTTAATCACTTCCCAATCAGTTATTAAAGGGTTTCTATTCATACTATCTATTTGGTCACCAAGTTGTATAACAATTATGTTTTCTTTGAGCCATTCTAAATTATTACTAATTATTTTTTCATTTAATAAAATTGACTTTAATCTTTTTAAGTCACCATGAATATCACCAATAATTAGAATATTATCATAATTTTTATAGTAAACATGTTGAATATCAAACATATATAAGAGTCTATTAATAAACAAATACAAAATATATTTTATATTATTTTATTAAGTTTAATAATGTCAATTGAAGATGTTGATTATATGAAACAAAATAGTATAAAAGAAAATTATACATTTATAGTTGATAGTAAATTTAGAGATCAAACAGTTTATCCAGAACCAAACAATTATGTAGTTAATTTTGATATTCCTTTTAAAAACGTATTTGGTGTTGAAATTTTAGATGTTAGTATACCCAAAACTATGTATAATATTGATAAAGATAGTAATCAATTAATTATGTATATTAATACTACAAAAAAACAAATTTTAAATTTAAATGATATGGCAATTGGATTACAATGGGAAAAAAAAGAAAATATAAATGACCCCGCAACAGATATAGAAATTAACGAGCCAAATAAATATGTATTATCAGATAAATTACGTACAACAACTCAATTAGATAGTTTTTCACAATATAATATATCAAATTTAAATAAATATAATTATGTAGAAGTAGTTAATTTACAAAACTGGAAAATTAATGATACAATAAATATTAATAATACAAATTATATACCCTTTTTTAATCCAAAATTATCAGAAGATTTAAAAACAAAAAATGAATTTACTATTAATGAAATTGATTTATATAATTTAAACAATCTTAGAACATATAATACTATACCAGTAATCGAAGGAGAAAATTTCTATTTAGAATGGTATAATAGTGGTGATACATTATTTGATAATAACTATGGTTTAGAATGGGAATATATAGGTACTAATCAACCTAGAAATGGTAATAATATAGATAATGAAGTTTTAAAAAATTACATATCTAGTGGTAAATTAAGTTTAAATTTTGAAGAATTTGAAAACTTAAATATAGATATAACTAATAAAAATAATTATATTGAAATTAATAATAGCTATTATAAACCAAAAACAAATTTAAATATTGGTTCAAAATGGATTGATCATGAATATACAGATAATAAAAAATTATATGTTAATACTGACTTGGAGCTTGATATAAAAAGAAAGATATATTTACAAAAAGAGCTTGATTATACAAATGAAGAATTAAATAATTTTAATTTTGATTTTAATACACAAATAAATAGTTATATTAAAGTTTATACGGGATTAAAATGGGAAAGAGCAAGAACGTCGCGTTTAAATGGTTATACCTTATTGAAAAATGATAAATTAGATAATTATATTATAAACTTTTTAAATACAAATAATTCAATATATAAATTAACAATTGATATAACAGAATTTAATACATTTGGTATAGATACTGACAGCATAAATGAAAAACTTTATGTTATTATTTATGGTAATTATTGGATAATAGAAGCAAATTATATTATACCAAATGGTTTAATAAAAGTAAATAATAACTTAAAACGATTATGGTTAAATAACAATAACTTTTATAATTATATGTTATTAAATTTTAGTAACACTAATAAAAACGATATTATAACTATTCCTTTAAATGAATGGCAGACTTTTAATATTAATCCAAACGAATTGTTATCATATACATGTATTCTTATAAATAATAATTATTATAAAATAAAACCAACGAAATTTTATACAACAAATATATTTTATTATTATCCAACAGACACATTAAATATTAATAATGAAAATGATTATGAAAATTTACTAGAATTGTTTTTTGAAAAATTTATTATTGAAATACCAATTGGTAATTATACATTAAATAAATTAATTATTAGTTTAAATAATGAGTTTAGAAATAATATTAATTTAGAAGTAAATACACGAAATAATGCTAAAAATGAAAATTTTTTGAATAATATTGATAATTACGAGTTAGGTGTTACATGTTTTGGTAATACAATACCGGCAGATATACAAAATATTCTTAAATTTGAATCAAATAGAGCAATGATATTTGATATGAATAATTCTACAATAAATAAAACTCTTGGATTTTATTCAAAAGTAAGTAATGAAAGTAATTTTATAAATAGTTTTAAATATTTAAATATAAATATTATTGAAAATTACGAAAAGTTTTATCATTCTGTAGAAAATAGTAATAAACATATTATTATATCACCTGGTATTGTTTATTTAATTGGTTCCGAATACATTATTTTGAAATGTCCAGAAATAGAAGAACATTTATATGGTTCTTTATCTTATACAAAAAATACAATTGGACTTGCTAAAATAAGGATAAGTAATTGGGGTTTAAATGAAGAATCAACCTCTTATCTTAAACTACAACTAAGAGAATTTCATCCTATTGGCAAATTAACAAAAATGACATTAAAATTTGAAAATGCTGATGGGTCATTATATAATTTCCGTGGTGTAAATCACAATATCGTATTTGCAGTACATTATTATTCTGCAAAACAGAAAAAAGTATTTGAAAAATCTGTCATTAACCCTGATTATAAAATGAATTTTATAGAGTATAAATATTCACACGACGATATTGAAGAAGAAAGTGATGTTGATGATGAAGAAAATTACTCAAAAATAAGTATTGAAAATTACAAAATTATGGAAAATAAATATGGTGGTGATAAATATACAAATGGATACGAATTAGATTATAATAAAATTAAAGATGAATTATATAATAATATCTATAAATCAGAATCAGATTCCGATTTATAATTAATATGTGCAGATGATATTACACTCATTAAAGGATTTGGTATTGACATTGGCGAAAGAAATAAACAATGTTCTTTATTTGTAAAATTAGAATTGTAACATTTTGTTTCTTTGGCACAATAAGTATCTGAAGTACCAATTAGTTGTTTTTCATTAACGGTATATATATCATTTTTAAATATTGGCCAAAAGTTATAAATTAATATATTAGAAGTATTTTTAATTTTTATTGGGACATTTATTTCACTAAATAATGTTTTATCATCGTTATATGCACAATCTGTTTTTAATTTAAATACAAAACAGTCATTAACACATCCTTTTCGTGTTTTATAAGTTTCTATAAATTCTTTTCTGTTTTGTTCAGCTGTTTCTAATTTTTCTATTAATGTTTCTAAATAATTTTTCGCTGTTTGTTTATTAAATCTAAATAATAATATAATATCATCAATATGCAAACCATGACCTGTAGATATATTTTCAATTATTTTCAAAGCATATAATTCATTATTTACTACTGTACCACTAGAATCTTCAAACAACTCCCATCTTTTAAGAGCGATATCATATGATTTTGACAATGGTTTGCCAATATTTGCTAAGTATTCTGTTAAAATAGAATCAGTATCAATAATATTATATTTAACTTTATCTTCGTATGATAATTCTTTTCTAAATTGCTCACTAAACAATTTATTTTTTAAGACAAATTCTCGTATAGTTTCTTTAACCCATTGTTTGGGCTCTAAATCAATATATTTCCAATTATTTGTATGTTGAATTTTTTTTAAATTTGCATATTCAAGCTCATCTATTTCTAGTTTTTTCATCCATTCAGAAACAATTTTGTTATTACTACTGTTTTTTTCAGGATTATATATACTATATAATATATTAAAATAATCAGGATGAATGCTTACATAATGAAGTTCATTATTTTTAAGAAATACATATCTAAATTTTATATTTCCATCTATATTTTTCCATTCTAACATTTTATCTTTAGCATATGTTTCCATTTGATTTCCAATAATATGATATTTATCTATCCATAATCTTTCTGCAGGTGTTGATATATCATAATCTTTTTTTTGTGCATTACATTCGTTACAATCTGGTACAGATTTATGATGTCCACAACCTCTAGGACATTTTTTAAGTCTTTCACTTATACTAAGTTCAGAACTTGTTTCTCCATAATTAACAATTTCTTCAGGTTCTTCAAAATTAGAATAAGTTTCAACATAATTATTACTGTTATAAGTATAAATACAATTAATAAATATAATAACTATAATTAATATAAATATTATAATTGAAACTATATTAAGTAATATATTTGCAGTTAACATTTATATAATCTCTCTTATAATTAAGACATTTTATATTTTTATGAGTAGATACAATACATATAAAAAATATATAAAATACAAACAAAATTTTAATAATAAAAGTATAGATGAACTATGTTTAAAAAGTAATAAATTTCAATTGCAACCACAACAACTTTTCTTAAAAAGTTATTTTAAAAATAACAGTAGCATTAAACAATTTTTATTATATCATGAAATTGGTTCTGGTAAAACTTGTACATCAATTATACTAGCAGAAGATTTTTTAAAACAAGATTCAAAAAATCTTATTACTGTTATATTGCCTGCAAGATTAAAAAATAATTTTTATGATGAATTAATATCACCTTGTACCAATTTTAATTACTTTACAGAGGAAGATTATAATACTTTTAATAGTAATTTAACAAGTTTTGATGATAAAAATAAACTAAGAAATAAATTTATTAATAAAATTAACAAAAAATATAATATAATTTCATATGATAAATTTAGATTATTATGTTTAAAAAATCAAAACAATATAACCGACTTTATTAAAAATTACACAAAAAATAATATGATAATTATTGATGAAATACATAATTTAATTAGTGATACTTACAGTATTGATAATTATATTAAAATAGAAGAAACAGGTATATTAAGTAATACAAAAACGATATCTATTAATTCAGCCTTAATTAAATTATTATCAAAATTTTCTCATTATACTTGTAAAATTTTATTTTTAACTGCAACACCTATTTATAATTCATTTAAAGAACTACCGGAACTAGTCTACTTGCTAAATCCAAGTACTGAAAATGTAAAACAAAATTTAATAAATATTAATTATAAAGATAATTTAGAAAAATTAAAAGGGAAAATTAGTTATTTCCCTGGCTCTTCTAAAACTGCTTATCCAACATCAAACATTATTAATTATAATATTAATATGTCTGAAAAACAAGATATTTTAACTCATGAAGCACTAAATTCAAATAATTTAAATAATACATCAAATGATTATGATAATGAAGCATTTTTAGTTAATCAAAGACAAATAAGTATTAGTTGTTTAAGTAAAAAATATAATATAACTAAAGTTGTTGAAAACTTAGAATTATATGCTCCTAAAATACATAAATTAGTAAATATAATAAATTCCCCAAATATATATGGTAAACATGTAATATACACATCATTTATAACGGTTGGTATAAATGTTATTGAAAAATATCTTAAAAACAATGGATGGATATCAATATTTAAAGTTTATAATAATGAAGAGTTATGGAAAAAATATGAAAATAAAGTATATGCGATATGGAGTGGTAATGAGAATAATACTAAAAAAGATATAATAAAAAAATTTATGAATAATGAAAATAATATTTATGGCAATAAAATAAAAGTTTTAATTGGAAGCCCAAGTATTAAAGAAGGAATTAGTTTTAAACATATACAACATATTCATTTAATCGATCCAGTATGGAATATTGCTGGGAAAAAACAAATCGAAGGTCGTGCAATACGATTTTGCTCGCATTATGATATAGATGAAAAAGTTCATAAAAACTTAAAAAGAGTAATTAATATTCACGTTTATAAATTAGTTCCTTGTGTTAAAAAAAATAAATTTATTACAGAAACCGTAGACCAAAAACTTTATGATAAAATTTTACCTGAAAAATACGAAAATGTTAAAATTTTAGAAGATAAATTAAAAGAGGTTGCAATTGATTATCATTTATTTAAAAAAATATCTGACAAGGGCGCGTTAAGTCCTAAATCAAATGAAAATTCAGATATTGAAGAAGATGATAAAAAAACTGTTAGTAAGAAAAAAAAATCTAATTTGTTTAAAACTTGTTTACCAAAAATAAGAAAACCAGATAAAATAACAAAAAATTGTTTAAATAAATCGTATCCTTTTAAAAAACTTAATAAACATGGTGAATATTGTTGTTATAAAAATAAAACTAAAAAATCGACATGTCCTAAAAAAAGAAGACCAAATGAAAATAATGAATGTGAAAATAACTTATTTAAAAGATTAAATAAACATGGTGATATGTGTTGTTACAAATATGAAAAAAAAACTTAAGGTTCAGACAAATTAGTAAATAAATAATCACTTGCATTGAGAGTATCTAAAGTTAGATCAACACCAGAAGCTTGTAAGGTAGGTTTGTTACTTGATTTATTTTTAATTAAGGTGTTATATTCAGCGTCTGAAATATTGTGGGTCCCTGTCGCCCCCGAGTCATAAAAATTATTATAAACATCTTTGATTTTACGATTTAATTCTTCAAGGGTATTAAAATCTGCACTATCAATAAAGTTAGTACTATTTAATGGAGTCGTCGAAACAGTAAATTTTTCTATATCTTTTTTAAGTATATTTGACATATTTATTATGTTTGTGTTTAAATATTTGTGTATTAAATAAGTTATTAATAGTGAAATAATAAGCAATATAACATTATATAATATAATATTATTCATCTCTAATAAATATTTAATATTATTTTTATATTTCTTATTAATAACTATGAATAAATACGACAAATATTATACAAATAAAAACGTTGTTAAATTATGTTGTAAATTATTTAAAACTACAATAAAAAGTACTAATAAAGATTTAATAATTGAACCAAGTGCAGGTAATGGCGCTTTTATTAAATGTTTGAAAAAATACAAAAATACATTATTTTTAGATATAAAACCAGAACATAAAGATATAATAAAACAAAATTTTTTAAAATTTAAATATAAAAATATTATAAAAAAATATAATGATAATATACATGTAATTGGTAACCCTCCATTTGGAAAAAAATCATCAACAGCAATTAAATTTATAAAATATGCTTGTAAATTTTGTAATACATTTTCTTTTATATTGCCAAAAAGTTTTGATAAATATTTTATGAAAAAAACTATACCTTTAAATTTTCATTTAATAAAGTCAATTAATTTACCTGAAAATAGTTTTAATTTACCAATAAAGTGTATTTTTCAAATATGGAAAAAAAAAAAGTATAGTAGAAAGATTATTAAAAAAATTAAAACAAATAATAATTATAAATTTGTTAAAAAAAACGAAAACCCTACATTCGCAATAAGAAGAGTTGGAAGTAAATCCGGATATATTTATTACAATAATTTAGAAAATAAAAATATTAATACGCATTATTTTATTAAATTATTAAAAAATAATAAATTTAATTTATCAAAAATTAATTTTAAAGAAAAAAATTATACATTAGGACCTAATAGCATTTCAAAAATGGATATTATAATAAAATTAAACAAAATATTATTATAATTTAAATTTAGGAAATTTTTTAGCTTTTTTTTTCACTTTATACTTACCTCCTTTTTGTGTTTTTAATTTAGATAAGTTTTCAGTTATAGATGTAATATTATTTAAACATTCTGTTTTATTTAAATTAACATTACTAGTATTGGTATGAAAATAACTACTAATTTCTAATAAGTCATTTATAACTTGTTTAATTGTATATCTCTCAAATGGGTCAGTTATTATCATATTAGTAATTAATGTTTTAAATTTATTATCAATTAAGTCTTTGTCGTGATAAGTAATTTTTATATTGTTAAATCTTAAATATATAAACAATAAAACTGTACCAAGAGAATAAACATCACCTTGATGAGCAATGTCCTTTAATTCTTTTGGCATATTATTAATATTAGTTACATTTTCGTACTTTGATAGAAATTTTTCATATTCTTTTTTCTTAACATTATAGAAATGTTCGTTTTTATATTCTAAATGAAATAAATCTAAGTTTCTAAACATATTTGTTTTATTATAGATAGCATATTCTGGTGGATGTAAAAAATATGCACCACCTACAAACCATTCTTCAATATCTGAATATACATTACGCGCTTCGATAGATAAACCATAATCAATTAATGATAATTTACCATCTTTATATAAAATGTTATCATCCTTGATATCTCTATGAACAAAATTTAGTTCATGAAAGGTTTCTAATGATTTGCAAAAAACAATAAGCGATTTTACTAACTCATAATCAGTTAAAACCACTTTACCTAATTGTTGCCCACCATCATTATATACAATTTCGTGAATATAATCACTATCATAAGTTATAATATCATATAAACAAGAACTAACTTGATTATTATTAAATAATTTATTAATATGTTCTTTTCTAATAGTATCATTATTATCTTTAATTGTATATGTTGCACATCTTTTCGGTAAAACAGATAATTCATTAAAAACATTAACAGTTCCAAATACTTGATAATATTTATTTAAAATTAAATTAATAATTAGAAGCTCTTCGCAATATGATTTTGTATCTATAAAAAATTTAGCTATATGTTTTCCATTTTTTTCATCTAAATCAAAACTTTTTTTATCAGTATCACTAATATAATTTAACTTTAATGCTTTTTTTTTAATAGATTTATTTGTCACACATCCATAACTTCCACTTCCTAATAAATTCATATTAAATAGTAAATCTAATATAAATATATAAAATAAATAATTTATTTTATAAATAACTCATTTCTCATATAATTAATATGTTTATCATTTAAATATTTATTATTTATAACATTTTTAAAAGAAGTATCTTTATTGTTTAATAATAAATTTAACCATCTTAATTGATATATTATAGAAAACATACCACATTCAGTATCTTGAAACTGATGTTGTTTAGTATTATAAGTTAACTTAAATTTTTTTTTTGGATAAAGTTTATCACATTGATTTTTAATATTTAATAAAAAATCATGTATCAATTTTGGTGTTTTTCTAGATACACTATCATAATAATATGCCCCATAAGATTTTAAATTACTATCTAAAATAATAAATGTTGATGTCCAATGTGAGCCAGGCTCATCATGTTTATCTAAATTTGTTATAAAACCAATATATTTAATATTTTTATCAATATAATTATTTTTAATATCTATATTACAAAAATCTGAATGTATACAATTACCAAAATTATCTTTTAATGCAAAATCAATAGAAAAAGTTCCAATATAATTATAATTATATTTTTTAGCATTATTATACTGAAACATTACATTATCTATATCATAGTTAGATAACCATTCTTTAATATTTTTATGCCATGATTTAGGCATTTCTGGAATTATATTATTTTTTTTTATTAATTTTAAATTATATTTATCAATTGGTGACATTTTGGCAATTAAATCAGGCCATAACCAATATTTTCCAGAACCATTTGTTAGTTTTTTTAATTTATTATCAAGTTTTTTAAATAATTCAATTTGTTTATTATTATCGTAATAAGATATACGCTCTCTTTTATTCTTTTTAGATTTGTTATAAGTATCTATTAGCATTTTTAAGGAGTCTTTAGATAAACATGTAGGACCATTATCTTTAGCAGACGGACTACAATAATTTTCCTTAATTTTCATTTATCTATTATTATATAGCTTTAAAAATCCATAACATTAATATTATTAATATTGGATAAGCCGCTCTAATAATTAGTTCTTGAGTATTAGTTAATATATTTTCATTTATATATTTGTTTAAATAATGACTAAAACCTTTATCTATTCCAATTGCTAATACAATTACTAAAGAAAATAAGAATAGTTTAAATACTTCATGTTTTTTATTTGTAAATCTATTCCAAAATGTATTATCATTGTCGTAAAATTCTTGTTTATTTTGAACATGATTATTATTATGTTGTGTATTCACTTGATTCATTTGATTCATTTGATTCATTTGATTTGTTTGATATTTTTTATAAACATTATCGGAAATATTATCATTTAAATTTATAGGAATATTTGGGTCATTTTGTCTATTTAACATAGGTCTTTCGTCTATCATATCCATTTTTTTCTTTTTAATTTTTTTCTCTATATTATTAGTAGTATTATTTTTTTCAATTTCTTTTTCTAATGTATTGTTATAATTCATTTCTACATTATTATCAAACATTTGTTCTTCTTCAAACCCATAAGCCAAATTTAAATCTGTCATTTAAATATTATTTACTTCTATACTAATATATTATATTTTTTATTAAAAATAGTTTATTAGTAATGATTTTTTTATATTTATTATAAATATCTTATCATTCTAATATAAATCTTTAAAAAAAATAGATTGTTTTAAGGAAAATATATAAAATAAAAATTGATTATATATATTAAGACAAATATAAATCATTATTTAAAATGGGTATTCAAGAAGAATTAAATCTATTTATAAATAAATATAGCGTCCAAAAAGGAAAAATATACACCAATACAAGTATAGGTCATCCAAAAAAATCATTATGTATACCTGATAATGAATATGATGAATTTTTAAGAATATATGGTATAGCAATTACAAATGGTATTCATTTACATTTTACTGAAAAACCATTAAATCCAAGTCCATTAAGAATTGATTTAGATTTTAGATTTTCACTTATAAATACGGAGGATAATGAAATTAAACGTATTTATACAAATGATAATTTAGATAGAATAATGTTTTATTATAATAAAATAATTACGCAATATTTAGATATTGATGAAAATTATAATTTAGGATATTTAATGGAAAAATCAGATCCTAGTTTACAAAGAAATAAAATTAAAGATGGTATTCATATTGTTTATCCTTATATTATATTATCAAATAATGAACAACATTTTATTAGAAAGAAAATATTAGATCTTGCTTCTGAAATTTTTACTGGATTACCTATTTGTAATTCATACGAAGATGTTGTAGATAAAGCTATAATAGATGTAAATTCTTGGCAAATGTATGGTAGTCGTAAACCAGATTGCGATGCATATACAGTTACTAAAATATATAAAAATGGTATTTATCAAAAGCAAAAAATAACAGCACAAGACCATTTAGAATATATTAAATTATTTTCAATGAGAAATAATGTTATTAATACAAAAATTTGTAAAATAAAAGATGATATTGTAAAAGAAATTGAAGAATATACAAAACATGTATTACCTTCTATAGATTCAAAGCAAAAAAGTAAATTGCAAAATAATATATTTGCTAAATCATTAAATATTAATAAAAATTATAGTTCTGACGATGAATTAGTATTATCTAGAAAATTAGTATTAGAATGTTTGTCATATAATCGCGCTGAAAATTATGAAGATTGGATTAATCTAGGTTGGGTTTTAAGAAATATTGATTACCGATTATTAGATACTTGGATTGAATTTTCTAAAATTGGTACCGCTTATGTTGAAGGTGAGTGCCAAACATTATGGAATAAAATGAGAAAAGATAATATGGGATTAGGAACATTAAGATGGTGGGCAAAACAAGATAATAAAAATAAGTATGAGGAAATTATTAATGAAACATTATTTCCATGGATAGATAAATGTATTAGAAGTGATGGTGCTCATTACGATGTTGCAAAAGTTGTTCAAACACTTAAAAAAGACGATATTCGCGCAATAAGTAAAGTTGTTTGGTATTACTATGATAGGGATAAGCATAAATGGAAATCAACTAGTGAAGGATTACTATTGCGTATAATTTTAAGCGAAGATATATGCAAAAAATTTATGGATAGAACACAATATTGGAATAGTGTTCAAATCGGTAATGATGATGAATTACAAATGGAAGCAAATAAGGAAAAAGCAAAAAAATCTTTAAAAATTGCTAGTCAACTTAAAAATGCTGGTTTCAAAGATAGTGTAATGAAAGAATGTAAAAGTTTATTTATTGATGAAAAATTTGAAGAGCTTCTTGATAGTAGATCTCATTTATTAGGTTTTACAAATGGTGTATATGATTTGAAAATGCATATTTTTAGAGATGGTATGCCAGATGATTATATATCACATTCAAGTAAAATTAATTATATTCCTTATAATCCAGACGCTCCTGAAGTTGCAGAAATTAATGAATTCTTTTCGAAAATATTTATTAATGAAAATGTTAAAAATTATGTATTAGATATAATAGCTTGCATTATTGACGGTAGTATAACTCAAGAAAGATTTTACGTATTTACAGGAAATGGTAGTAACGGTAAAAGTAGATTGTTAGATTTAATTCAAAAAACTATTGGCGATTATTATTGTATTCTTCCTATTGCTTTATTAACACAAAAAAGAGCTGCTTCAAATAGTGCTCAAAGTGAATTAGAAAGAACAAAAGGACGTAGATTTGCTGTTATGCAAGAACCAAGTGAGCAAGATAAAATTAATATTGGATTTATGAAAGAATTATCTGGAAATGATAGAATTTTATGCAGAGGGTTATATAAAGAACCATTTGAATTTAAACCACAATTTAAAATGATTTTAACTTGTAATGAGCTTCCAGAAGTTCCAAGTGATGATGGTGGCACATGGAGACGTATTAGAGTCATTGAATTTTTATCTAAATTTTGTGAAAATCCAACTAAACCAAATGAATTTCCTATGGATTTAGAGTTATCAGATAAATTTGATAGATGGGCAGAAACATTTATGAGCATGTTAATTGAACGTCATAAACATATTAATCCAAATAATATTCATGAACCTATGGAAGTTAGAATTGCTACTGAAAGTTATAAAAATAATAATGATATTATCGGACAATATAAATCTGAAAGACTTATTATTGATACTGAAGATACAAATACTAGATGTGGTCTAATGACAATTTATAATGATTTTAGATTATGGTGTTATTCAAACATTCCTAAAAATAAAAAACAACCTGATAGAAATCAACTTCGTGCTTATTTCGAGAAATTAATTGGACCATATCCTATTGATAATAAAGGTTGGAAAGGACTTCGTATTAAAAGTGACGAAGATAACGAAGATTAATTATATAAATAATAAAGTACTATTTATTTTTATTATGACTAATTATTATTCACGTAATGAAAGATTAGAAATTGTATTAAATATTGTAAAAAAATTAAAAAATTATGAACTTAAAAATGGCTCTACAATAAATTTATATAATGAAAATTTATGTGAATTTATTAAAGAATTTAAAGAAATTACAAATAATTATATAAAACAAGATGACAATAATGTAAAAGAATTTAAAGGTAAATTAAAATTTACAGAAATAAATAAAACAATAGAATATATATTACCATCTAATAAAAATAAAGAACCACTATTTGTTATACGAATGAATTAATTTTATTTTTTGTTTTAATTAAAAAAAATTGATTAATTTCTAACTTATTATTTAGAATAAAATGGATACGCTTACTAAGTTGGATACTCAAACAAATAATACTATTAATAACGTAGATTCTATTATTACAAGTCTTTCATCACAAGTTTCTTTGTTAAAAGAAAGACTTTCTGAAGAGAGAGAAGAGCACAAGGAGATTTATGCTAAACAAAAACAGGAAATCGAAGTTTTAAAACTTAAAATTAATGAATTAGAAAAAACGGTTTTGGAAAATAGACTAAATAAAAAATTTACATTAGATGATGAATAGTCTTAAAGTAACTTAAGAATATCTTAATATATAAAATTATAAATGAATACGGGTTTCTATATTATATTATATTTAATTTATTATTATGAACAAAACTATTTTAGAAATACTATGTATTTAGATAATAATTATACTAATAATACTATGTATTTAAGATAAATATCTTTTTATTTATTAAAGAGTAAACTTTTTTTTATGTTTTATATTGCAAATGTAAAATGTAAAAAATGTTTAGATAGAAATAACAAATTTAAATCAAGTGTTGGCAAAATAGATATTGTTAAATTTATTAATTCAAAAAAATTTAAACTTATCATAAATGGTTATTTAAAATGCTTAAAAAAATATAAATTAATGAATTATTTAAATTTAGTTAAAAAAATAAAAATAATAAAAAAAAATATAAATACCAAAAATCCATTATTTAAATTTTTAGATAAAATTAAATGTTGATTAGTCTTCATCAGAATCTGTTGGTAAACCTTTTTCCCTTCTTTCTTTCCTTTTTTTTTCTAACTTTTTCTTTTCTCTTGCAGTTAATACTTTTTCCTTTTTTACTTTAATTTCATTACCTAAAGAATCATATACTATATCATTAATTTGTGCATTAGATACATTTATTTTTTCGTCATCTAATATTTCACCTTCTCGTATTAAATGTCCTTTTTCAACTATCCATTTTTCTTTACATATATTTTCGGTAAAATCTTTATTATGTGATATTAAAACTACACCACCTTCATATTTATTTATAGCACCTGCTAATGCTCCTAAAGAATCTCTATCTAAATAATTAGTAGGTTCGTCCATAACTAAAATATGGGGATTATTCCACATACATGCTGCTAAAACTACCTTAACCTTTTGACCTCCTGATAAACCTCTAATACGCGAATGTGTTGCAATTTCAGGATCAATACCAATTTCATTTAGTTGTTTTTCTATTGATTTAGTTGTTAATGTTTTAGTTGCTAAACCACTTCTAAGTGCTTCTTGTTGATCGAGACGCTGTATTAGTTTTTCATAACCTAGCTCTTCTAATTTTTCTCTAGAAATCCAGGTATTTTTATCAGTATCTTTATTTAACCACTTAACCTCATATTCATATGATCTTTTAGTTTTTCTTCTTGAACATAAATATTCAATAACCCCTTTTTCAATTGTACCATCTTCGTTTTTAAACACTTTTTCTTTTGTTAAATCTATTTTATTTTCATCATCGGCTTTTTCCCTATCTTCTCCAGAAGAATATCTCCATTGTATATATTCATTTGGTGTTTTATCTAAATGTTTTTCTAAATGATAAAATGCGTGCTGTGCTATATAAGCAACACGCATATTTTGATGTCTCCAAACAACTCCTGTTGTTGGTTTTACTTCTCCACAAAATATTTTAATAATTGTAGATTTTCCAGCACCATTTGGCCCAATTACAGCGACTCTTGAATTTAACGAAGCTTGTAAGGTTATATTAAAAACAGTTGGCTCTTGTTTTGAAGGGTACTTATAAGTACATTTATCCATTTTAATAATAGCCTTGCCTTTAGACTTAATACCATCTAATATACCTGGTGTAGGAAATGTAAATGATAAATTTTCATCTGACAATTCATAATATGTTTTAGCTTTAGGAACACGTTTAACAAATAATTCTAAATTTCCTTTATAATTTTTTAGTTTTCTATTATCTTCATAATGTATTATATTGGTTGTTACCTTGTCTAAAAATCCAGTATCATGTGATATAATTAAAGATGTTTTAGTTGTTTGTGAAATTAAAAAATCTTCTAACCATTTAACATTTGTAACATCTAAATGATTTGTAGGCTCATCTAAAAGTAATATATCAGGGTTTTGTAATATTGCACTACATAATGCTAATTTCATTTTCCATCCTCCAGATAAACATGATATATTAGAATTTATATAAGCATTTGATTTATTATTTTCAGAAAATCCAAATTCTAATAGTTTATTGTATATTTCTGATGTTTCCTTATCACTATTATTTATTTTAATATAATCTATTAAATTTAAATCTGAATAATCGCCTTGAATATCATGCTCTACATAAACCGTTTTTAGTACACTTGGTGGTGGAAAATTTTCTACTTGTCCTTTAGCAATTGATTTTAATAAAGTTGATTTACCACAACCATTATGTCCACATATTCCATATCTTTTTCCTCTTTTTAAATGTAGTCTTGTATTATTTAGTAATATTTTTGCACCATATCCAAGAAAAAATTCACAATTGCATAAATCTTCACCATCATCATTTTCGTCATCTTGTACTTCTTTAGGTATACACATTATATAACAGTCGTTATAAATTTTATTATAAATGTCATCATCATTTATATAAGGTGCGAGATAATTTTTAATTATATTATTCCATTCTTGTTTATCAAATAAAGAACCTTTAATCATTGAAGATAAAATATTTGATACATATGATAGAATAATATTATAATTAGTTGTTTTTTCATTAATATAATTATTTATAATTTGTTTAATTTTGTCACATGATAATATTTTGTTACCTTCAAAATTATTAACACATTCTTCTATATTTTTTAATGTTTTTAAACATTTTTTTGCCACATGTCTTGCTTCTGGATCAGATAATTCTTCGGATAATTTTTCAATATTAGGTTTTAATTCCGGTAAAAATGTTTTTGCATCATGTGGATAGTCAATTAATTTACACATATTATCAGCAATAACACATACACGTCTTTTGCTTTCTGTTTTTTTTTCTTGACATCCTCTTAATAATAAAGGTACAGCAATTGATAACGAAGAATTATCAACAGACTGAACAAAAACAGTTGCAGATAATTTATATAATGTTTCGCCAACATTATCTGGATTTTCAATACTATCTAATATAGATGGTATTATTTCTTTTATGTCATTATTTTCACAAGTTTGCATTGCTTTTAATGTAGTTTTTTTAGCAATTTCTTTTACCTCTTTTTTTGTGTCCCATATACAATTTGTTACAATAGGCATAACATCATGTAATGTTTTTGAAAAAGGTTTTTTAGATTTATCAGAAAATTCACCTAATAGTTCGAGTGCTAAAATTTTAGTTTGCCAATTAGTACTACCAATACCATCAAATAAATACGATTGTACTTTGTCAGTCGCATAAACATTTACCATATTAATTAATTCTTTACCAGTAATACATGCTTTTATTCTAATATTTTCTGATTTTTTAAAACTAGCTAATTTTAATATAGTTGGCAAATAATCTATTAATATAGGTTCATAATCTTTATTTTTACTATATTCTTGTATTAAATCTAAACCTACTTCAATATTATTATCATTAAGTAATAAAGTATCTATTTTTTTAACTATTTCCTGCATTTCTATAATAAATATATGTAAGAGTTTTATATAAATTTAATTTTTGTTAAAAAATATAAATGATATCTGTACATATAATTATTAATATTATCTCTATGACGCTGATCAACTATTTTATATTTATTAAATAAATTATAAACCAATCTAGCACTTATATTTTGTGACTTATTATTAATTATAATGTCATAGTATTTACATACTATATTATAATACTTTAAATCTATCATTATTAACTTTAAATAATTACTTAATTTTTAAATATATTATATAGAGATGAATATTAAAATACCACCAGCATATACAAATGTGTATATATATCCAGATGGTAAAAATAATAAAATATTAGCATACGGATATGATAAAAAAAATAGAAAACAGGTAATATATAATCCCGAATATATTAAAAAACAGCATGAAAAAAAATATAAAAAAATTTTAAAATTAAATAAAGTATTTAAAACTATAATAGAAGATATTATAAATATAATTAATACTAAAAAATATAACACTAATTATGATATTGCAATAGTAATATATTTAATAATAAATTGTGGTTTTAGAATTGGGAATGAAAAATATAAAACAGAAAATAATTCATTTGGTATTACCACATTGCTTTTTAAACATTTAAATTTTTATAAAAATGAATTAACAATAGATTTTATAGGTAAAAAAGGTGTCCGAAATATATCTAAATGTTTAAATTTAAACATAATTAAATATTTAAAAAATAAAAAAAAAAATAATATAGAAGATGATAAAGTTTTTAGTATAACCAGTTATGATGTTAATAATTTTTTGAAAAAATATAATGAAAAACTAACTTCAAAAGATTTAAGAACATGGAATGCTAATAATTTATTAATAGAATATATTAAATTACCTGAAATTAAAACTGCCAAAAATCCAGTTAAAAAAGCAATTGAAAAAGTTGCCCATAAATTACATAATACATATCATATATGTGTAAAAAGTTATATAAATCCAATATTAATTGAAAAATTAAAAAAAAAATTAAATTAATTTATTTTTTCCCTTTTTTACGTTTACCTTTTTTAGAGGAAGATTTTCTTTTTACTACCTTTTTAGCCGATTTTTTAACAGATTTAGCAACTGCTTTCATTTTCATTTTTTTGTATTTTACAACGTTCATCATACGTCCTTTAGATTTTACATATAATTTTCTAGATCCAGATTTCGAATACACTAATTTTTTTTTACCTAATATATATTTCTTTCCTACTAATTTATATTCAGCCATTTCCTATATAAGAATTAGAAAATAAACGCGCTTATTTTTGTGTTCTTAATTTAGTTACAGTAAAAACTGGTTTTCTAAGAGGAGAGCTACTTCTAGACCGTCCTCTAGACCGTCCTCTAGAACGACTTCTAGATCTTTTATAAAATTCCATATTTTGTCTTCTATTTCTCATTGATTCGGCTTTTTCTCGAATTTCCTCATTTTTTGATTTTGTTTTTTTATTAGAATTTACCCCTCCCGTTTTTTTTTTCTTTAAATATGTTTTTAATTTAATCATTCTTCCTTTTGATTTTATATATAATGTTTGTGATCCGATTTTTTTATAAATTGTTCTTTTCTTTTTTTTAATAATACGTTTCTCTACCTTTTTATACTTATTCATCTATATTATACTAATTTTATTTTTTATAAATCTTAAAATCAAATCTATCATCATATAATAATCCATGTATCATTAATACGATAAGATAACCAACTAAATAATCTTTGTATTTTTCATATTCATTAAATTTTTCATATGTACTTAATTTAAATATTAATACTAATAAAATAAAAGCTATTAACCAATGATGCCAATGTATAATAAAATTTATATGATAACCGATATTTGATTTAGATACTATTTTAAATCCGAAAAAAGTGTAAACATGTAATAATCCAATTAGAATACCAATTAATAATTTTTTTTTGTTATCCATGTTATTAAATAAATATATAAAAATTGATTATTATATTAATATAATTAATTAATGCATACTGGTATTATTTCATTTGCTGATAGAATAGCATTTAATATTAAATCTAATGAATTTAAAGATTTAATATTAAATAAATTATATCAATTATATAATTTAAAAATTATACAAAAACATTATTATGTATTAAATGATACAAGTGCAGAACATATTAAAAACAATAAATATTTATGTTGCCTTAGAAGTAATGGAAATCCATATTATATATTTTTTACAAAGTATAATGATATCCCAATTATATATTTTATAGATAAAAAAATTCATCCTAATTATCAAAAACCTAGAATAATATTAGTAAAAGGATTATTTGACATATCACTATTTGATAATACATTACTTGATGGCGAAATGATTAAAACAAATAGTAAAAAATGGGAGCTTGTTTTTAATGATATTATTAGTTATAAAGGACAGCATTTAAAAACTAAAAAACTTTCCGAAAGACTTGAAATTATTTATAATTTACTTGCAACTGAACATACTCCAGATAGTACAATCGATGTATGTACTTATAAAGTTAAAACATATTACAATTTACACAAAGATAGCATAACAAATTTATTAGAGCTCTCTAAAAAATTAAACTATACTAGTCGTGGTATTTATCTATGGAATGATAAAATTAATTATAAACCAATTTTATATAATTTTAATGAAGAAAACATTAAATCTGTTGTAAGGGAAGTTAAAGACGAAACTACATTTAAAATTTTAGAAGAAAGTACAAATATTATAAAAAATAACACAAATAATCTTACAAATATAAATGAAATTAAAGAAAATAATACAATAGAAAATGATGAAAAAATTTTATGGATTAATAAAACAAGTGAAGCAGATGTATATAATCTATACTTAAAAGAAAATATTAACGAAAAAAGTATTGGCATCGCGAATGTTTCTACATTAGTAACAAGTAAATTACTAAGACTAGCATTTAAAAATACAAATGCTTCTACACTTTTAAAGTTTAAATGTAAATATAATGATATATTTAAAAAATGGACGCCATTAAATCAGGTACAATAAAAAATGAAAAAAATAATTATTTATTAATTTAATTATGATAAAATTTTTAAACAAGTTTATTATATTTTTAGTATTATTATTACACTTAATAATAATAACAACAATAATTGGATTTTTGTATATTAGACATATATGTTATAACGATAAATTAAAATTATTAATTTGTAATAATTAATTATCTAATACTTTAATATTTTTTTCATGTAACCATTTTAATAAAAATTCTTGCAAATTGTTATAAGACATTTCTTCCATACTATTATCAATAACATCATCGTCAATTTCAGAAAATTTTCTTTTCATTATTATTTATAATAAAAAAAATAAATTAATATAATCATTTTTTAATTTTGAGCAGGGGGATTAACATTATAAACAGTGGTACAATAATTTTTTGCAAATGCATAATAAAACCAGAAAAATGGACCTAAAAAGAACATAATTAATAATCCTAATATGCTTGCAGAGTCAACACCATGTTTAAAACAATATAATGATGTGAATAAAGCAGCAATATGGGCAATGGCAATTAATATAAGAAAGACTATTAGTAATATGGCTACTATCATTTAGTAAATATATTCTAATAAAATAATAGAAAATAAATGAATAATATGTTTAAATATTTATTAATATTTATTCCAGTTATTTGCGGATCTTTAATTGCTAGTGTTTCGGGAAGTTTTAAAACAGATAAAGAATATAATAAATTAAAAAAATCAAAAGTAATGCCTCCAAATTATGTTTTTGGAATTGTATGGCCTATTTTATACATAATGATTGGTATTTCTTATTATATTGGTATTAATCCAACTAGTTATAAGTATTTTATAATACCAATTATTAGTTTATTGGTAAATTATTCATATACGCCAATATTTTTACAATTAGATAATTTAAAACTTAGTTTAAGTATTGTATTACTTACATTATTATTTGGTATATTAACAATAATACAATTTTATTATTATAATAAATATGCTTGTTTATTATTAATACCATATATATTATGGTTAATGTTTGCAAGTTATTTATCATATGATATTTACACTATTAATAAAAAAAATAATTAATATTAGATGGATAAAACTAAAATTAATAGTATAATAAAAAAAAATTTTTCAAATATTACATTTAAGCCAATTAATAGTAATAATGGTAACAATGGATGTTGGATAAATTCTGCATTATATTTAATATCTTCTAACCCATATATTTTTTTTCAATATTTATTATTAGACAATAGTAGACTATCAACAAGTCAAAAAAATATTTATAATGATATTTATTATAATAATATAATATATAATTATAAATATGTAAAAAGCGAAGGTAATAAAACTAGTAATATATTTTACGATGAAAATATTTTTACAAACTTATTTGTTAAGTATGCTAAGCATAAACTAATATCATTACCTGATTCATGGGGTGAAATATGGGATGCTATAAATGTAATTGATAATTTATTTAATATAATAACAAAGACACATCATTATACAAATAATTTATGTTATTTATCTGCTAATCAATTTGTTTTAAATAATCAAAATGATTTTAATAATATTATAAATGTTAATAATAAAAAATTAGTTGGTTTTGTAATTGGAGAAAGATGTAACAAATATGATTTAAATCGTTATCACAACATTATTGCATATCATTGGATATCTTTTATTAAATGTAATTTAGATGATGATGACAAATGGTATAAATTTGATGCAAATGCTATTAGTAATAAAGTAGATATTGTTAAAAAAAATACAATTTATGATTGTTATATAAAAGGTTATAAAAAAAATGGTTATGGTATTTATATTGATTTAAATAAACTTAATATAATTATGCAAAATCCTAAAAATAGAGACAATTTCTCATTATTTTTAGAGTTGATTAAACCTACATCTTATAATAGTATAGAATATGATAATATAAAAAAAAATTTACATGATATATCAAATAATATAGATAAAACCTTTATTAAAGAAAAAAAAGAAAGTTTTATTAAAAACAAAAATGATATCAATGTAAATTTATTAACTATAAAAGAAATTGAGCATATGTTACCAAATAATGTTAATTTATTTGACAAAAATATAATTGATAAACGTGCATATTTATTAAAATATATGCAAAATTAATTTGTATTATTTATTAGTTCTGATAATTTAATTTGTTTTGAATCAGTTGATAATAATAAGTTTACTGGAACATTTGATAATGGCAAATCTGTACTTTGATTTTTTTTATATCTTTCACTATTTTCATCAATAATTACTTTTTGCACTGCATCGTTATTATATAAATGATTTAAATTAGACAAATCATTAGAATTCTTACTTAATAATTCATCCCCAATTTTAATATTTTCATTTTCAGTTTTTATTTCAACCATTAAATAATCAAAATTTTCTACCATATCTTTTTTTGTTGGTATTAATTCATTTACAAATTTATCGCCATATTTCTCATCACTATCTTCTTTATTATATGTTTCTATCTTTAATTCATTTTCATTAAAAAATTTTTCAATGTCTTTTTTTTTAAGTGTTTTATCTTGTTTACTATATTTTTTTTCAAATTTAATATAACAAGTATAAATTAATGCTAATAATAAACAAAAAATTATAAATATTATAATATTATTATAATCCATTTAATCTAATTTAAATAAAGAAATTAAATACTTTAATTATCATCAATAAATTCTAATTTTTTAGGATTTTCTTCATTTTTATCATGAGATATAATTTCTTCATTATCACTAAAATATTTAATTGTATAATTATTTTTTTTATAATATTTAATTCTTGTAAAACCTTTTACTATAAATAAAGAAAATTGATCCCATATATCAATACATAAAGGTATATATTTTCTTTCATTCGGTTTTTCGCGTAAAATTCTACCAATTGCTTGTTGTATATCTGATATTGGACTCGCAAATATTACCGTATTTAATGTTGGAATATTCATACCTTCTGCTGCCATTTGATATGTTGCTAAAATTATTTGTTTTTTTGATGAAATATCCAATACATCTTGTGATAAACCTCCTATATAATAACCCACTGAATAATCTGTTTTATCAAATAATTTTTCAAAATATTTTAACTGATTTCTACGCTCACTTAATATAAGTATTTTTCTTTTATTTTCATTTTCTAAAATTTTAATTATAGTATCATATATAAATAAACTTCTCTTTTCATAATTACATATATTATTAATCATTGCCGCCAAATTAGGTTTTCCATTCCATAATAACAAATTATTACAATAGTCTATATTTGTGTCAAAATATTTATGCATTTCTACATTAACATTAATTATTTCATTATTTACATGTTTATATACCGATTTACCAATAAAATTTTCAAATACTTTTCTTAAACCATCTTTTCTATTTAAAGTTGCACTTAATCCTAATATCTTAGAAGCATTCATATATTGGAATGCTTTACTAAAAACTTCTGCACCCATATGATGTACTTCATCAATTATAACTAAACCAAATTCTTTAAAAATATTTATGTCATATTCTCTCATTGCCAGCGATTGTAAAGAAGCTATTACAAACTCTTTATTTTCTGTATCAACCTTTGATTGTTTTATTTTTCCTATTTTTGCATTTGGTACAAATTGTTTTACAGATTCTAAAAATTGTTGATTTAAAAAGTCTTTATGTGATACAAATAAAGTTTTTTTTTTAAAATGACAAGCAATATATACAGCCATAATAGTTTTTCCAAATCCACACGGTACTGATATTATTCCTCCCATTTTTAATGGGTCTGTTGCTACACTTATAAAATTATTAACAGGTTCTAATTGTTGTTCTCTTAAATTGCCATTAAATATCATATTAGGACAATCTAACCCTTCGCTTAATTTATTAATATTTGCAATACCAAATTTTTGTAATCCATAATATCGTGGTATATATATACGTTTATTATTTTCACTATAAGTCGCAAATTTTGTTTTTTCAGTACTATTAAATATTTTTGGTGTTACTGTTAATTCATCTTTTAATTCTTTTATTAAGTCTTCATTATCTATTGTTTTTTCTATACCATATCCATAAATAGATAATAAATTATTCATAATACATATAAATATATAATTTATATTCTTAAATAATAAAATTCATTTTTTTTATATGGTTTTTATAGAGAGAAATAATATAAATGATTAACAATTTATTTAGAGGGTCGGGGTTAATCTTATTTATAATAATACTTATAATGGATGATTTTCCATTTTACAAAAAACTTAAACTACCTCACATACAATTGATATTAGCAATATTAGTTACTTCTTTATGTATTGTTGATTATGTATCTGGATTAATATATGCATTGGTATTAATGTTAATTTATTATGAAGTATATAATAAAAAAAAAGAAAAAGAAGTATTAGTTAAAAAAATAGACAAATACGATACCAATGTAAATAAAAAAATATTTGAAAATTTTGACAAAATTAATAATGATCATAAAAAAAGTGTTGTAAACTTTATATCTAAAGAGTTACTTGACGATGCTTCTGGTGAAAAACATATGTCAGAATTTGCAAACTCTAATCCAACTATCACAACTGTAGATTTTCCCGCTGGTGGTCAAAATACAGGGCCTGTTGTTGCAAGTGATTCTAATTCTAATAATAACTATAGTGCTTTTTCTAATAGTTAAATATATTCATATTTATATAATGTATAAACTATTATACCAAAAATTAAATAATATATATACTTTTCGTTATCTATTATTTTTTCATATACTTGTTCTGGTATGAAATTTCTAAATATAACTAATAATTTTACATTACTTATTATATACAATAATACAATTAATGCTAAAAATTTAATATAAGTTTTATTATTATAAAAACTTGTATTCGACGAATTTATATCATTCATAGATGTACTTCCAATTAAATTGTCCATTTCCTTTTCAAATGTTTTGTCAAAATTGTTTAATAAATCGGGTTTTTTATTAGGCATTTGTTGAGGCATTTGTTGAGGCATTTGTTGTGGCATTTGTTGTGGCATTTGCTGAGGCATTTGTTGAGGCATTTGCTGAGGCATTTGTTGAGGCATTTGTTGAGGCATTTGTTGAGGCATTTGTTGAGGCATTTGCTGAGGCATTTGTTGAGGCATTTGTTGAGGCATTTGTTGTGGCATTTGTTGAGGCATTTGTTGAGGCATTTGTTGAGGCATTTGTTGAGGCATTTGTTGAGGCATTTGTTGAGGCATTTGTTGTGGCATTTGTTGAGGCATTTGTTGAGGCATATTTGGATTAGGTCTTTGCATCATATTAGGATTAGGTCTTTGCATCGTATTAGGATTAGGTCTTTGCATCATATTAGGGTTAGGTTCTTGTTTTTTTATATTTTGAAATAAATTTGCAATATTCGGGTCATTTAGTTCCTCTGATTTACTATTTTCTTTTGCAGTTTTAATATTATTTAAAGATGTTGACATATTATTTTGAGAATTATTAGTAGCCATTTATATAAATAGAATATATAAATGATATAAACTATTCAACGCAATCTATTTTTTAGGTTTTAATTTAGCAACACATCTTCCAGTGTCTGGATTACAGACTTTGCCTTTATCTGCACATTCTTTTATTTTTTTATCATTACATTTACTTTCTAGTTTTTCCTTTGTTTCTTTAGGTTCTTGTTCTTTAAGTTCTTTAGGTTCTTGTTCATCTGGATCCTTACCAGGTTCTGCAGGTTCTTTAGGTTCTTGTTCTTTAAGTTCTTTAGGTTCTTTAGGTTCTTGTTCATCTGGAACCTTACCAGGTTCTTTAGGTTCTTGTTCTTTAGGTTCTTGTTCATCTGGAACCTTACCAGGTTCTTGTTCTTTAGGTTCTTGAAATTTTTCTTGATTTTTCTTAGGTTTTAGTTTAGCAACACATCTTCCAGTGTCTGGATTACAGACTTTGCCTTTGTCTGCACATTCTTTTATTTTTTTACTATCACATTTACCATTTTGCAAAGATTCATTATCAGATATATCGGCATTTACATCATTAAAATGTATATTATGTTCTTTTTTATTTACAGTATTATAATTTACAATATTAAGAGGATTTCTATCTTTTTTATTAGGATATCTAAAATTTTTATTAACTTCTATATCATAAGTAAATGTATCTGGTATTGTATTATAATCAAATTTAGTTATTTCTACTAATTTTTTTACATTTATTAAATTAAAATCTTTTGATAACTCATCATATACATTTTGTCTTTCAGATAAATAAGAATCATATAATTCATCTTGTGTTATTCTAGGTTGATTATAATATTCATTATAATAATCTTTTTTATCTTTTATTTTGATATTTAAATTATCATATTTATTATAGTATTCAGTAATAGCATTATTAAAATTAGATATTCTTTTTTTTTGCTCAATTTCTGTATTTTCATTTATTATATCATATAATAAAGTTGTAATATAGTTTAAATTATATTCTGTCATTAATCTAATTAATATTTAATATTTAATTTTTTGAGTTACGACTCTATAATTCTACTTCGAGTACTAACTTCTGGTTGTATTTCTGGATTTTTCTTTTTTTCCGAACCATCAAACATTACTTTATAAAATTCAGTTAATTTTTGCTCATCGCTTAATTGTTCTTCATATATACTTCTAGGAACATATTTAATAATTGTTTCCGGTTCAGGACACTCAGACATATTTTTATAATAAGCTTGTATCACTAATATTATTCCAATAAATAGAAATAATATAGCTAATGACTTCATTATTAATATAATAATAGAAAAAATAATTGCGTATTTATTGTTGCTCTTCTTGTTTTTGAGTCCAAGCATCTTTTTCACTAAAAACACTATCTAATTCGGACATTTTCGTTTCAACTTCTTTAACTTCTTCTTCTTCATCTACATTTTCTAGTTTTCCTGAATTAACACTATCATTTCTACGTTTTTCGAAAACTTCGTCTTTAGATTCTTGATTTTTCTTATATTCCTTCATTAAAGTATTTAATTGTGTTTCAGAATATTCTTGATTATCTAAATCATCTGGATTAGGAGACCATGGACACCAACAACCAACTTGACCAATAAAAATGTTATGATTTTTATCTTGTTTTTTTAGAAATTCACTTCTCATTTTGGCTTCTTCAAGTGTATCAAAAACACCTCTTACTTTAATACCTCTCATACTTGTTTGAAAATTATTTTCCTTATGAAATAGTCTTTCAACATCAGATTCATTAACGGATTTTGTAAATTTATATTGTGTATCTAATTGATTAATATCAAATAAGTAACCATGATCATTGCGTATATTATCAATCATTTCAGTATTTTCTGGATTAATATTTTTTAATCCTGTTAGTAAAGTATCCATATCTTTTGAAAATTTATCTAAAAACGCTTTAATATAATATGCTTCCTTATTTTTAATAACATCTTCAGGACTTATAAAAGATAATAGACAAAAATTTTGATTTTTAATTGGTTTATCTTCATCTAAATAATCATGCTCTTTAGTAGTAACTAATCCTTCCATTAATAAATTATCATTATTAAAATAATCTTATATAGTTTTAGAAAATGAAAATTGATTATGAAGAATTAATATTGCGTATAGTTAAAAATTTAATTATCGTAATTATTATTACATTAGTAGTATATTTAGTTCCTGATGATATTGAAAAGATAAAAAAAGGGGTTTTCATTGGTTTAATAGTTGTTTTAATTATTGTAATGTTTGATACAATTGCACCCAGTTTACCACAAAATATTAAAAATTATATTAATAGAACTAATTAATAAAATGTTAATATCATTAATTGCATTTTACGTAGCCTACATAATAAAACAAATTGCATATGTCATTATTGAAAGTTTTTCAAATTATGAAAATACCATTATAAAATCCGGATTTACCATTGAACCAAAATTAGATAGAGATACTTTAACACCAGATACAAATACTATGAAAATTCGCGATAGTGCATTTTTAAATAAGAAGTGATTTATAGTCAGTATCTTCTAAAAATATTATTTTTTTTTCATATTTTGAAAAATTGTTTAAAATTGTTAACATTTTTCTTGTTCTTAATTTAAATAATATAATTGTTTTGTCTACATAATCATGTAAATTAAAACCAACAGTATATTTTGATTTAATTGGTACATTTAATTTAATAGATTCAAGCAATTCAATTACACTATATTTTAAATCTATGAAACTGGACAGATATTTAATAGGACTATATATACTACTTAAAATGTAAATGTATATTTTCATTAATTTATCTAAAGTAACTAAAATATCAACATACAATGTTTTATTAAATTTTTTTAAAAAATCTATATTATCTATTATGTCTATTAATATATCATCTTTAACTAAATATTTAAATTCTTTAGGAACTTTACCTCCAGCATTATAATTTTGTAAATTTATAGTATTAACATTTTCTAAATTTTTATTTAAGTCATTTATCACCTTATTTTCTTGATATTTATCATTAGCAATGTCATTATTAATTTTTAAATTTATAAAATAAGATATAATAATAATTATTATTATAGAAATCAAAACATTTGTTGTAAAATTATTAATAATATAATAGATAAATGCTAGAATAAATAGATATATATATAAATAACTATATTTATCATTCATCTTTATTAAAATAACTTATATTTTTATATAGATACATTATCAATAAAATACATTATAAATGAAATAAATATTAATATTATACCTGTATATAATATTCGTTCTTTACTAAAAAAAATTTTAAATAAAATTTTACGATATTGTTGATTAGGATAATTTTTATAGTTAAAACTTAAATGAAAACTAATATCTTTAATTACATCTATTAGATATTGTAATGTATTTTGATATAACTCATGAACAGTTAACTCATGTGGTTTAGTTCTTTCTTTTTGTTTAATTTCAATACTATCTTTTAAAACATTAAATTTATTTTCAATTGTTTTTTCGATATATTTTGTAATATCTTCCATTTTAGTGTCAACATCAATGCTATATTCTAGATTTTCAGTATCAATAGTACTGGCAGTATCTGTGCTCTGACTTAATTCACTCATACTTAAAAAATAGTAAGAATTTAAATTACATTCATTAAATCAACATCTGTAATAAACATTCTTCTACAACAATATCTTGTTGCACCTAATTTATCAAGTAATTCTTTTGTATATGTTTTATAAAAATGATTATTATCAACAGTATTATCAATTTTATTATCTTTTAATAATTTTTCTTTTTCAGTATTATAATAATCAATTTGGTCGGCGATAACTCTTCCACAAGTAAAACATCTAATTGGTTGAATCATATTAATATCAATTTATCTATTAATATTAAAAGATAATCATTTTTTATGTAATTTTAATTAAAATTTATATCTTAATTTATAAATAGAATGAGTACTATTGTTTTAAAAAATAAAATTAATAATTTAGAAAAACGTTTAGATGAATTAGTAATACCGGTTCCAAAATCTGATAACAATGAAACAAATCAAATTAAAAATGATTTAACCGATGTCAAAAAATTATTACAACAATATAATGATAAAATAGAATTATTAGATAAAAAATTTAATGAATTTAAAACAAATGTTGAAGAAAATACTTTAAATGTTACTAAAAATTTAACTAAATTATCAAATGATATGAAAAAAACAGACAATAATAACGGTTTATTAGATAATTTAACAAAAATTGTAAATGACTGTAAAGTATCATCTGATAAAAATAATGTAAAATTTGAAGAATTTAACAAAACCTTAAAAACTTTAACCGAAAGTAATGTTAATAGTAATAAAAAAGTCCAATTATTAAGTGACAATTATGTATCTATTACTAAAAAAGTAAAAGAATTAGAAGAAAAACAATGATTATGAATATTTTGATTTGTTATTAACACATTCATCAAAAAATTCTTGATCATATTTATAAATATTAATAGCATTATTAATAATTTCATTAGATTTTGAATAATAATTATTATTTTTTTTTAAACTTTCTATTGATTTTAACATAAATTTTTTAGATGTTTTAATATCTTTATTCTTATAATGCAATAAAGAATATAAATGGTCTATTTCTGGATTTTCAAATTTTTCTAATACGTTATAAATTACAGACGCATTTTCTAAATCATTATTATTAACATCACTATTAACTATTTTTGCTAATTCAATATATTGTGCATTTTGTGATAAAAAATTTTTATTTTTAACTGTTGATCCAAAAATGCCTACTTTACTACCTTCTAAAAATATACATTTATTTAATAGTCTTGAATTTATAATTTCTTTATTTATATTTAAAAATTTTGTTAAAGCTGTTTTAAAATCATATTTAAATATATCCGTAAATTCATATAATTGTAATGCTGTTTTTTTATTTATAAAATAAGAAGACTTTGTTAATAAGATATTTTTATAGTTTTCAAAAGGTATAAGTTCTATATATTCTTTATTGTTATGGATAAAGTCAGATGTTAATAATAAATCTGTATATTCTAAAATATTTAAATTTTTAAATAACAATTCAATATTTTCTAAATAATCTTTACTTATTATAACATCATCCTCTAATATTAAATTATATTCATTTTCTTTAACATGAAATAATGCATTACGTTGTTTTTCAATATTTGATATTTGTTGGGGATTTAAAGGAAAAATATAATCGTTATATGGACAATTTTCTATTTTATCATAATTTACTCGTTTATTATAATTGTCTACTTCCTTAATTATTGTATCACTATCTGGTGTATTTGAAATAACAATATTTACTGCTATATTATTTTTTTCACATAGATTTTTCAAATAAGTTAATGTGCTATTTATATACTGGGAACGATTTGATAATGAAATCGTATAAATTACAATAATATTTAATGTTTTATTCATTTAATATATATTTAATATATCTATTATTTTTTATATATTTAAAAGTTAGATTATGAATATTGATATTTCAAACGGATTATCCGCAATATATTTATGGTTAATTTTTAGTATAACATTATCACTATTTAATTGTAAAATTGTTAAATTAATAAATAATAATATATATATGCAATATATTACTTTATTATTTTCTACATTTTTCTTATTTATCGTTCTTGAACCAGAAAACAGTAAGAAACATATTGGTATATTATTTATAAACAGTTTTATTATATTAATATTATTTATATTACTTATTAAAAGCAACAAATACTTTTCACTTTTAATATTAATTTTAATATTAATAAATCAGTCATTAAAGGTACATATTAATTATTTAAATAATAATAATATATTAAACAAAAATAAATTAATAACTAACTATATTTTAGTACGACAGATAATAAATATAATTATATATGTTTTGATAATATTAGGATTTATTTTAATAATATTTAAAGAAGGGTCTAAATTTAATTTTATAAAATTTCTTAAAAATACAAAATGTTAACTTACTTTTTCAGCTTTTGTTATATTTGGAAACCAACCTAGTATAGGTAATCTTATACCATGACCTTCAACTTCATATTTATAATTTTCATCTAATTTATTAAATAATTCTACACTAGTCCAGTGTAATACATATAAAGAATCTTTTAATATATATACATTACCTTCTCTATCACTAATACTTTGACTACCTTTTGCGTTACTTGATCCATAAGCGTGTTTTTCATCAACTATTATTGTTTTTATAAATTTAGTACTATGTACATAAATAATATTAAATATTATTGAAAATAATATTATACCGAATAATAATTTTAATGAAAAAAAATTATCATAAATATTTAAACGCTTCATATTACTATATTAAATATATATAAAAAATTAATAAGATTATATTAATGATAAATGGAGTATATTTTATCATATTTATACTACGATTGGTTTGGTAACAAAAATTACTGGTTTGATAAAGATACATTCAATGATTTATATTTATCAGAAAATTACTTTAAATTAATTAAAAATTTTGATTTAAGTAACTATACAAAACAAGAAATAATTGGTGCAATTATTTTACTTGACCAAATTCCTAGACATCATAAACGAATTAATAATGATTATACAAATGTTTTTGAATATTCAAAAAAAGCAATTTTTTATTCTGAATTAGCTATAAAATTGCATTATGATAATTTAAATATAGATGAATTATGTTTCGTTTATTTACCTTATAGACATGTAAATGATGTGTATAATATTAACATTGTTATAAATAAATTTATTAACATTTATAAAAATAGTAATAATAATTATGTTAAATCTAGAGCAAAAAAATTTATTTATAATACATTAAATAATATATATAAATATAATAACTTAATTGCTATTAAAAAAACAAATAATAATTATTGTTTTAATTTAGATATTTTAGAAAACAAAACATTAAATTTAATTAATAGTAAATCTATAAAAGATACATATGTTTATAAAGAAATTTTAAATTCATATTTAAATTTAAAAAATAATTCAGTAATAATAGTTTCAATATCGGGTGGTGTTGATAGTAATTTAGCACTATTTGTTTTAAAACATATTAATAATTTGCATAAAAATAAAATGATTAAAATTATGCCAATTCATATTAATTATGCAAATAGAATTGTATCAAATGAAGAAATGAATTTTGTGAATTATTATTGTTATCTTAATGATTTTAAACTAATATCTAGAACTATATCAGAAATTAATAGAAATAAATGTGTTAATAGTAACACATTAAGAACAATGTACGAAGATATTACTAAAAAAATAAGATTTAGTATGTATGAATATGGACTAAATTTTAGTAAAGATGTATATGTTTTACTTGGACATAATAAAGATGATTGTTTTGAAAACATAATAACAAATATTTCTTCACGCAAAAATTACGATAACTTGTCTGGTATGACCACTTTTACTAAAACGGACAAGATGATATTATGGAGACCTATGTTAAATATATATAAAGACTGTATAATAGAAACTGCATTACTTTATAATATACCATTTTTAAAAGATAGTACACCTTCTTGGTCAATGAGAGGTAAGATAAGAAATACTATTAAAAAAGATTTAATTAGTTTAAAAAATGATAATGATATAATTGAAACTTTTTTTGAATTAAAAAATTACTTATTAGAATCAAATAATGTAATTAATACTGTTATCATTGGTGATTTAATATCAAAACTTAATTATACATATACACCAAAATTAACTAATATTACTGTAATTTATAATAAACATGAAATTAATTGCTTAAAATATTACAATATATGTTTTATATTTTTTAAAAAAATAAATATATCAATTTCTAGCAAAACAATTAAAGAGTTTATATATTTTATTAAAAAAAAGAAAAATACAAAAATTTATATAAATAAAAATATTTATATAAATAAAAAATTTACATCAGAAAATGAAAATTTTTTGGAATTTTTTATAAATGAAACTAATTAATTTATTTTTTAACATTAACATGATTCCATGGACAATGTCTACATTTATTACCACAACATTTATTTTTTTCTAAGAAATATTTTGTCATTACTTTATATCCTGTATAAGGGTCTAAATATGTATTTTGATTATTTTTACAAGCTTCTTCGTGTAATTTTTCAATTAAAAAATCCTTATGACAATCCTCTATATCAGACATTAATTATATATATTAATTAAGCTTTATGTCTTTTTACCACCTCTCTTTTTTGGTTTTGTTTCAACTGGTTCAGTTTGTTCATCAGGTTCAGTTTGCTTTACAGGTTCAGTTTGTTCATCAGGTTCAGTTTGCTTTACAGGTTCAGTTTTTTCTTCCGTTGATTCAGTTTGTTTTTTTTGTGTTTCTCTCCACAACTCCCCTACTTTTTTCATTAAATCTTGTCTAGTTAAATCAGGATTTTCTTCTTTAAGTTTTTTCATGTTTTCTGAAACAAAGATGTTGTATTTTGTTGGTTCTCTTTTAACAGTTGATTTTTTTTTCTTACTATACACGTCTTTGTAAACATCATTTAAAATTGCACAAAGTTCATTTTTTGTGTATTGTTTTTCAACGTCGACACGTTCGTTAAATTTTTCAATAAGCTCCTTTGTGTTAGTCATGTTTTATAAGTAAAAACAAGTTAAAATAATCATTTTTTTTTTATTAAACTAATTTTAATTAATATATTATAATAAATTAGTTATATATATGAAAGAAAATGAAGAAAAACCTTATTTTATTATTGTAGCAGGACCTACTGCTTCTGGAAAATCAACATTAGTAAATAAAATAGCAAAATATATAAATAATGAAAACTTATTAAACAGTAAAAAAACTAAATTTATTTCTGTTGATGATTATATTGAAAAAAATCCATATTTTCACGAAGAAATAAATAACTTTTTAAAAAAAAAATTTAAAAATAATAAACAAAAAATATATAATGAATTTTTAGTACCATCTAAAAAAACTATAATATATTTTAATAAACTTTATTGGGATACAAGAAAAAATAAAGACTGTTTAACTGGTAAAAATATTAATCTTAAAAATAAAACAGTTCGTGAAAAAAAATATAAAACTTGTGGTCAGTTAATAGCAAATAATATGTTATATGAATTAAAAAATAATAACAATATAATATTTGAAACAACTGGAGTATCATTTCCTTTTTGGCTTTTTAAACAATTTACAAATTTTTTAAATAATTATAATGTAATAATATCATGGTCTGTTGTTGATATATGTGATTTATATAATAGGAATAAATTTAGAACATTGTCAACAATCAAAACATTTATTGAAACATTTGCAGATAGTGCTCCAAGATTGCCCGATATAAGAAAAAAAAATTATAAAAGAAACTTAATTGCAATAATTGAAACATATAAAGAACTTGTAAAATATCATGGTAATAGAAGTTTATCAAAATTAAGACTTTTATTATTTGATAATCGAGAAAGAAAAAATAGAATTTTATATGATAGTTATAAAAACTCTGATAAAACTGGATACAAAGAAATATTAAAATATAATATTCATAATAATTGTGATAAAAAAACAACTAAAACTTCACCTTCACGAGAAACTAAGTCTTCTGCAAAATTATCTTTATCTCCACACAATAATTCTTCAGCAAAATTATCTTTATCTCCTCGCAATAATTCTTCAGCAAAATTATCTTTATCCCCTCATGAAAGCGCATCCAATGTTCAAAAATTATCTTTATCTCCTCGTGAAAGCGCATCTAATGTTCAAAAATTATCTTTATCCCCTCGCGAAAGCGCATCTAATGTTCAAAAAATATCTTTATCCCCTCGTGAAAGTAGTTATAATATAACTAATTCAAAAAAAGGATATAACACTAGATCCAAAAAAACAAGAAGACATAATTAATCCATTTTTTTACTATTTTCAATATTAATTTGTCCTTTTGGACATTTTGGATTCATGCAATTTGGTTTACTACATTCTTTACGATTTTTACTATTACAATATTTATTATCACAATGGGGACATAAACAGTCTTGTCTTTTTAAGTAAAAATTTGGACATTTTTCATTACCACATTTTTTTAAGGTACAAACTTTCTCACCCTTTAATCTTGCAACATTATAACAATCCTTATTAGTACAATTTGGACAATAACACATATTAACCGAATCTTTATTTTTATAATTATTTTCGTGAACCCATATATTACATATCCATTTTTCCCCTTTTTTTATTACTGTTCCTGTGTGTTGTGACAATTCATGGTGTTCTGAACTATTTTCATGTATATTTCTAAACAATATACACATGCCTTTTTTCGGATAAATATGTTTATCTATTTTTGGAAAATAAGTTGATCCACCTTCAATATTATCATTTAAATAGACTAAAAAAGTATAAATACGCTGTCCTGTTGGACCATTCATTGCAATTTTACTATCAATACTACTAGAATTGCATGCATCATAATGTGGATTATAATACCCACCTTTCTCATAGTTAACAACTTGTATTTTTTCTTGATTAACAATTGGTTTATTAGTAATATAACTTGTTATTTCTTCTAATTTACTTATTACGTTTCTTAAATCATTGCTTGCGTCATCTTTAGTTAACCAAGCAGTTTTACTAATTCTAATATTAGGGTCAATGCCTTTTGATGTAAAATTATTTTTATATACAATACTATCTGCTAAATTGTTTTTGGAGCCATTTATAATAAGCTCACATTCTTTATCAGATAATACATTATAATATTTTACTATTTCGTAATCCTGAACCTTTATTTTCTCTTTTTTTAAGTTATTAACATATTTATCAACAATATCATAGGAATATTTATTATTTTTATTAAAAAATGAATATATAACTAATATTAAAAATATTACAAATATCATTATAGCAATTATATTAACATAATTTATATTTTCAAAGTTAATCATTTTATAAAATTAATATACATTTTTTTTATTAGAAAATAAACTTAAAAAAAAAATGAATATTTAATATATATAGAAAGGTTAAAATGGAATTTTGCGATAATTGTTCAAATATGTTATACATTAGTAATGACGAAGAAAACAATTTATCAAAATATTGTAAGCATTGCTCTTTTATTAAAAAAGAACAAGATAGTAAATGTATTAAAATATCAGATACTAAATATTCACAAGATGATTTGTTATATTATCAAAATATTAACAAATATCTAAGACACGACCCTACATTAAGAAGAATAAGAGATATTAATATTACTTGTAAAAATCAAGAATGTAATATTGAAAAAGATAAGCAACAAATTTTATATATAAAATATGATAATAAAAACATGAAGTATTTCTATGTATGTGACCATTGTGGATTTATATGGCGTGAAAATAATTAAGAATTAAATATTAATATTATAGAAGAATGTTTATAATTACAGAGGATATGTTAAAAGATGATAATATATTTAACAATCCAAATATATATGTAGATTATAATGCAGGATATATTTATAATAATTTTATCAAAGAAGAAGAAATAGAAAAAATAGAAAATTCATATAATTTATTAGCTAATAATAAAGACTTATTATTAGTAACAGTTTCATATATATTAGTAGTTGCATTTTTTATATTTATTCCACTTATGAAAAAAATTTTAACAAATAGTTATGGTATACTAATGTTTACAACACAAGTATGTAAATTTTTTTATATAATTAAAATGTTAATGTAAAAAATGATTAAAAATTAATATAAGTATTTATTTAAATAATATTATTAGAATGTATTTAATTATAGATACAGAAACTAACGGATTGCCCAATATGCATAATATGAAATATGGAGATTATCCATTATATACTAATATTGAAAAATATAACACTGCACGTATAATACAAATAAGTTTTATGATATGTGATGAGAATTTAAATGAAATTGAAATGCACGATTATATAATTAAAAGAGAAGGTTTCGATATTAATAATTATGATTTTCATAATATTACAAATGAATTATCAGATAATGGATTTCAATTTGATGTAGTAATGAACATATTTTATGAAAAATTAAAATCATGCAAATATATTATTGCACATAATATTAATTTTGATATTAATGTAATTAAAAGTGAATTATTTAGAAGACAAAAATATGATTTAATATCTTTATTAGAAAATTACGATACTATATGTACTGTTAAAACATTTAAATATATTGTTAAAGCAAGAAATAAGTATAATAAAATTAAAGATCCTAGTTTAAAAGAATTATATTATCATGCATTTAAAAAAGATATAGAAAATGCACACAATTCCAAGTATGATGTAATAAATCTTCATAAAGCTACAAAATATTTAATGGATAATAATAAGTCAATTAAATTAAAATAAAAAATGATATAAATATTAGATATAAAAACAAAATAATGTCAACGTCAATAATTATTAATAAACCTCCTAAAGTTGTGTCATTAAGTGATACTTATAGTAAGGTTGTTGAAAAAAAAATATCAAAACCTATTATGACAAAATATGAATTTAATCAAATTATTTCACAACGTACAACTATGTTGGCACATGGTGCTATTCCTTTAGTTGATGTTAATAATTATAAAATTAAAAGTAATATTGAATTAAGAGAAATTGCTCTTAAAGAACTAAAAGAAGGTAAAATTCCCTTTATTATTAAAAGACCATTACCAAATAATAAATTTGAACTTTATCGTGTAAAAGATTTAGATTTAGTTTCTGTTATTCATATGTTTAGATAATTAAACAATGTTGATGCCGAAGCATATAAAAATGTTCCCCATAAAGTATCTTTTATAGCTATTGTTAAGGTATATTTATCATAAATAGATATGCTAGTAAAATTATATATACCATATATAAAAAAACCTACCATACCAGAATAATATAATGATTTTAGTATGTAATTTATTTTTTTATCTTTTTTATTTATATATTTATTGCTAAAAGGTATTGCCAATAAAAATATACTCATAAAAACTAAAATATAAGCTATAAATGCATAATTAATATTTACTTTCATATCTGTTTTTTGTACTAGTTTAGTAACATCGGCGTAATTTTTAGCATTTAATAAATAAATCCAAATAAACTCGGCTATAATTATGTAAATTATAGTTATTATATATTTTATATAATTTTCCATTTATAATAATAAATGAGATTAAAAAATAAAAATATATATGTTTATACTTTATATTTAATAATTACAATATTAATATCGCTAATTATATATTATTCATATAAAATTTTAAACAAAAAAATAGAACGATATGATAATCAAATTAACTATTTAGATAAAAATTATGTTATTGATTATTTATATAACGATTATGATAACTATGTTAACAGTTTATCAAATTTTGATTTAATTGCAAGAAAAGTTAACTCTAATGATGAATATAAGGAAAAAATAAGTAAATGTGCAAAAGATTTTTCTGAAAATCAAAAACATATTATTACTAATTGTTGCAATAAAGCAGATAATTTTTTAAATAATTATAATGATTTATTAGATGGTAAAGAAATTGCAAAAACAAAATGGAAATTTGCATTAACTGATAAAAACCAAACAAACGAATACGAAAATGGATTGCCACATACACGCGGTGATATAATTTTTTTAAGTGAAAAAATGTTACCTGAAACAATAACGGATGATTTAGTTAATACATTGATTCATGAAAAAATACATATATATCAGCGTAATAATAAATCCCTAATAGATAATGTTCTTGCAAATAAACTAAATATAACTAAGATAACATATTATAATCCTAAAAAAAGAGCAAATCCTGACTTAAATTCAGATTTTTATGTCAATGAAAAAAATGAAGTATTACAATGTTATTATAACTCAGATAATCCAAATTCAATACAAGATGTATCATGTTTACATAACAATAATTTATACGAGCATCCTTATGAATATTTAGCATATGAAATTGCAAATAAATATAACGAAAACTTAATTAAAAAATATATAAATATATAAATTTTTTTAATATTATGGAACAAATAATAAATCAAGCCCCTGAGAATATATCACAAGATAAAATTCTTGAAGTTTATATCAAAAATAGTAGTAATGTGATAGATACTTTAGTTGAATTATGGGATATTAAAGAAGAAAAAAAAAATGTTAGTGATGAACAACAAAAATGGAATGAAATTAGAGAAACTTGTGATTCATTTGACCTAGAAATGTATAAGCAAATTAAAGGCAATGTTGATAAACCTGTTGAAAATATACCATTAAATAATACCCCTATTGCATCATGTGATGTACCAGAAGCATCATGTGATGTACCAGAAGCATCATGTGAGTGTACATGCACATATGATAATGATATTGATGAACAAAGTATAAATTAAAAAAAGTACATATTAGTTATTTTTTTATAAATTATAAAATTATTTTTTATTTTTTAATTTTTTAGCGATATGTACTTTTTTAAGTTTTTCTTTTTCCTTTTGTTTTTTAAGTTTTTCTTTGGCTTTTTGTTTTTTTAGCTTTTCTTTGGCCTTTGCTTTTTCTTTTTTAATTTTAATTTTTAGGTTTTTTAGTAATTTATTTTGCTTAATAATTTTAACTTTATTTTTAAGTTTATTTTTTCTTAATAATTTTAATTTATTTATATATTCTTTTTGTTTAAGTAAATATCTTTCTAATTTTTTAGATATCTTTTTATTCCCACCTGCATGAGGAAGGCATGCTGTACTGATATCAAATGTTCGACTACTACCAGGACATTTTCTATAAAAATCATTTAATTCATATGCTAAATCTATTGCCAATTGTTTCATTTTACTACTTACATCTGTCAGCACTGGAAAACCTCCAGCAGGAGGAAGACTACCAATACGTGTAATTAAATCATTATTGGCTGGATTTATTTCATAACCGTTACATGTTGTTCCTACTGCTAAAAGATAATAACTGATTTTATAAATTGAACTAATAAAAAATTCGCGAGCATCATTGCCAGAATTAGAAACATATTCCCATGGAATATATAATCTATATTTGTCTCCTCCAGCTCTTACAACTGTTATATGCAAAGCACTTGATTCATCAGGCCTACAGCGATTTCTTCGACTGTCTCTATAAATATTATAAAATAATGTAAAATGAATATCGTAGGGGCTAATATTAATTATTATAGAATATGCTGTTTGCCTACATCCATAACCTAAATCCTTAGTATTTACTCTTAACACAATAATAAAACCGTTAAAACTAAATGTATATTTAAAACTATCTCTATTCATTCTTATAGGTATATTACATAAAGTATCAACTGATGCTGTACCCGAAACTTTTAATAAAAAACACCATATCTCTACAAAAAAATTATATCTTGAATTTGATGAATCCCTATCCCGGTCTGAAACAGTGGCACAGGTTCCTAAAGTTTGTTGTCTGCTAATGGCGCTTGGCGGGCTTGGGTCGACTCCTCCGTGTTGTGATGCGTCTTGCCTAACGCGTGACATAATTCCTCTTTGTCGTGCACGGGTTTCTTTTTTATTGATAGGTATTCGATTGTTTATATTTAAAAATTTCATATGTTTCTTACCACTATTGTCAACAACATGTTCATTCCATTCATAGCCTATACTTTCAATATCACTTATTATTTGTCGAATACGTCCATATTCAGGATTTGATTCAAATTTTGTATGAATATCATCATCATAATCACTATTATAAATAATATTGATATGCTTATCACTACGCGTATCCATAAATATTATTTATATTCTATATAAAGATAATAATATAAAAAAATATATATAATGGTTCAAAATAATGACAAATATCTAATTAATATCAAAACAATACAAGCAACTATTTTTAAACAGGTAATTGATGCTTTAAAAGACATTCTTATGGATGTAAATTTAGAAATAGATGAAACTGGAGTTAAAATAATAGCAATGGATAATACGCATGTAGTATTAATTCATTTGAAATTAGAAGCTGATAAATTTGAAGAATATTATTGTGAAAAAAAAATGTATATTGGCGTTAATATGTTAAAATTACATATGCTAATTAAAACGATTGGTACAAATGATTTATTAAATTTATATATTGAAAAAGAAGACCAAAATAAATTAGGAATTAAAATAACAAATAATGAAAAAAATGTAGAAACAAATTATAAATTATCAACAATTGATATTGATGTATTAGATGTTACTATTCCTCCTGCAAATTTTAGTACATCAATAACAATGCCGTCATCATATTTACAAAAAATAATAAGAGATATGCATAACATTTCTGATTATATTGAAATAAGAAACATTGAAAAATCTTTAATATTAAAATGTAAAGGAGATTTTTGTAGTCAAGAAACAATATTAGGTAGTGAAAAATCACAAAACATAACAATAGAAAAAAATGAAAATGATGAAAATACCGATGAAGACCAAGAAATTATACAAGGTATCTTTAGTTTAAAATATCTGCTAATATTCACTAAATGTACAAATTTATGTCCAACAGTAGAAATATATTTAAAAAATTCATATCCAATTATATTAAGATATAGTATTGCTTCTTTAGGAGAAATTAAATTATGTTTAGCACAACAAGATATTGATGTTAATTAAATTATTTTTTTATTACTTAAAACCTCAATATTTTTTTTTCTTAAATTAGTTTTAATACGTTTGTTTAAAACTTTATTAATAAATTCGTCGAAAATAGTATAAATAAATGGTATAATTATATCATTTATAACCTCCTCCCCTAAAAATGTTGTGGCAGTAAGTAATAATGCATTATTAAATTGTATTTTATCATATTTGTCATCAATTGCTAGAACATTATTATTAATAATATCATCATCATTAAATAATTCTAATTCATTTGTAGGAATAAATTTTCTAGTATAATTTAATACCAAATAATCATTATTTTCTTTATTAGGATAAATTCTAATATAATATACAGTATACTGGTCTGCTAATAATTTTTTTATATACTGAGGTTTATCAATATAACATACAAATTTATAAATAATTTCTTTATTACTTTCGTGTATTAATATTTTTTCAACTTTAAGTTCGATAACAATGTCTTTAATTTTTGGTATAACATTATTATTGATATAA